GTTCAGGTTCAGGCCGAGTTCATCCTAGAACAGGTAGGTAGTCTAAAGGACTGTAAAGTCTGGGCCGAAGACTACCAGGTATGCGTTCAGCGTCAAGGCTCTGAACTACCGCTGGTATTCTCAATGACTACCAATCCAAAACTAGTAGTAGATCTACTACTTCCACTTCTTTAGAGGTACTTATGAAAAAATTATTAGGTTTAGCGATCAGCGCATTCGGTCTTATGGCTGCAAAGAAACTTGTAGACTCTGCGTATGTTAAGAAGATTCCTTCGGATTGTGACTATCCGATCGTCCTGGCGCTTGGCGGTCCTGGCAATATCCTCGGTGTACGTGAGCATGGTACCGGCGTACTGTGCTTCGGCCTAAAGAACATCGACGCCATAGAGTACGCATTCCTTACCGAGTGCGGGTTCGGTGACTCTGTAGAATGTCCGAAGGAAGGAACTCTACTTATCAACCATCCGGAAAGCGACAAGGTCGCAGCAGCAATCAACGCATTATTTGTATAAGGAAATCATTATGTTCACAGTCGTTCCTAAGAGTCAAGCGGTACGTATTCACCAAGAGCGTAACCGTAACAAGATCCGTAAGCTGATGCTGGTCATCGCTACTAAGCAGCCTACGTTCTTTGAGTTCTATCTGCTAGTCGTTCCTATGGGACTCGACGAGACTCTCTGGCCGGTGTGGGCATTGAAATCTATCTTCGATCAGGCTCAGGGTCAGGTCGTTAATCCTAGCCAGCTGGACATCGAAGATTACACTGGTACCGTTACCGCCTCGTCTGAGGCACATTATTATGCAAGGGGATATCTATGAGTCAACTTATGATAGGCAAATGTTACTTCTACTTCAGCGCGTTAATCTGCATTACAGATGTCGATGCTGACTTCGTCCACTATGTCCATGCAGATACTGCAGGTCAGCCGGACTTTAATCGTCCAGGTCGTGCGTGTATCGTACGCTTCCTGGATAACAGCAAGATCTACCACGTTCCTGGCGTGAGCTTCTGGCATAAAGCCATGGCTCGCATCCACGAACTTCGTGAAGCTATGGGCTTCTGCGTACATCATTACGAAGATGAACTGGAGAAGCATACAGAGCTTGCAGGCTTTATTAGTGGCGGTGAGATCCTTCAGCGCTGCGTTCGTTGCAACAAGGTAAACCATGTTAAGTACTGATTGGTATAAACCGGAGGGCGGCCTAGATGCCGCTCTACTTCAATTCCTACGTAAAGATCATCGGCTAGCAGACCCGTTGATCACTAAGATCATCGTCCACTCGATTCACATCGCTAGGCCCTCTACCCTCGAAGTAGAATACTGGCGCACTCTAGCAGGCAACACTCAAGTAAACTTCGCTACTATCACTATCTAGGAGATACACATGTTCAAACCTAAAGCTGACTTCGATAAATTCCTAATGGAACTACGCTCTAACATCCCTGCCGATCAGCCTATCTTCACTACGGCCGGCGATCACTACGACGTATACCTTGCGTCTTACCCGCTGCTTGATCGTCAAGAGTACACCTGTAACTGCTGTAAGTCATTCATCCGTAAGTATGCAGGCCTGGTTACAATCGACGAGCAAGGCGCCGTTACTCCGGTACTATGGCAACTCGGTAAAGACTACGGTTACTTCAACTCGGTAGTCGTAGCGATGAACCATGCAGTACGTCGCTCTGCGGTAAACGGAGTATTCCTAACCCGTGATTCGGTACTGGGTACACCTACCGCCGGCGGCTGGTCTCACCTAGCGGTTACTGCTCCTGCAGGCGCTTCAATCGGTGGCTACGATCCTGTGAACCAGGTGATCGCCGAGAAGACCGAGAACTACGGTATGGTTAGCCGTGCACTCGATAAGTTCAGCGAAGAGGTAATCCAGCAGGGTTACCAGCTACTGAATACCGGCTTCCTGCCTCGTTCAGAGATCGGTCTGGGTCCCGTGAAGTTCCTAGCGGATCTTAAAGAGGCCATCAAGTGTGGTAACCGTATGAACCTCATCTGGAAGGCGGTAGCGACTGCTCCGAATGGCTTCTGCCATATCAACAGCGGCATGACCGGTTTCCTAATGGAGACGATCGAAGAAGATAGCAATGCGGAAGTCGTTAAGCGTAAGTGGTCAGAGAAGGTCGGCGGTCTGGCGTACCAGCGTCCTACTACCGCTCCTGCAGCTCAGAACATTGCGCGCGGCGAGAAGATCATCGAGCAGGCAGGCTACAAGCCTTCTCTACGTCGTCGTCATGCCACTATGGATGACCTGCGTTTGATCTGGGCGCCTAAGGCAGAAGAGCAATCTTCCGGCGTATTCGGCCACCTCGTACCGCGCTCTACCAAGCCGGACTTGGATCTAGGTACCCCTGCCGTCGAGATGACATTCTCGAAGTTCGCCCGCACAATCCTACCGACTGCCGAGCAGATCCTGGTACACGTACCCGGTAAAGGTCAGTTCTCTGGCTTGACTACTGCGGTAGATCCTACGGCGCCAGGTCTATTCCAGTGGAATAACCCGGTATGTTGGTACCTGTACAGCGGCGGCTCTACGGCTAACCGTTGGAACCTTACTGCAGCCAGCTGGGTTGAAGTAACCGGTATCACTCCGCAGCCTAACATGTGGGAGAACGAGTCGCCTAACACCGGCGAAGCTATCTTCTTCCTATTGAAGGGTTGTTACGATACTCACGATGCCAGCCTCTGTCTATTCCCTAGCACACTGAAAGGTGATCTGCACGAGATCCGTAAGACGATCGAAGCGTTCTCCAATGCCGGTAAGCTAGAAGGTCGTGGTCCAGGTAATGCTGCAGGTCTGCGTCTACGCGATAACTCGATCACCGTGAAGGTTATCTGCAAGGGCGTCACTACTAAATACATTCTAGATCGTCTGGAGTAACAATGAAAAAACTTCTAGCTCTTTGCCTGTTGCTGACAGGTTGTACAAGCCCTCAGACAGAGAGCTGGAAAGAGGAGGCGGCTTCGGCCGCTTCTTGTCCTGCACCTGTCACCGTCGAGGTTCCCGTCGAGAAGATCGTCGAGGTCCCTGTTGAAAAAATCGTAAAGGTTCCCGTCGAGAAGATCGTCGAGGTTCCCGTGGAGAAAATCGTCTATGTTACCAAAACCGAAACAGCCCAGTGTCCCAGCCCCAAGCCTGCCCCGAGCCCTAGTCCTAAAAAGCCTAAAGCCCCGAAGCCTAAAGCACCGAGCGAACAGCCATCCATCAAGGCACCAAAGCAGTACAACCACCCGCTAGACGATTCGGATAAGATGGTGTTCATGATGGGCACCGACGACTACGGACGCTACCTGTACGGCGAAGGGGCTATCGCTCCTGGAACGTACAAGAAATTCCTTAAGTATGTAGCGTACTATAAAGAGCAGGGTACTCCTGTAAGCCGCTTAATGATGAACAGCCCGGGCGGTTCTATGCGAGAGGGTATTCTAATCGGAGAGTACTTACACGAGAACAACTGGACTACCGATAGCGATAAGCATATGAGCTGCTATTCTTCATGTGGGATTATCTACATGGGGGGCGTTAAGAAACGCATGCAGTCTGGAGCTCAGGTAGGATTCCACCGTCCGTATATGCCGGGACAGGCAGATACTCCGGCGTTCATCAAAGATATGTACCATACGTATAAGCCCTATTGGGAGTACGTAAATGGCTCGCCGTTATTGTACGATGAGTTCATGACTAAATACGACCGTGATATGATGCTAGTTATCATGGCGGAAACTGCAAGACAATTTATTAATGTTGAGGTATATTAATGCGTAATAAACTTAAAGAATTTCTAGGGATTACTCTCCCGGAACATCCAATGATGTGGATCACATTGTTGGTAATGGGTGCTCTAGTAGTATCCTTTAACGTGATGGGGTATGATATCCTATTCGCTGCAGACCCGTGGTTCGGCATTGCCAGCCCGTTCGGAATCATGCTAGGCACCTGTGAGGTAGCCGTGCTCCTCTGGATGTCCTCGGTGATCAGCGAATGGTATAAGTCCAGTCGCATCCTAAAGGTCCTAACCATTCCAGTATTCCTGGCGTTCTCCTTCCTATGCTACTCGGGTATTAACAGCTACCTGACGACTCTGGCTACCGCCGAGATTCAGAAGGTAGAAGAAGTTAAGCTGCAGACCGGTCATAACGAAGAGTACATGATCAAGCTTACCGATGAGAACCTAGATCTATCTACTAAGCTAGACGAGGCTCGTACCGTACGTGATCGTCTAGATGCGTCTATCGCTGCAGCCAACGGTAGCATCAAAGACTTAGACTTCAAGATCAGCGAGCGTATGCTGAAGGTCGCTAAGTGTGACGCAGTAGCCGACTGTCGACGTGCCGTTAAGGGTTTTGCAGATCAGAAGGTACCGTACCAGAAGAGCGTCTCTAATATGAACGCCGATCGAGAGCTAGTGAATACTCGTATCGTTCGCATGGAGAAGCAACTTAACGAGAACGCCGACGAGATCCGTACGCTTACTAAGAAGTCGGTAGTTCAGCTAAACGATCAGGCCGGCACCGAGTCCAACTTCACGATGAAGAAAGATTCATACGAGAAGATCGTTCTATCGGTTACCGGTCTATTCGGCTGGGTTCCAGAGAATCCCTTCCAGGTATTCATTGGATTCGTCTCGGCGTTGATCTACCCGATCTACTTCTTCCTGAACCTATTCCTAAGCCTAAACAGCGAAGGTAATCAAGAAGTACGTCGTAAGCGTCAGTCCGATAAGGAAGCTCGTCTAGGTCTATTCCAAGAGCTGCGTCTCGACCTGGAACACCATAAGCTTAATCAGTACCGTAAGGCCGCTAAGTACTTCCGAGTATGGGCTGCCCGTCGTACTAAGATTAAGTCTGTCGAGAAGCTGGTAGAAGTAGAAGTACCTACAGATACCATCGTAGAGAAGCGTGTAGAGGTCCCTGTTGAAGTCATTAAGATTCAGAAGGTAACCGAGCAGGTAGTTATTAAAGAGCCTGAGGTGATCATCCACGAACGTCTGGTACCTGTACCGGAGAATGCATCTGCAGCTGAACTTAAGGAGTTACTGAATGAAGAGCCTCGATCTGACGCAACTCAATCAGAGCAATCGTAAGACGGCACTCGAAAAGGCTTCTGCACGTGATCGTCAGGAGTCTAACCGAGAGGTGCGCCATGACCTCGTCCAGTACAAGGCCCAGCGTGCCACTACAATCGATAAGGATAAGCGCCTACTGAAGCGTGTACTCCTTACGATTGGCTGTCTGTTTATCGCCGGATGTGCCGCACTAGCACTGCTATACGGATACATCCACATTACCACTACGCCGATCATTGAAGAGGTTCCCGTGGAAGTCGTCCCTGAAGAATGCTCTCAGGTACGTCGTAACGGAAAGATCTACATGAACTGCGATGGCGTTAAGGTCGATGGGGTTACCACCCTCGGCCCTAACGTCGATAACGTCCCGGAACTATTGGAGTAATTTATGAAAGGCTTTATGAGAAACTCGTTTAACGATCAAGGTCGCACCGACCGTTCTTACTACTGGCACATTCAGAGTCAGTTCTTGATAATCGGCATGCTACTACTCATGTCATCCTTCGTAGTGGCTGCCAGCTTCTACGTCCAGGTTACCGATGTAGTACCGTACATCGAGCAGGCCATGTGGTTCCTACGTGGAGTAGTCGCCCTAGGGATTCTAGGCTGGATCGCTACGGCGCCCGCCCTGATCACTCTTACAGTTCGACGTGCCCGGGACTCGGGTATTAACATCACCTACGCATACATCCTAGGTATCCTGGATGCCCTTAGTATTCTACTGGGTCCTGTCTGGCTGATCGTCCTACTGCTCAAACTCTTGACTATGACGCATAAGTCTAAGGTCGAGCCTAAACAACTTCCTATACTAGCGGAGTAACTTATGTGGAAATATCTACTTGCACTCGTCCTGAGCTGCGCCTTCGTGACTCATGCAAATGCACACAGTCATTCGCCGACATCTTTCGGTGGTCCTGACAATCCTCTGGATGCCGTTACGGTAACTGGCGTTCAGACCGTTACGATTACCGTAGGGAACCTCAACTCGTTCCCTCAGTCATACGAGATCTATGTCGACGACGAACTAGTAGGTACTACTTCTGAAGTAGCGCCTAACCTGTTCCGTAAGCTGCCAATTCCTGTCAAACTAAGTAAGCCGAATACACCGGAGATTCATAAGGTGTGTTCTATTAGCGTCGCTAAAGAAGGCGACATGTTCCGTTCTAAGATTTGTACTGAAGCCAAATTATACTGGAGTAAGAAATGAAAAAGATTATCATAGCAATCCTAGCAGTCTTCACGTTCGCTGCATGTCAACCTGCTGTAGCAGACACAATCCGCACCGCCGATGGCATTAGCTGTTCGTTCGATGCCGACGACTCTCCTTACGAAGTCGAAACGTATATCGAAAGCGGTAGTGACGATTACAACAATAACTATAACGATGGGTATAGCAATACCGATCGTGATGATCATAAGGTCGGAGTTAAGCTAACGTACAAGTTCGGCGGCCCTAAGCGTCTGAATTGTGACACGTTATATCAATTAGAGCTCCGTGACAAGAGCGCTAAAGTTAAGCAGCTAGAAGCAAAGATTAAGATGCTTGAAGCTGCACAAGATATTAAATGGTGATCCTGTGGAATTAGAAACTGTAAAAACCATCTGTGAAATCCTGAACTACGCTGCAGCATTTGCCGGTCTGGCTCTGTTCGTAGTTCTCATGGGCAAGGCCGATGAAGCCCTGCATAGCAACAACGGTACTATTAATTAAACATCCTACGCAGAACTTGTTATAAGTAATGTGTACAGAGGAATACTCCTCACCCTAACGATCTGGAGATCAACATGAAAAAATCTATCCTAGCTCTACTTGCTGTTTCTGCACTTTCTACTTCTGCTTTCGCTGCTGGTATTAACAAAGGTGACTCTGTCTCTGACGACCTGCGCTTCCAGGAAAAGGTAGTTCGTGTTTGCGGTATCAAGTCAGCAAGCGATGTAGGCACAATCAAGTTCGGTAATGAAAACGGTACTCAAGAAGCTGCCGCTAAGTTCATCGTAGTTGATAATGGTGCTCATAAGTCTGATGGCCAGACTGAAATCTCTATCAATACAAAGCGTATGTCAGAGAACTTAGAGCTGGCAGGTGCGACTGTGAAGTACGCAGTGAACAACATCTACGATCCGCGTGATAGCATTAACCACGCTCCTGTTTCAGTAGGTGTTACGCAAGAAGTATTCGCAACTGTTGACTCTGATAAAACCCTAGTGAATACTGGCGTTGCACGAATCAAAGCAGTTGTAGAAGTACATTGCGGTAACTAAGAACCTTGCAAGGGGCGTAGAGATGCGCCCAACTTTAACTTAAATTTAATGATCTGGAGATCAATATGAAAAAGACTATCCTAGCTGTAATCCTTGCTGCAACTTCATTCGGTTCTTTCGCTGCTACTTCTGACAATCTTACATTTACTGCTACCGTTCCTGCGACGTGTGGCATTGCGATTACCGACGGTGCAGGAACTCTACTCTTTAAGGATGATACCGGTCCTACGGATACAGAGTTCACCCTATCAAGTAATGTAGCCGACGGTAGAATTAATGTAACGCCTTCTATCACCACGAAAGGTGGTATCGATAAAGACGACGTTGCGTTATCCGTAGCAGGAGGTGGAGTTCTAACTGATAGCTCTACTGTCCACCTCGGTGCCGGTGAGTATAAAGCTCGAGCTAGCGTAAATACCTCTAAGAGTAGCGTGGCTGCCGGTGTGGTAGAAGCTGTAGTAACTCTAGAAGTAAGCTGTAAATAAGTAATATCCCCGTAGAACCCTAACCCGGTTCTACGGGGCCTTCTTTATTCTTTTTCTTTTCGGAGATCCAAATGAAAAAACTAATTCTAGCTACAATCCTAGCTGCGACTTCACTCACTTCTGTTGCAGCAACTGACTCTAAGGGCCTATCCTTCAGCCATGTAGTCGACCCTACTTGCAGTATAGTCATTGAAAATTCTACTGGCTCTATCGAGTTTAACGACTCGGAAGTAAGAGAAGATACCATGGCTTGGGTGAAAGTACGTAGTAATGTATCTAGTCACCTTGTTACTGTAAACATGTCAGAGGGGACTGCGTCAAGTAGTCTACAGGGGATGCCGTTCGACTACAAATTTTCCGGATCCTCTCAGGATATAGGTAACGGTGTATACGTGGATGCGGGGGAAGATTTACAGGTTCCTATTAATCAGTATACTGGAGAGACTAGCTTGTGGGTAGCAGCATCAGTTAAAGCAGACTCGGCCTCTCTAGGTTCTGGTACTCACACTATTACCTCGACAATCACTGCAAACTGTAACTAGGAGTTCAGATGAAAGGTCAAGCAAACGGAAACTGTAACGTTACCGCCTGTCAGAAGCCAGGTGCAATCTACCACAATAGCGTCATGCGTGCGTACTACTGCGAGAGCTGTGCAGTGGAGATCGAAAGATACGCCGGTGACTCGGTGCTATTCCCGAATCTAAAAGAGAAACGTCTGAAGGCACGTCAGTGCTGGTCGGACGGTCTCGAACCTACCGTGGAGCTAATCGAATGCTAATTAAGCAAAAGCCCTACGGCTTCGAAAAGAAATACCTAGCTATGAAGCATGAGCGTAACATGTGGGCTACGTTCTTCATCTTCATCTCTCTGTCGTCTATCGGCCTTATGTTCATGCAGGGTGATCATATAGCTAATCAGGCTACTGCAATCGTCCAGCTACAGGAGCAACTAGATGAGCAGACAGGACTTTAACGATTTCCTAAAGGGACTCACGGCATGCGTACTGATGTTCTCCCTATTCTATGGCTTCGTGTGCCTACTTAGTTACTGGAAGGGCGAAGACCGTAAGGAGGAATACTGTGGTGAGCTGTATGAAGGCCGCCATATCTATGCCCGTGTCACTAAGGAAGTCTTCCTGGAGCACACCGTGGAAGACGGAGATTCACTCGGAGAGAAGGCTGCTATTAAAGGCTGGAACTCTAAAACATGTGAGCAGTACAACTCTGCTCGCAAAAACTTATCTGTCAAGCTGAGGGATTAATGGAAAAGCTAACCTTTGTATCTGTGGAATTCCAATCGCCACTCTCTAATATTATCGATGATGATTCCGCCTTGGATGAACTGTTCGAGTTAGATGGTGGCAGCTTCACTTATTCTTGTGAAGTAGTAGATGAGATTCACCGCCACTTCATTATGGCTAGCTATGAAGGTGCGCACCAGCGTAACTTCGTAGAGGAACTAGCTAAAATTCTGACGCTGTTACGTGGATGGTCTGCGTTCGGCGATGTTGTATCTATTCATGTGGAGAAATTAAATGATTAATCTATTCGGTTTCTGGACATCAGTCACCCTGATTATAATCCCACCGTTCTTCTTCCTGTCGTTCATCGTGATCGGCATTACTGAGACCTACCTAGAAGATGTATCTAATCGAGTCTATAAGGCTAGGCTGGCACCGAAGTTCGAGAGCTTCTGCGGGCGAGTTGAAGATACGCTCGGTGGAGGTCTGACCATGACGCTATTCGCAATCGGCCTACTAGGTGCGCTTATGTGGGCGATCACCTTCGTAGTAGCCGGCCTGGCGTACTTTATGGATGACATCTCTACGGACTTCGTCGGCATGGTTGCCCTCATGGCAGAAGAGATGGCACCCTTCACGGCCTGGGCGGTAATCGTCACGTCGGTACTAATCGCCATCCACCTACTACTGAAGAACTTCTTCAAGATCGTTAAGAAAATAGAGGACGCACTAAAATGATTAATCTACTTGGTTTCTGGTTCAACGTATCGCTTCTAACTGTAGTTCCAATGGTGATGCTAGCCATCTACCTAATGGAGCCGGCATGGCATCTACTTAACAAGGCCAGCGAAGGTCGCTATGACTGCGTTAAGATCCGCGAGTTCTACCGCTGGGTATGGATGACGGATGATTACCGCGGCCGCGGCCAGAGATTCCCTACGGGGTATGATAATAAGTGGGATGACTACTTCGGTCGCTGTATCACCATCGTCCTGAGTTCTCTTGCGGGTATTCTGATGATAGTAGTATCGGTAGTACATAATATCGCATATCTGCAAGGTCATAGTATCATGTGGGGCGTCTACTATAAGAGTGCCTCTGCGATGACGGTCGGCTGGGTATCTACTATTGCAGAAGCCGCGTCTCCCTTCACTGGCTGGGTGGCATTGGCCTTAATGAGTACCGTAGGTGTGTACGGAGCACTTAAACTAGGATTCCGTATGTATTATTCTGTGGCCGATAAGCTGGCCGCTCTGGAGAAGTAAATGGAAGGCCTAGCGTATTACCCTAAAGTGGAAGTGCGCTCGGCCCTAGCTAAAGTCGAGAAGCTTAAACTACTAGCCGCCGAGTTGGTAGAACGAGCTGAAGATAAGGCTAAGGCCGAGATACAAACCGTAGGATGGATCTTTAAGAACGAGATCTCTCTGTACGACATCATGCGCAGCGAACTCGGAGATAGCAATCCGTGTTTCTACAGTCGTATACTATTCGAGAATGGATTGATTACTCAGGACGAGTTCACCATCATCGACTTCGCGATTAGCGATTGGTTCCGCAGTAATAGCTTCGACCTTAAGCGTGTATTCGCCGATGGCCGTGACTGCTACCTACCGCCTAGTCTATCGAGCTTCATAACGTCAGTGGAGAAGTTATGCGATTAGTAAAAGTACGTCTGCGCAATAAGGAAGGTCAGCAGATCTTCCAGCACTTCCTAAGCACTTCGACTAGTAGCGATAAGATAAACCAGAAGGTGACTGAGCATTACGCCGAACGTCATCCTTCCTGGTCTATTCGTGAAGTTTATGAGGTCATTCCAGATCCTGAAGATATAATTGAAGTTTTTGGCGACGACCTCCAAAAGTTGGAGTAAAATATAATTACCGAAGCGTACTTCGTATAGGGGTTATTACCTCTGCCTTCCAAGCAGATGACGCGGGTTCGATTCCCGCAGTACGCTCCAAGGCCCCTTAGCTCAGCGGTAAGAGCGCGCGACTCATAATCGTACGGTCCCCAGTTCAAATCTGGGAGGGGCCACCAATAAGGATCTTTATGAGAATCGTAAAGAAGACGAAAGAGTTTATCGTCACGGTGAATAGCAATGGATGCCATCAACGTATTAAACTTGATGAATTAGACGAGTATATTAGAAAGCTCGTTGCATCTAAACGAATTGCTCCCGGTACCGTAGACGGTCGCCGAGGAGAATGTCTATGTTCGAAGCCCTAGCGTTAATCGCTTTACTCTGGTTGGTATCAGTTACTATAGCCAGTAAGATGTACTAATGAAATACAAGATGCAATTCATGGATGATGAACACGCTGAAAGAGCTTATGACGAGCTCACTTGTATTAAAGTATTAATGGGATCTGCGATAGCCGTAGACTTCCCGTATAGTTACGGTAACACCGTCAGTGAGATCATCAGTAGACACCGAGGATACACCGACCAACTTACCGAACACGATTTAAGCGCCCTTAGCTCAGCTGGATAGAGCGCATCCCTCCTAAGGATGATGTCGCCAGTTCAACTCTGGCAGGGTGCACCAAATGGCGAGTGCGTGGTCGATCACAAAGTATGACGAAAGGAACAAAGTAGCGTAGGTCCCTCGGGCAGCGAAAGTAACAAAGTAGACGAAACGTATCGAGATTCCGCGGCCTTTGCTGTGAGGAATACCATCTAGATCAATAGACTAGTGATACTTACAGCACAAACCGGGGCGTAGCTCAGCGGTAGAGCAGCTGACTTTTAATCAGTTGGTCGATGGTTCGAATCCATCCGCCCCGACCATCCGAGATTAGCTGAGTTTGGTATAGCGCACCGTTTGGGACGGTGGGACGCACGTTCGAGTCGTGCATCTCGGACCATTTTCTAGGGGATTAGCTCAGTTGGTAGAGCAGCGGATTCCAAATCCGTAGGTCAGGCGTTCGAGTCGTCTATCCCCTGCCGCCGTTATAGCTCAGTAGGTAGAGCAGCTCACTTGTAATGAGCAGGTCCCGGGTTCGATTCCTGGTGACGGCACCATATCCCGTTCGTCTAGTGGTCAGGACACTACCCTTTCACGGTGGTAACACGAGTTCGAATCTCGTACGGGATACCATAGGGGTATCGCCAAGCGGTAAGGCCTCGGCTTTTGATGCCGATATTCGGTGGTTCGAATCCACCTACCCCTTCCAGGAGAGTTTCCCGAGTGGCCAAAGGGAGCAGACTGTAAATCTGCCGGCACTGCCTTCGGAGGTTCGAATCCTCCACTCTCCACCACTTTAAAATATCCTTGAGCAATCAAGGAGATTTACATGGCAATAATCTACAATCCACCTGAGTGGACAGCAGGAGATACGGAAAGTCTACAGTATAGAATTACCGATGAGTTTGGCGCTGCAATCGACATTACCGGATATACTGGTACAATGCAGGTTCGCAGTACGTTCGACGGTGCACTAATCGCTACGTCGACAGGAGTACTTAACGTTGACGATTCGACTATCACGTATACATTCCCTCCGTTACAAACCGCTAACTTCCGTTCGACCGGCGCCGGCAACTATCTATACGATGCCGAAACCGTTTCACCGGATGGAGTTACAACCACAGACGTCCGAGGTACCATTGCAGTAGTAATGGATATCACTCGAGCAGCTGCAGCACCGGCCGGAACATTCGGAGGTCCTGTATGATCGTAATCATTCCTCGGGTAAAACAGACAGCAAGTATAATCGTCACGGCTAAACGTCGTGCAGTAATCATCTCGTGATACATCACTGCGTAACGCGACTTGCCGACTGGGCGGTCAGGAATTCCGAGACCAGATGGGTCTTTTGTGTGGAGCGTAAAACAAGGCTGATGGAATACCATCGAGAATAACTAAAAGGCTACCTTCGGGTAGCCTTTTCTCGTTCCTGGAGTATAGAAAATGTTATTTGAACAAGCATTAGATAGAGTAGCAGAGTTATCTGCCGATAAGAAATACCGCGAGTACATGGGAGGCGCTCCTATTGCTCGTGGTTACAACCTAACTGAAGCTGGAGAGATCCTTGCAGATATCTACGGTTGGGATTCTAAGGAGACTACCGAGGATCTTCAGGCACGTGAAGACAAGCGATTCAAGGAGATGCTATGATTCCGTTCATCTTTCGTATCTTACTGTGTTGCGTAACATATCCCTTGGGATTGGCACTCTTCGTGTTCGTAATATTCGCCTGTGCCATGGCTGGAGAGTTCGGTCCAGGTATTCTAATGATGATCCACCCTCGTGCTCACTATGAGTTCAACAAGGAGTGGACTGGTAATGTGTACAATTGGTTTAAAGAGGAAACAAAATGAAAGTAATTCTTATAGAAGATTATGATGAGCACAAAGCAGGCGAGATCTTCTGGGATCTGGGTGCCACTCACTTCGGTCGCCTGGCAGCTCCGATGAGTCAAGTTAACAATGCCATCATGGAGAATCTTAACGATGTAGATGAGTTCTACTCGATTCCCGCTCGACATATGAAGGCGTTCCTTCACAACATCATCGAGATTGATGGACGTGATATTGCCGTTACGGAAGAGCGCCTAGCAGAGATCCAGGCTCACTCCTCCAAAGCCCTATCTCACATGGAGTCTCGCGTCGAGTCTCTTAATGAATTTCAAGATAAGCTACATGGTGCCGTATGAAACTATTGATTGCTCTACTCATTCCATTCGCAGCTTCTGCCGGTATCAAAGAAACTCTCCTCGATGCTAATCCCGTGGTAATCTGTACGCAGGAGCAGTACGAAGATGCTCGTACCTGGCAGGACTTGTGCGGTACTACTAGTAATAGTATCTCTAACAGCTACTGTACTCTAGTGGCCGTTAACCGTTACTGTGAACCTGCGACTCGTGTAGACGCCGCCGCTAGAGGTAGCCTGGCTCCCTCATTCCGCTCAGGTGGTACGATGAAGAACACCTATCTGGAAGCCCGTAAAGATTCAAACTGTGGCGCCGACGAGATCGTCGAAGCGTATAGCCAATGTAAAGTAGCCGGTGGTGAAGACTGCCTGGCTGAAGCGAAGAAAGTCCAACAACTAATCTGCGAGTAAATTATGTTCGATAAAATTCAAGAAATTAAAGGTTCAGACGATAACGTAATCAAGTATGTCTTCGAGACTACCGGTGATAGCCCTGCGATCTTCGAAGCGGTACTATACAAGTATCCTACCTACGAAGAGCGTACAGTAATGTGCGTTAGCAGCCAGTCAGGTTGTCCGATGGGTTGTACCTTCTGTGGTACCGGTAAGTTCTTTAACCGTAACGCTACCGGTGATGAGATCCTAGAGCAGGTCGGCTACATGGCCGCTAAGAATAACATCGCCCTGCGTGACGTGGAGAAGCTGCAGATCATGGTGATGTCAATGGGTGAACCGGTACTTAACGCCGAGAACCTAGATCATGCCTTCGCTAATATCTACGAAGCAGTTCCGAATGCACAGCTATTGATCTCTACTGCTGCACCGCGTTCAGATCTCGGCTGGAAGATCATCATGAAGATGTGTGAGCGTATCCCTACGATCGGCCTACAGTTCAGCGTACACGATTCTACCAATGAAGCCCGTGACCTGATCATGCCGATGCGTGCCAAGTTAACTCTAGAGCAAATCGCCGAGAAGGGTGTAGAGTTCTACGAGCGTACCGGCCGCCGTCCGTTCTTCAACTACTGTGCACATGCAGGTAATGCTACTGAAGCCGATGCTGCACGATTGGCTACTATGTTCAACCCTGAAATCTGGGAGGCCACTATCAGTGTAATCTGTGAAGCCGACGAGACTATGGCCGATGCCGTACAGAACCAGGAAGATATGGTTAACGGATTCTCCGGCATGCTGGTAGAGCGTGGCTTTAATACCCGTGTATTCAACCCGGCCGGTCAAGATGACATCGGGGGTGGATGTGGGCAACTATGGCAGGTCCAGAAGTGGGCCGAAGAAAACCCTGAGCTGATGAAGCAGTCGGCTGGTAATAAATGCCTGGAGCGTCGTAATGATTCTTAAGATTGAAAGTAGCTGTGAATGCGAGCCTCTCTATCAGCAACACGAAGAAGGCTGGTGGTACTCGGTAGATGCAGGCGACTTGGGTCTTCCCGACCGCCTGGTTAACGCGATAGATGATTGGGCTGGACAGCGCTGTATGTTCAACTCCTCTCTGCCATTCGTCGGCGAACTCCTAATGACTGAAAGTCAGCAGAAGGAGATCGACCGTCTGAACGGTATAGCTGCAGGTATCGCCGAGCTAGTCAAAGCCATCTTCCCTGAGTGGGTGGTATTCTTTAACGATTCAGTAGTTATGGAGGCTGAGTATGACGAGTTACAGGCTCTTCCGCAACGAAAGCGGTAAGTTTAACATCCAGTATAAGACCCGCTGGTGGCCTTTCTGGAACTTCCTTCGACTGCTGAAGAAGCATAATCGTAAGGTAGATCCGATGTTCGGTAGCGATATGGACTCCACTAAAGCCGAGGGTACTCGTGAGGAGATGATGGAGATCATCGATAACCTTACTAAAGTTGGTCCAGAGCAGGAGGTATTCCATGCAAACTAAAACGGTGTGCCAGAAGTGCGTCGACGGGTACGGCGATGAAGAGATGATGCTAGGGATGTGCTGCGGCCTTCCCTTGGTTCAAGTCCCGTGGACTGAAGAGGATTACGAGAATGAGCGTAAGCGCGAAGTAGCTCGTAAGAACATTCTTGAAGCGGCTAAGAAGATGGGCTGGTAATGGCTAAGAAGAAACTGAATCCGATCGCTGCGTATATCGCGCACTGTATCGAATGGGCTCGTATCTGTCGTGAGACGGTTTACGGTAAGAAGATCTTGATTAACGGTGAAGAGGTCCAGCTGTTTAACTTCGACCTCGATAAAGAGTTCGACTACCACTGCCCTACTCGCTCCGACTCTATCAAGATCAAGGGTGAGTATCGTGGCTCTGGTACATACAAGGCGTACTATCTCCTTGCCTGTGCCGAGCGTTCAGAGCGTGAAGCAGAACTGCTAGAGCATCAAGGGTTCCTAGAGGAGCTCGAGATCCTGGCTATTCGCTGTAACTATAAGGACGGATCTGATCTGATCCGGAAGTCAATGCATTATGATGAAAGTGCTCAAGAGCTTCGCGACAAGCTGTTTGCGTTGTTTATGCTATAAGGAAATTCCCATGACACTAGATGAGCTATGGACGGCTCTAGGAAGTCATGACTGGTACTATGATATGTCGGAGGATCCTACCGTCTATCGTGCCGGTCGTGCAGAAGGAGGTCGCCTGTTCGCGGCCTCTGGACAATCTGAAGAGCATATGCAGATGTATATCGCTTACCAAAAATTCGTATGGGGCAACGGCCCTGAACCAAAGAGAGAAGACTATGTTTACAGTAACGACTTACTTGCGTGATAATACAATCGTTGAAGAAGTAGAAACCTTCACATTCCCTGGCGGCGAAGTACAAGTGCGCCTTCCTCTACGTCCGTCAGATGAAGATCCTGTCGAGTGCGTGATCTCTGCTCAGATGATGCGTCCGGAAGATGCGTTCACTCTGGCCCTAGTTAAAGGTGCAGTAGAAGCCCGCTACCCTGGCGTAGATATTAGCCTGCGTATGGCTTACGTTCCGTACGCTCGTCAGGACCGTGTATGCGTTGAAGGTGAGGCTCCGGCTGCACGAGTATTCTGTGAGTTCATTAACTCGTTGAATTTCCGTACGGTTAACATCATGGATCCTCATTCAGATGTAGTCGGCGCGGTACTAGATCGAGTGGTCATTACCGACCGCAACGATGTAATCCCTGGGACTTCTTTCGGTGAGATGATGCTGCACATCGAAGACGCTGTACTGGTTAGTCCGGATGCCGGCGCTAATAAGAAGACGTTCGAGCTGGCGTACGATTTAACCGTGCCGATGATTCGTGCCGATAAGAAGCGCTGTGTACGTACCGGCGATATCCTTGAGACGGAAGTCTTCGGTGATGTAGAAGGTAAGGTCTGCTTCATTGCAGATGATATTGCCGATGGCGGTGCTACATTCATGTTCCTTGCGCGTGCTCTGAAAGAGAAGGGTGCTGCAGAGGTTCACCTATGGGTTACCCACGGTATCTTCAGCAAGGGCGTAGAGTATCTGTTCGCGGATATCGATACGATCCACACAACTAACTCATGGCCTCAAGATGAGATCTCTGGCCTACACGTAGAGGAAATCGTATGAGCCTAGCTAAACTTAAGGAAGCCTTTGGGAACGACGGCGATGCACCTCTTAGTAGCCTACTTCGCCATAAGCGTTACATGGAGATCTACCCTTTCATCTATATCGAGAAGGGGTTGGCTCGTAAGGAGTTAGAGCTTAACATGGTCCTCTGTAAGTCTAAGGAAGACCTTGAGTACAGCGAAGAGCATGGCCATATGATGTACGTCGGGTCTGGTCGTCATGAATTCAAAGTGACTACCTGTACGGCAGATGATCAGGCCGAGTTCGACGAGTTCGTAGAAGGCTGGTACAATACGGCCGACCTTCCTCGACCTGATCCTATGGTTCCAGTCGTCCAGGATATCATCGATCTACCGGTACTCAGTACTCGTACGATCGGCGAGGTAGCTATGGCCTTCGACGACGATGTACTATTCGACATTCAGTACTCGGCTACGCAGTCGATCTACGAAGAGCATCCTGATGTTAAGATCGAAAAGATCATGCAGTACACTACTGAGTACGGTAAGTACGGCCAGGAAGTCTACCGTCTAGCTTACTTCGGTAAGGTGTTCGGATTCCTTACTAGCTCTGGTAAATACCTAGATACATACACTGCGTATATTCTAGACGAGCACACTTATAAGTGTTTCTGTACGATGCTCGAAAATGAATACTGGGAGAAAGACGAGTGGACTGGTACCGCTGAACTTACTCCCGACTCTCCACTAACATTCTTAAGCGACCAACTGCTAGATGCTCTAGCGGAAGGCGACTCAATCGATCAAACTCATTAAGGAAATCATCATGGAAATTACACTAGAACAGCTACGCGCAAACTACCTAGAAGCAGCAATGGTATTCGAAGTACCTGCAGAAGCAATGACTGACTCTTACAAGATCGGTATGTCTATGCTACACGAACTAAGCATCTTCGGTTGCCTGGTAGAGATCGCTAACTCGTACTCTAACTTCACTCCTCGTAAGAATGCCTACATGGAATTCTGTGAGCTGAGCGATGAGCACATCGTCGTGTACGGTACTCGTGAGAGCTACCAGGTGATCGTCGATATGTGGGACCGTACGTTCTTCAAGGTAGACCAGAAGCTGGCTATGAAGCGTCTGCGTCGTCGTACCCGTAACCACTTCGGTTCAATTGCAGAGCACAGTAAGTTCCTGCACGATATGAAGTCGCTGCACGACCTAGGCTACCTGCCGCTTGAAGTCCGTGCGATTGACGAAGGTACTAAGTACCCGATCGGTCTGCCGGTATTCACCGTTAAGGCTACAGTAGACGGCTACGGCTGGTTGGTGAACTTTACCGAGACGTTATCGTCAGGTCTGATCTGGCCGATGATCAACACGGCTACTAAGATCGAGCAGTTCTTCCTACAGGCTAAACACTACGGTGAGCTGTCTGCACCTCAGGAAGTAGTTGACATGTGGCTACCTATCTGTATCCACGAGTTCGGTATGCGCGGCTACCGTGGTCCTCAGGATCAGATCCGTACATCTTCGTGTCATAACCTGTTCTTCCTCGGTTCAGATACGATCGGTACAATCGACTTCTTCGAGCACTACTACGGCGCCGACTCGGATACCGCTCCGATTGCCGTAAGTGTACGTGCCTCTGAGCATGCAGATATCAGCCGTATGCTGAGCCTGTTCCGCCATATCGCACAGAAGGCAATTGACGAAGATGCGATTACCCATAAGTGTGTGGCGGTAATGAAGACTGCAGAGGAGCAGGCTAACTTCAAGATCTCTACTCTAGGAGAAGGAGAGTGCGTTAAGGGTTACCGTGGAGGTTACTTTGAGAATATCGATGAAGATCCTGCAGAGGTCTTCCCGATCCATGTCGATCCTCAGGATGTTCTGGATAATACTGAGTTCTACGTGCTGAAATACTTCGTAGATAATTCTACCGGCATCATGTCGTATGTATCTGATACGGAGAACTACTACCGCCTGCTTAACGAGTACGGTGCGCAACTTAAGGGTGCTATCGAGAACCGTGAAGCTCGTGAAGACGGTCAACCGCCTATCCTCGTGTTCCGTCCCGATAGCTCTCGCCATACTCCTCTTAACGTAATCTGTGGTTACCAGATCTTCGAGCATATGAGCGATTACTCTAAGGGTGATTACGTTACGTATGATAATCGACATGATGATAACATCGTCGTCAAGAATGGTAAAGGCGAGTACTACCTTGCGAAGTTCAGCGGATGGGCTCCGGGCAAGTATCACTACTTGATCGGTGAACAGATCACTAAAGAAGAAGCGCAGGGTTCACTGGTAAGCCTATGGAATACCTTCGGTGGTGCAGAAGTGGAAACTCCTGCCGGTCTGATGAAGTTGATTAATCCTGCAGTAGGCTTGATCTACGGCGAGGCTATCAGCCAGAAGCACCAGAAGGAGATCTACGAGCGCATGATCGAGATGGGCTTCTCTGCAGTTAACGTATTGATGGGCAAGGGTTCTTATGCTTCGCTTGAGAATTCTACACGTGACCTATTCTCTATGTCGTACAAGCAGACGTTCTCTGAAGCGATCATCGACGGCGAACGCGTTAACCTTGAGCAGCAGAAGACTCCGATGGGAGACATGAGCAAGAAGTCGGCTAAGGGTCTACTATGTGTACCTTACGTAGATCCGCTACTAGGGTTCGTCTTAGAGCAGGAAGTTAGCGAAGAGCGTGAGCAGGAAGGTTGCTTGACTCTGCTACTGCGCAACGGCGTATTCTACAAGAACCAGACGTTGGATGATATCAAAGCCAACTACGCGTCTAACACTTACTACCACCTGGAGAAGTAATGGAATTCATCGACGTATGCGGTAAGACAAGCGTCGACGCAAGCACCGGGGAGCGCTCTACACGCCTCCTGGCGCCTGGCGTCATTCTATATCAAGTAAACGTATTATGGCAGACTCCGAGAGTAGATGAGTTAGAAGTAATACACAGCGATGGTCGAGAGGTTATGCTACGTAACACTTCCACACAGGCTGCTAGTCTGGTCAACTGGAAGAAGATCGTGTTTAACGATACGGCTGCCTGCTACTTTGCCCACAAGAGCGATGCGTTCTTGATGGCTCTTGAACATTACAAAACTGTAACCGCTAAGGTAGGTATAGCCTGCCAAGAATTGGAGTAACACAATGAGCCTATACACAACTATTAAAGCAGATCTACTGGCGTCACGTAAAAGCGGTGACACTTCTCGTACAAGCGACTTGATCGGCATCATCGACGGTGCAGATAAGCGTCTGGATACTCAGAACGAAGTGATCCGTAAGAAGTGCAAGAAGACTGGCACTGACTTCGCTCCGTTGGTAATGACCGACGAGCTGGTGATCGCCGAGATCAAGAACCAGGTGAAAAACCTTAACGAATCAATCGATCAGGTGAACAACCCGTACGCTGAAGGTTGCATGTCGGTTACGGTAATTCGTCTGGAAGAGTACCTTCCGAAGCAACTTACCGAAGCAGAGCTGACGGCTAAGATCTACGGACTGGAGTTCAGTAATATCGGTCAGGGTATGCAGGCAATCGTTAAGCTTGCCGCTGACGAAGACTTTGACTTCGATAAGGGTATGGCTAGCAAGATCATTCGAGGCAGCCTATGAGATCCATTAAGCAGCTAGACAAAGAGCGATCCGAGCTCCATAAGCTAGTAGACGACGCCTATTGGAATAAGCGTCGTGAGCTTCAAGCAGAGTGCCCTCACGATAACGAAGGGCGCTTCAAAGACGATCGCGACATCCATCCCCATAACGGAGATGAGATAGGCGATGCCTATTGGATTTGCAGTAACTGTGATCGACATATTATTCTCACCGACGAGCAGTACAGAAATAAGGTGAAACCGGTATGATTTGGAACTGGGGTGGATTTCCTAACGGCGGCAGCACTAGACCGCCAAAACGTAAGTAAGGATTAACAATGAGCTTTAAAGCATACGCAGTAGATATCTTCAACGTACTCCGCGGAGTGCAGGTTAAATCTGACGTGGAACTTCAGCACGCCTACCGTACCTATACGATCGATTGTAAGAAAAGCGATTGGCCGGCAATGGGTTACGACGAATGGTATCTTAGCGGATATCGCAAAGCAATGCACGAGGGCAGGGCCTGCTACCGTGTACCTAACACTAACGACATTCTATTCTACGTGGAGGTGTAAATGTCATTCATTAAATGGTTAATTGATTATCTAAGCGAAAAGCCTGTAGATACTTCTCATCACGAAGCCGATCTTCGTGCCCAGTACGTACTGTACCGTAAAGACTGCGCTGCGGTTAACACGGAAGCAATGAGCTACGATGAGTTCTGGGCGAGCGGCTATCGTCGCTGTACATGGCGTGGCCGTCTGTGCTATGCTAAACCTGGCACAACTGAAGTACTGATGTATGCTTAGTAGTGAAGCGCAGGCTGAGTGTCTTGCAGGTGAGCGTCAGGGTTGTCATTCCAGTCGCCACTGGTACAACGTAAGTCGAGTGGCCGTACTTCTGGCTATGCAAAACGGAGGTGACCCTGCGGTCGCCTCTGCCTTCGGCTGGTACCATGACTGTCGTCGAGAGAATGATAACGAAGATCCCGACCATGGTAATCGTGGCGCTGTACTGGCGATGAAGCACTGGCAGGCCGGCTGGCTGGACCTTACTAAGGATCAACTGGACGTACTGCTATTCGCATGTCAATGGCATACTGCAGGGCATCTAGACGATGATCCTACCGTCCAAGCCTGTTGGGATGCCGATCGCCTAGACCTACCTCGAGTAGGAAAAATCGTAGACCCGTACTACTTAAATACGGACACTGCCAAAGAAATGGTTAAACTAATTGGTACACAATATATTGGAGTATGTGACTGTGGCTAAAGAAATCGAAAGCAAGTTCCTGATCGACCTCAAGAAGTTCCCTGCTAATGCAGGTCGCGGCGACTTCATCCGTCAGGGTTACGTGAGCATGGGCACCAACACCGTCCGTGTGCGTACCCTGGGTAACAAGGGGTATTTGACCGTTAAGAGTCGCGGTCTGGTTGTACGCGATGAATACGAGTACGAGATCCCGTTCAACGATGCATGTGAAATGCTCGAGAACTGCCTCGACTTGGTAATCGAGAAGTGGCGCTTCACTGTACGTGTAGGCGACTACATCTGGGAGATCGACCACTTTAAGAAGGAGCACGAAGGTCTGGTAGTAGCAGAAGTCGAGTTCCAGGATATGGATCATCGTACAGAGTTCTACGAAGATGTAGAGCGCGGTCTATTCGACTGGATCGTAAGCGATGTAACTGAAGTACCGTACTACACAAACGTAGAGTTGGCTCGTGGTAATATGAGCTGGTTAACTGAATAAGAAAGGAGACAAGGATGTCTGTACAATATCATTGCTATGATGGCAAACGTGTAATCGCTACTGTAGCGGTAAAAGAATCTCACCGAGAAGCTATTGAAGAACTAGTAGCTGCAGTCCTACCTAAACTCGGGCAGTACCTCTATGATGAAGAGGAGACTTCCTGGGCGGTACGTGACTTCATGCGACTGTCTCGAGCTCCCTACAATAAGCAACAGATCTTGGAGTTCTGCACACTGGACTTCAACATTGTAATCCAAAGGACATATTGATGACTACAACTGTACATCACACTGAGCACGAACAGGGTTGGGGTAGTAAGGTCGAGACGATTCTCGAGTTTAAATACGCCGACGATGCCGAGGCGCATGTCGAGAAGAAGAACGAAGAGTGGTCTAACGACTCCTACGAGTACTTCTGGCGTGCTTCAATCGCTCACTGTAACGGTGTTCGTCACGGCGGCAAACCTAACCCTGACGCGTACACATGTATTAAATAAACAGGGTAAACCTGTTATAAGTTCTTTGAGGTACAATATGCCTCATTCAATCCTAGAAAAGAGAGAAAAACATGAAAAAGATCCTAATCGCTTCTGCTATCGCACTTGCAACTTCTCCGGCTTTCGCTTCAATCCAGGCTCCTGCTGCAGATCAATTTGTAGTATCTGGTGAACTGGCTGCTGGTGGTTACTCTAACGATGGTAAAGTGATCAACGATGGTGTAACTGGTATCGAGCTGGGCGTTAGCTATATGAACGGTCCGTTGGTAGGTTACGCTGAGATCGATGCTGATCTTGACAATGACTTCGGCGTAGACCATACTGGTTCAGATGCAGTTGACTTGGACAAACTATGGTTCGGCTACCAGACAAAAGTTGGTACTCTATCATACGGTGTGGAAAATGATACAGCCCTGGATAAGATCGATGGTGCTGGCGACCAGTCTATCGAGTTCGGCCTAAGCGCGGCGGATGCATCTGATGCATTCAACGTGGTGAAATGGGAGGGCGGCTACGGTCCTGTAGTATACGGCGTGTCTACTTCTGATACAGGTGATGACGCAGGTGATGACTTCACGTTCAACACTTACGCTGGTATCGAAGACGGCATTCTTAAGATGTACGTAGGTTACGAGCAACGTGACTCTGACTTCGAAGTTCTGACGGTTACTGGTAACGCTACTCTGGGCGATTTCGTCCTAGGTGCAAACGTATGGCGTGAAGGTGAAGACCTTGACAAAGACGGTTACTACGTATCTGCAGGCTACCAGATTAACGAACTGTACATCGGTGGTGGTGCTGGTCGTAAGAGCGAAGACGATAATGGCAACATCGAAGACGTGGCTAACATCGGCGTATCGTACGCGTTCACTGATCAGGTAGAAGGTCTATTCGACTACCAACGTGAGATCGACGCAGAGAAGGACAACTTCTTCGCGAAAGTAGCTTACAATTTCTAAGACTCCCTCGGGGGTCGTGAGGGTCTTCTGACCCTCTTTTTTCTTAGCGGACTATAGGAGAGAGCATGGAATTCTTTCAAATGGCAGCAGTACTAGTGATTCTCACCTGGACGTGGTATCGCTTCACGCAATGTTGTGCATGTTGTGGAACCAAAATCCAGCATCACGATTATATGGGTAACGGAAAGATTCGTTACCGACTTAAAGGAACCCAGCGCCCCGTGTGTCGGGCTTGTGGAAACAATAACCCGGACATGGTGGACTAGGAGAGCAATAGCCTCCAATCATCCCGGGAGACATGGAATGTCTAGAAGAAGACGTAAAAGCAAGATCGCAAAAGTAAACCTACGTAAAGCATACAACCTGAGTGGCTTAAAGTGCCCTTACTCGCGGTTCGTCCGTGAGAAGGTCATCCCCGTTATCGGAGAGTCCGCTCTACACCCTCTACCTCGCCGGAAGGGATCTCGCGAGAACGAGTGGTGGGTGACTAAGAATAACTTCGCGCGAGTTCTGCGTGAACACGATTACCGTCTACCAGCCAAGGTCAGTACTGAACAGGTAGATGCAGTGACTCAGTTCGTTGCCCAGCATCCCGATGCAGGTGGTACATTGATTCTTAGTCTTGTTGAAATGCTCCGTGAACGCGGCGATGAAGACTCGGCGGTTGCGCTAGTGCAACCCAACGAAAACGAGTTGGTTTACTGTATTCCAATTCACCCGTTCTCCAATAACCATCAGTACGAGTACACACCTCGGGGTTCTGGAGTTCGATGTACCGATAAGTACAATGAGTGGAAGCGAGATGCAGACGCTTTACTAGCAGCGTTAGTTCAAGATGGTGACCGTGAGAAGATCGACTGGACGCAACCGGTCCACGTAGATTACCATTTCCGTCATCTAGCGAGATTCGACACGATGAATTTCATCAAGTCAGCACAGGACGTGCTTGGTCGAGTATTCGCCTTTGATGACAAAAGAGTTAAATCAAGTAATGTATCCGCAGAGGATGCGTCCGGCTATGACGATGGCCATATCCTGTTTACAATAAGGCAGAAATAATGATCCAATACAACCCGAACGTAGCGATTGCTAATCGCCAGAACGTAGCAGCAATGTTAGAGTACCACGGTCCGTCTACCGCTCCAGAGATCGCAGAGGTTCTCTGTGAGCAATTCCCCGAGATGGTTAGTACTAAGGCCCGTCGCCTACTCTCGCTTGATCCTACCGATGAAGATCGTGAGATTGCAGCGGAAGGTGCTATCGCCCAGGTTACCCAGGAAGTCATCCGCTGTATCTACGATGAAGTCCACGGTCGTAACCGTTACAATATCAACCGAGGTTTTCCTATCAATCAGCGCATGATCGCGTGGATTGAGGGTTAATCATTAGGCGTCCTACGGGGCGCCTCTTTTTTTGCTTGGAGGGAACATGAGCAAGATTACTAAATTGATTGAACTGTTGAATCAGATGGCTAGTTATCCGGATAATAACGTGGCGGCTGATGCAGTAGAACTTCGTATCGAGATAGAGGAGTTACAGGCCCGCGCCAAGACTACTCATGGATGCAGTTGCCAGGGTTGGGGTTGTTACTCATGTTGTTCATCGGAAGCTGAGCTCCGTCAGAGACAGGGGACATTCTCATGAGCATATTCTCAATGGGCACGGTCCGTGTCGAGCAAGAGCATTACCCTGAGTATATCGACAAGCCGCCGATGCATCCAGTTAACATAGCCTCCGTGCTAAGTCAGATGGGTCCGATTACCTGTACTCATATAGTAGATATCCTGATGAGGGATTTCCCGGATGCCCCTGAAGAGGACCTTCATTTTGATGGTCTTAGACAGGTACTCGAACAGGGATACTACTCGAGTCTGGAGGGGGACGTTCATTACAATATGAACATACGCAGTATCCAGCCGATAATGGAGGATCATGAACTTACGCTATACTACCTGTCGTCTTACAGCGAACAGGAAGCAGTGCGATTTGATATACCAGATCTCAACGGGCACTTCTTCCACTCCACTCCCATGGAATACGACGGTGATCCTACGGGAATTCGAATAGAGGCTCCTACGTCCCCGTTCGTTCTCGGCGGCGAACATCGTATGGATGCATCGGCCTTCGGAGGAATCCGAGTAGAGCCTAATGACCCTGACCTCCCTAGACTCGTTCCTCGTGGTGTAGTACCTCGCGGACAACGGGCGATAGCCGATGGAGTCGACTCGGTATTCGACGGGGAAGACTGGGCTCCAGTTGAACCTACCGAGGAGCTGGAAGAGATCGACATGGAAGAAGTTATGCGGCGTGCCCGTGAAATCACTGGGATGGATGACTACACCGAAACGTACACACGCGAGGCTATAATAGAAGCCACGCAACCATTTGTAGGTCGACCGATGACAGAGGCGACTTTCCTCGAGATGCGAGACACTGTACACAATACCGTGCATAGTGTTCTAGAAGGTACACGATAGGAGTTACCATGAAGATATATCTAGTTGGCGGAGCTGTCCGCGACGAGTTGCTTGGCCTGGAGCCTAAAGACCAAGACTACGTGGTCGTTGGAGCAACACCAGAAGAAATGCTTAACGCAGGCTACAAACAGGTCGGCGCTGAGTTCCCTGTATTCCTACATCCAGATAGTGGAGAAGAGTATGCACTTGCAAGAACTGAAGTTAAGAACGGAAATGGGTACCAAGGGTTCAACTGCGCCTTTGGGCCAGAGGTTACTCTCGAAGAAGATCTCGCACGTCGTGACCTCACGATCAATGCCATGGCTCGAGATGTTATCTCAGGAGAGCTGTATGACCCGTACGGAGGTCAACAAGATCTAGAGGACAAAGTGCTAAGGCCTACTACAGAAGCCTTCAGAGAGGATCCTGTGCGCGTTCTACGCGTTGCTCGATTCCTTGCTCGATACGATGGCTTCTCGTACAGCGATGAGCTATTCGATACGATCGGCAGTATGATTAACTCCGGAGAGCTAGAGCACCTTAAGCCTGAGCGAGTATGGATCGAGACCGAGAAGGCCCTTATGGAACCTAAGCCGTCACGCTACTTCAAGTTCCTACGTGGCATGGGGATATTCCCCGAGATCGATAACCTGCAGAAGGTCGAGCAGAGTGAGCGCTGGCATCCCGAGGGCGACGCCTTTATCCATACGATGATGGTGATCGACGAGGCTGCCCGCCGTGGCTGTGACCTAGAGACTCGCTTCGGCTGTCTGATGCACGACCTAGGTAAGTGGCCGACATACCAGGAGCGTGGCAATACGCATGGTCATGAGGGTGATGGTGTCGAGCACATCGAAGCCTTCTGCCGTCGCCTGAAGATTCCTAACGATCACCGCGAGTTCGCTAAGCTGGTCAGCCGGTATCATACGCATACTCATAAGGCCTTCGAGTTGAAGCCGGCTACCTTGCACGATATGATCGCTGCAGTTAGTCGTAAGGACTTCTGGTTCGCGCGCTTCCTAGACGTCTGCGTCTGTGATAAGAACGGCCGAGCCGAGCCGGCATGCGATTGGGATTACTTCCAGCCTGCCTATGTACACGCCTGCGAACACCGTATGCGTCTTACCGATACTAAGCCGATCACCGATCGTATGGCTCCCGGCCCTGCAGTCGGCGAGGCTATTCGCTCGGCACGCATCGCGTCGATCCGCGGAGTACACAAAGAGTTCTATCAAAGTAAGAATCTTAAGGGAGAGAACTAATGAAAGCGTACACATTTATCAACAGCTACATCTGCGGGATTCAAGTAGGTATTCAAGCCGGTCACTCTATCGTCGAGTTGATGACTAGGTACCGTCCAGAGCCTTGCGAGTCATACCCAGATCCGACCGTACAGGAAAAGGTCGTCATGGATTGGGCTGACCATCATAAGACATTCGTCTGGCTGGACGGCGGAGATGCTAAGGCTATGGATACAGTATACGATGTAGCGCGTAACTCTCGACTTCCGTTTTCTTTCTTCGAGGAACCTGGACTAGGCGGGTACATGACGGCTGTAACTGTACTACTACCTAGTGATCTGGTGGATACTGTGAATCTACTACGTAATAATCGCGATGCAGTATACACTGAAGGTATGGAGGGCGAAATCTTCTGGGAGACCGATATGGTGCTCTCTAACGATTGTACTAAAAGAGAGGCTCCTTTACTGGAGCTGATCGCTAACTCTCGGAGTAAAAGTCTATGAAGCCTCATGTTGAAGTTGCTAAGGGATATCTATTTTACTTCTCGGAAGATGCAGTATGCAGTCCAGATACTCCCTTGGAAAACAGTCACTTGCACTGGATGCTCTTAGAGATTATCGGTACTGAGATGTCCGATACTAAGGCTAATTGCTGGCTCGGTTTCGTTCAGGGTATCATGACGTCTAAGGGTTATCTCGACGTTCAGGATGAGCGTAACCGCACTCGTGAAATCTTCAAGGGGGCCTGATGTCTACTGAAGCACCTATAGATCGAGTGGCCGCCCGAAGGAAGCGTATAGCCGAGCGTTCGGTTGATCTACTTAACGGCGCCGAGGTTAGTCCCTCGGATCGATGCCTGTACTGTATGAACTACGGGAATTATATAGTTAACACTGATGTGCGATACTGTCGCGAACATATGGAGAAGCGTCATGAAACAAATAGTTAAGCATTATGCAGGGAGCCTGGCATATGGAACGAACCTTCCGACAAGTGATGTGGACTTTCGAGGGATCTACTGTGATCCCCCGCAGGGTATCATTACGCCCTGGACCAAGCCTCGTACAGAGGTCTGGAAGGATAAGTCCGAAGAAGATACGGAGTTCTACGAGCTCCACAAGTACATGGGCGGATATATCGACGGGTCACCGAATATCCTAGAGACTCTCTGGGTTGATCGAGAGGACATCGTCCAGTCTCTTCCTGTGTACGACTACCTACGTGCGCACGCCCCCGATCTGCTCAGCCGTAAACTCCGCTACACCTTCGGCGGATATGCCCTAGGTCAGATGAAGCGAATCAAAGGCCATAACAAGTGGATTAACAATCCTCAGGAAGAGGCTCCACCGGTTCGTGCCGATTACTTCAAGTTGATCCAGAACTTCCTCCCGCAGCAGATCTTCGCTAAAGACTTCAGCATCCGTGAGTGTAACGGGCACCATATCCTAGTGCCTTACGGTAATGATATCTACGGCGTAGTAGCCTGCCACGGCGGACGCGTCCTGAACGACGACGGTTCTATCCACAAGCTGGACTATAAGAATCTCCCGGACGAGATGAAGAAGAAACATCCACAGTTCATCGTTAAGCTGAACGAAGATGTCTTCCAGCACGATCTGGCCAACCATAAGAACTACTGGAAATGGAAGAGAGAGCGTAATGAATCACGATCAGACCTCGAAGAGAAACACGGGTACGACACCAAACACGCCATGCACATCGTACGACTTCTTAGAATGGGTGAGGAAGTTCTTCGGGATGGAGTGGTTAACGTCAAACGACCGGACGCCGCCGAACTACTAGCCATTCGTAATGGCGCTTGGACGTACGAGGAGTTACTCGAATGGTCTGAGCATCAGGATAACGAGCTGAATAAGCTTATGCTTACCAGCCCACTCCCCGCTAAGCCTGACTACGAGTTGGCTAAGCGAGTACTAATCAAGGCAGAGGAGATGTGCCATGAAATTTCTTAGATTTGATACTGACACCGAGCGCTGCGAAGTATGCGGCCGTATGTACGATCCACTAGGCTACTGCTGTAAGAAGCTATGCCTAAGGGGGTTATAGATGTGGACGATCGAGATAGATTATACTACCGGTAACTCCTTCGGGAGTGAACGTGGTACCGAGGAGATCGGCTGCGTGTTCGAGCATCTGGATGACGCCAAGACGGCTCTAGGCTACATCAAGGAGCATTACGCGGCTGTACAAGCGGAAGAGTGTAGTACTAACTACTACCACCGCAGTCGAGGACTTAAATTTGATATCGAAGCGTTCAAGTCCCGCCCATGGTATTCTAAAGACTATTGGACAGGATCTCTATTCGTCCCGATCGGTACTGAAGAGCAGAAGATCTCTGCCTTCTGGACGGGTTACTTTGAGACCCTCCACGGAGCTAAGATTAGAGCTATTGGAGATTCAGATATGGAGTTCACTTTATGATAATCCAAATGCCGCAACAGGCTCCTGAGCCGATATTCGATCAGGATGGTAATGAACTGCCGCCGAATATCGCCGAGCAGGAGTTCGTGGAATGGCTGCGAGGTAAGTTGGATGAATTCATCCCGCACCTCAAAGCTGTCTGCGAGGAAAAGAAGTTATACTTCAAGGAGTTAGGATTCGATCAGATGCAGAATGGTCCAGTCTTTCAAGTTGAAGATGAAGAGTACGTGATCTACAAAGATGGGTTCACGGTTGGTTGGCGTTATGTAGGGAAAGTAGCATGAAACAGCAAATTTTAGCAGAAATGAAAGTTAAACCAGAGATCCACGTAGACGAAGAAGTACGTAAGCGCGTGGATTTCCTTAAGTACAATCTAACCGAGACGGGTATGAGAACGTTGGTACTGGGTATTAGCGGCGGCGTAGACTCCACGGTCTGCGGCAAGTTATGTCAGATGGCCGTCAACGAGCTCGGCAGCGACTACCGCTTCATTGCAGTACGTCTGCCACACGGCGTCCAGGCCGATGAAGATGATGCTCAGGATGCTCTGAAGTTCATCAACCCGAGCAAGGTCGTTACCATTGACGTCGAGCCTGGTACTTCAGGTATTCACTTCGCTACCATGAGCGCTCTATGGGCTGCCGGCGAGGAGGGTGTTACTAAGAAGAACATCGACTTCGTTAAGGGTAATGTAAAGGCCCGCATGCGCATGATCGCCCAGTACGAGATCGCCGGTCTAACCAACGGGCTTGTAGTAGGTACCGATCATTCAGCTGAAGCGGTAGTAGGCTTCTATACCAAGCACGGCGATGGTGCCTGCGATCTGGCTCCGCTGTTCGGTCTGAATAAGCGTCAGGTTCGTTCGCTGGGCGAGTATCTAGGTGCTCCCGACTACCTATTCAATAAGGAGGCTACCGCAGATCTTGAAGAAGATAAAGAGCAGCTTCCCGATGAACAGGCCCTCGGTCTGGACTACGACGAGATCGATGACTTCCTAGAGGGTCGCGAGGTCTCCGACTCGGCTGACGATACGATCGTCGGCTGGTATCTAACGACGCAGCATAAGCGTCATCCTGCACGAACTCCGGAGTAGACTATGTACAAGAAGTACCCACGTACCTTACACCATCCGATGTCACTATCGGTATCTTCAGATGATAAGATAATCTCGAGCCTAGACGATATGATCGGTCGTGAGTGCTTCGCCTCTATTAAGATGGACGGTGAGTGTACTACGATCTATCCTAATGCGTACACGCATGCACGCTCTACGGACTCTAAGTACCATCCAAGCCGTACCCACCTGCAGTCCTTCGCGGCGAGTATCGCGTACAAGATCCCCGAGGGCCTTCGGGTCTGCGGGGAGAACTGTTATGCCCAGCACAGCCTAGCGTACACCGACCTCCGAGATTACTTCCTCGGGTTCAGCGTATGGGACGACGAGAAGGCGCTCTCGCTGGACGATACCCTAGAGCTCTTCGAAGAGCTTGGGGTTACTCCGGTAGAGATTGTCTGGCGCGGCATACTGACACAAGAGATCATCGACGAGCTATGGGCCGGCGTAGATCCTGAAGTAACTGAAGGCCTGGTCTTCCGCGTAGTCGACGAGGTTCCTTACGAGGACTTCGGCCGACTGGCGTTTAAGATCGTCCGTGATAACCACGTTCAGACTAATAAACATTGGTCTCACCAAGAGGTAGTACCTAATGAACTTGCGAAATCTCGATGAAGTAATTGAGAAGTACCTGCTGCGATATCCACTGCTAAGACGTATGGAGTACACCGAGCAGGATCCAGTATTCCACGCCGAGGGTAACGTTAAGATCCACACGCAGATGGTTCTAGACGAAGCCTGGAAGATCATCGACTCCGGCATCCTGACTGACCGAGAGGAGAAGCTACTGATCTTCTCTGCGATCTTCCACGATTACGCTAAGTCTATCACTACGACTACCGATGTACGCGGCGGTCGTGAATGCGTAGTATCCCCCGGTCATGAGGATGTAGGCGCCGCGCATATTCTACTGCTCCAGGCTCCCGATGAGCTTACTCCCGATGAATGGGTCGACGTAGCCCGTCTGGTTAAGTACCATCAGATGTGCAAGAAGGCCGTCCGTAAGGAATTTACTCGCGGTCAGTACCTGGAGCTGCAGCGTAATGTAGGCGATATGCACCTGCTGTATCTACTGGAGGTCTGTGATTTCCGCGGGCGTGACTGTGTGGATATCGAGGAGCAGTTCATGTACCTAGAAGAGTTCTGGGCTCAGTGCTCTGCGTTAGACCTTACTCGTCCGGATGGACTTACTCCTAAGCAGTATGCCCTAGGATGTACGGCTATGGCTGAAGGTAGAATCTACGACTTGGCCGAGGTGACCAGCCTGCCATTTAACTACGAGGATCGTCCTGAGGTTACAATCATGTGCGGTCTTCCGGGTTCAGGTAAGAGTACCTACGCAAGTAGCTTCACGGGCACTGTAATCAGCCTAGACGAGATTCGACGAGCTAACCCTAAGATGGGTAACGATGAAGTCCGTCGCACGGCTATGGACCTCCTGCGAGCTTCTCTGCGTAACAATGAGGAGATCCTCTGGGATGCTACCTGCTATCGTAAGGACTTCCGACTTAAGGTCCGCGACCTGGCCTGGCAGTACGGAGCGTTCGTACGGATAGTCGTCGTGACTACCGATCTATTCACCTGTATTACTAACGATGGGAATCGTCAGGAACCGGTAGGAGCAGAGGTGATCAGCAATCAATATGATCGCTTCCAGATGCCTAGTCAGGACGAGGCAGACGAGCTGATTTTCTTCAATAATCAGTAGATTCCTGTTATAAATAATATGTAAGGAGGATTTATGATTATCCTATTGACATTCATTAGAGCTATCATGACCGATAAAATCAACACCCGTACCTTAGGTGATGGCGTTATCTTTGGTATCTGGGTTGCAGGTATGGTCGAGATGGTTATGGAATACACATTACTACTTGGAGTAGCTAGCCAATGTTCGTAATCGAATATCTAAACAAACACTCTGGTACCGTAGAGGCCCTAGAGAAGCTCAAGGATGAGCTTGGAATTAAGTACTCTATCAACGAGAACTATCCCGAGCTTGTAGTGCTCAACTACTGTCAGATAGATTCTCCTAAGCACCATCCGATTACGCTTGAGTGCCGCTCGCTGGTACTCGAGATGCCGATCTACAGCCATGCAGCTCCGGCTAATTGCTGTAAAGATTGGACGGTGATATCCTCGGCGTTCGACCGCTTCTTTAATCTGCAGGAAATTGACTGCGGATATAACATGACGGAACTCCACTCGTACGATAAGGTGGACGGCTCTCTATGCTGTCTGTTCAACTATCACGGCGAGTGGCTCTACCGTACCCGCTCGATGATCATGCCTACTGAGTCTATCTTCGGACACGACTACAGCTGGGGTTGGTTCATCGAGACTTGTCTGGGTTGGTCTATGGACTCGCTCAAACTCGATACGGATTACACGTATATCTTCGAGGTCTGCGGACCGGAGAATCGTGTGGTAACTCGTTACACTGAACGTAAGGCCTATCTACTGGCTGCTCGACATGGTAAGCTACGGCACTACATGGCGGGTCATAAGGTAGATCAAGTTGCCCGTGAGCATGACTGGCCTCGACCTAAGCGATATACCTTCGAGTCTGTCGCCGAGATTACAGCTGCTGCACTGGCGCTACGAGACCTCGAAGAAGGTTACGTGATGTACGATCGTCACGAAGAGCCAGTCGTCAAGTGTAAGAACCCTGCCTATGTTGCAGCCCATCACCTACGCGGTGAAGGTCCTAAGACGCCTAAGCAGATTATCAATCTGATCATTATCGGAGAAACCGATGAATACCTAGGAATCTTCCCTGAAGATAAACCTAGTTTCGATCCTTATCTAGACGGCTGGGAAGTCCTCTGGAATGAAGTAGGCTCTCTCTGGCCTGTCGTTAAGGATATCGAAGATCACAGAGAGTTCGCTATCTCTATCAAAGATGCGGAGTGTAAGCATATCCTATTCGGAATGCGCAAAGGTCTAACTGGTCGAGAAGCATTCGATCGTTTCCTGGATACAGGTAAACGTCGTCTGGTCGAGACATATGCGAGGAATTATGGACAAGCAGAAAGTACTAGAACAACTACGTGATGCCATTCAAGATGCCGAGCAATTCGGCCTTGTACGCACCGAAGATGGAACTCCGATCACCGGAGTATTGGATGGTCCAGACGGATTCACCCTGGTAGAATAACTAATAAAGGAGACTCTATGTCTACTCAAGCAGAACGCAAAGCCGCATACCTTCAAGTATTTTGTTCAGCTCCACAGTTGAACCCGGGCAACTCAGGCAAGAACTATAAGCGTTCTTACAACAAGACTAAGAGCAACCGCTCAGAGTAATCTACGGGGCCTTCGGGCCCTATCTTAAATTCCTAAGAGGAAATCAAATGCAGATCAATCCATTAAATCACCTTGGTAAAATCGCACTAGGTCTATTTACGGCTATAGTAGTATTCACTGGTATGGGTTACAACGATTCAGGTGTATCGACACGTGTGCAACAGCCAATGTTCGGTTACAACTGGATTACTGAAGAAGGTTACTACTTCAAGCTTCCGCTAGTCAGCCGTGACCGTTCGTACGACCAGATCATTACGGTTGCCGTAACGACTAACGAAGACATCTGTAATACTGCATCTGTGTGTATTGCTCCAGATCGTGCAGGTATTCCGTTCGCAGATACTTACCGCATGCAGTTAGAATACCAGATGCGTTTCCGCATTCCGGTAATCGAGTCTGGTCTTGACGAGCAGGGTATCCTTAAGGCTATCGGTCTTGAAGAGATGCACGGCGACGTTAAGAGCCTAGAGAACCTGCGTGGTAACACTCTACTACCATTCGCACAGACTCTGGTAAGCGATACTGCTAACCAAATGCTTGCGACTAAAGTGGCACAGGGTGGCCAGAACGCATTCCGTACTCGTCTAGCAGATCAGGCTAGTAATGGTATGCTGGTAACTACCGTACAGAAAGTTCCAGTTACAGCTGAAATTGCAGACACTTCAAGTGATCGTGATGCATCTACTACTAAGATGGGCCAGCAGTTCATCACCCAGGTAGTTGTACATGAAGATGATAAAGGCCTTGCTCTACGTAATCCTACATCTATCTCTGCGTACGGTGTGACTCTAGTTCCTAACTCTATTCAGATCATTAAGGCTACGCCGGTTGGTCGTCTAGTAACTTACATCGATAACAAGCAGAAGAACATTGCCCTGCAGATCGAGCAAGAGGAAACTCAGAAGCTACAACGTCAGAAGGCTAAGACTGCACAGCTTAAAGGTGCTACTGACTTAGTTACTCGTACTAACCAGTTGAACATCGAAAAGGCTGAAGCTGTAATCGCCGCTGAGAAGCGTAACGAAGAGGCTGCACTACAGGCCGAGAAAGAGTTGATCGAAGCTAATAAAGTTAAAGACCTGGCGGTAGTTGACAAGGCTCGTGAACTTGAAATCTCTACGGCTAACCTTGGTATCCAAGAAGCTAACTACAAGTCTACTAAGTTTGAAGCTCAGGCTATCAAAGAGAAGGGTCTTGCAGAGGCACAGGTTGCTAAAGCTAAACTTGGTGCGAAGAATGCCAACAAAGAGATCTACCTTGCAGAGCTAGACGTTGAGAAGACTCGACTAATGGCTGACGCTCTACCTAAGATGCAGATCACTGGTCCTAGCGTAGTAATGGGCGCAGGTGGTAACGGTACTGGTATGGTACAAGATCTACTATCTACAAGCTTAGCTAAAGGTCTTCTAGACCCTAAATCTAAGTAATCTAACAGGGCCTTCGGGCCCTATTTAAGGGTCCTGCGGGACTCTTTTTTAGCTGGAGAATATCATGAATTTTTCTATTGTAGTACCTGGAAACTGTAACGCTACGTGCTCATTCTGTGACTCACACTATATGAGACGTGCACCTGATAACTATCTAGAGCTTCTCCGTGAGGCTGTAGAATATGCTACCGTAGAGCTAGGTATGCGCGAGTGCTCTATTACCGGCGGAGAGCCGACGATCAGTCCTATGCTACCAGAGATCCTTGAGATTGCTCGTGAGAGCTTCGAGAAAGTCGTACTGACTACTAACGGTACTCGTCTGGCATCTAATATGGAGTTGATCTGTGAGAATGTAGATCACGTTAATCTCAGTCGTCATGCCGTAGGGTTCCATGCTAATACTCAAGTATTCCGTACTACTGCTATTCCGGATGATTCAGTTGTCCCCTGCATGATTACCGAGTTGAATAAGGCCGGTATAGACGTTACTCTGAACTGTGTCTACGAGGATGACATGGAGGATTCAATAGAATTCCTTCGATACGCTAATACTCTAGGCGCCAATCGCGTATGCTTCCGTAATGATCATCGTCTGGGTATGGACGAGACTACTCTGGAACGTCGCTGGGCGGACTGGACGGTCATCGAGACGGGTGGATGTCCTACCTGCCGAAGTTCTACGATCCTAGCGTTCGGTAAGGAGGTTACATTTAAAGCCTCGGTCGAAGAGCCTAGTCGTACAATCGGTAGTGTATATGAGTTAATCTTCCAGCCGGAAGGAAAGCTTACTACGGACTGGGCGGGAGAGATAGAGTACAGTATAGTAGATGCGTCGGATTGGAACTATATACCGAGCGCCCTGTTCCATGAAAGCGTAGCTGCAGTTACTCGTTCGGGTGGCTGTGGTCGTGTTGAATATAACTCGAGAGGTTGCTAATGAACACTATTAAAGTATTTGGTTTTGAACACGAGGGAATGCCTAAATGTATCCTTCTATGTGAAGAGTATATAGGTGGTAAGCCTGATATAGGTACCTTCCCGATGGAACTTAAAGAGGTTCTGTCGGCTACCCTAGTGCGCGGCGGTGCGTATCTAGAGACTAAGGGCTTTAAAGAGTTCTTTGAAGAGCTGCTAGAAGAGCGTTCTCTAGGCGACGGCTGGTATACAGACGTTAACGACGATCTCGAGCATAAGGTTCGAGCGGCTATCCAGCTATTAATTAGCGCAGTAGGAGCAGACGTATTATGATTACATTAACTAAAACTGGCGGAATAATGGTCGGCCATCCTGCAGGTACTCAAATCGTTCCTGCTAATCCGCTTCCCGGCAGAGAGTACGCTATGGATTGCGGCGAGAAGGTCTTCACCATCCCTTGCGAGAGTAAGGATCCTAGTGATCCGCAGGCGTACGTGTATCTTAAACCTGAGCACTATACAGTGACCAGTCGCTATACCGAGCAGGTTGAGCGGTGGTCGGACGGCGGTCATTGGATCGAGAAGGACGGAGAGTATATGGATACTTCCGACTGCTTCAATGAGTTACGAGCTCTGGAAAGCGGCATGCAGCCGTTAATCCCGGTAGTAGCTATCCACGACAGTGACCGATTCAGCGGTTTGTTCTACAGTAAGACTGCGGCACTGGCGTACTTCAATAGAGTATTCCAGGCGCAAGGTAAGAGCGACCTAGAGTTCCTATCCAGTAGAGATATGGATTCATCTCACGGATGGGCTGGTCAGGCCACCGAGGCTGCCCAAGTACGATCTACTCGCGTACTGACCGAAGACTCGCTACGAGAAGAAGAGAACATTACGTTAATCGAACAGGGGTTTACAGCATGAAAAAACTAGGTATTATTCTAACGATCGGCATTAGCAACTCAGGTAAGACTACGTTCACGCGTGAGTTCGTTAAAGAGAACCCTATGTACACGGACATCAACCGTGACGATATGCGCGTGGCATTCTTCTGCGGCGGCGATCAGAGCGAGTATGTCAACTATAAGTTCAGCCAGGGTCGTGAGCAGATGATTACTACGGTAGCTGAGGTACGTGCACGCTGTGCTATTACTAGCGGCCAGGGCGTGATCATTAGCGATACGAATCTTAACGCTACGACGCGTGATTTCTGGAAGGCATTCGCCGAGGAACATAACGTTCCTTACGAAGAGAAGATTTTCCCAGTAGATCTGCACGTGGCGCTGGCACGTAACCGCAAGCGTCCTATCACTCTACCGCCTCGCGTAATCCGCCAGCAGTACGTAAACTTCCGTAAGTTCATGGGACTTCCGTTCTACGAGCCTAACGAATCTCTACCGGAGGCGGTGATCTGTGATCTAGACGGTACCTTCTGTATCCATAATGGACGTACTCCGTTCGAGTATGATAAGGTCTCTACTGATCTACCCGATCAAGACGTCTGGTTCCTACTGGATAGTCTGCGTGATGCCGGTACCGAGATCTTATTCTTTACCGGTCGTGAAGATAAAGACGATTGTCGTAAGGATACCTTAGACTGGCTGGCAGAGCGCGGCCATGCTCCTACGGTATTCGAGATGCGAGAAAGAGGCGACTCTCGACCGGACGTGCAGGTTAAGGAGGAGTTCCTTTGGAAGCATGCAGACGATTATAACATTACGCTGGCGCTGGACGATCGCAATCAGGTGGTCGATCTATGGCGTACTCTAGGCATTAAGTGCTGGCAAGTTTCTGAGGGCGATTTCTAAATGAGCGCGATACGCAGAGTTTTAGCAGAGAAGAAGTTGGCCCAGAAGGATTGCTGGGCTATGGGAGAGGCCCAGGACGGGGTTAACGAGGAGCTGTACGCCCCTCATTGGCATAACGAGACTGAGCCTTCGGATTTCGAAAAGGCTCGCGCGTATGAAAAGCTTGTGGAGAAAATGAATGACATACGATTTGGAGATCGCAATTGAGGAGATAACTCTTCTATGCGAGATTGAATACGAGCGCCTGAATAAGCTCCCTAGGAAGACTCGATACCGTCCTCGTGGTACTAAGCCGGGAGATATACGCAATGATATCTTAGAGCAGTTCATAGAGCTTCTCGAGGATCTGTACTTCGAGGAGTTCGAGGACGAGCTCCCTGGGTACAATCGCATCGATAACTTCTCGTCTGTCTGGATGCCCCGCCTATGGGATATCTGCGAGGGTGGATGGGATCAGATGCACCCTAAGTATCTAACACCTGGTATCTGCTGCTGGGTGTTGACCATGAAGGAGAAGGGTAGGTCCTGGTACTGGATTGTAAATGAAATCTACGAGTGGGAAGCAGAACACCACTGGAACCTTAACGTTACTAAGAGGAAAGAAAATGTCAAGAACATGGCTAATGAGCGACCCGCACATCGAACATCAACGGATCGGCGTCTTCCGAGATATTCCCGAGGAGTATCTCGAGGCCGCGGACGGGGACGCGGTACTCGCTAACACACTACATATTCGAGCGGATGTATGCCGCTTCGTTCGTCCACGTGATAAGCTACTTATCCTAGGCGATTCTACCTGGTCCGAGAAGGGGATCCTAGAGATCGCCTCTTGGCCTGGCGATAAGGAGAACTTCGGCGGTAACCACGATGATCTACACGCCGAGATCTACCTTCAAGCCTTCAGCAATATCCGTGGCTGTAAGAAACTCCGTAAGGGTCGTGGCTGGGCGAGTCACTTCCCGGTACACGAGCAGGAGCTACGCGGCCACTTCTGTAACCACGGGCATGTACATAGCGCTACCATTCCGGACTGGCGTTATGTTAACCTGTGCTGTGACAACCTGTATAAGGAGACGGGATTCAACCTGATCTCCCTGGAAGATCTTGACGCCACGCACGCACACCGTCGTGAGCATAAGGATACTCGAATCATTCTAGCACCGAGGAAGGCGAGTTAACCAGCTAGTCTGCTACAATTATACAAAATGATACAGGAATGATACAGCCTAAAGCCTTGATTCTAAAGGGTTTACTGCTATTTGTAGCAATGTAGCAAAATAATCGGTAACTATACACATACTAATAGAGAGAGACATATAAGTTTTGCTAAAGTCTCTTATTAAATTATTATAAAGTATATACCAATATATTATGCTACAATGCTACATAGGGTGCTCAGGCCAGGTGGGATAAGGGCTGAGGCTGTATCATACCCCTGCTACACGTTTGCTACAAATGATACAAGGAATGTGACATGAAAGAATTTATACTGGACGGTATAGAAGAGATCCGAGATATTACCAGTGAACTACACGCTAAGTACTTGGAGTATATCTCGGGAGAGGATCCTATCTGCGAACGCTTCTACGTCTTCCGCGCTGCTCCAGAAGACTGGAAGGAGCACGGCGGCTATCTCCGTACCGGTGATGGAATACCTGGATGGGATCATAGGAATATGGACTGGGAGCGCTATCGTAATATCGACTGGGAGTGGATCATCGAGAATATGGCAGAGAGTAGCGGCAGTGGAGTAGACTGGGATTCTATTCCAGACGATCTCCAGGATAAAGACTGGCTGTACTCGGCTCTGCAGAGATTCCCAGATAGTTTCTTTGCGCAGGGCGTCGACGCCGTCCTTCAGAAGAACTTAGGCTCATACAAATACGACTGGTGATTTAATGGCAAAGCTACACTACCACTACAGTGCAATGAATGCAGGTAAGTCTTCGCACCTACTACAGGCTGCGTTTAACTACCAGGAGCGCGGCATGAAGGTCGCTCTATTTAACTTCCAAGGAGATACTCGTTTCGGAGAGGGCGTAATCGCCAGCCGTATCGGTCTGCAAATGCCGGCCGTACCGTTTAACGCCGAGACTGAATTCCTCGAGGAGATCTATAAGTTCGAAGACGTAGACTGCATCTTCGTCGACGAGGCGCAGTTCCTGACGAAGGTTCAGGTAGAGTCCCTGACGAACCTAGTAGACCGTTACGATATTCCGGTAATGGCATACGGACTTCGTACCGACTTCCTACTGGAACCATTCGAAGGCTCTAAGTATCTATTGGCCTGGGCCGATGAGATCAACGAGATTCCGTCTATCTGTACCTGCGGTCGTAAGGCCCGTGCAGTAGTTCGTATGGATGACGGTCGCGCGGTGACCTCTGGAGATCAGGTGGTCATCGGAGATTCGAACTACGTGAGTCTATGTCGTCGCTGCTATAAGGAGGCTATCAATGAGTAGTCACAGACGTCGCCTACGCCTCTCTGCGAGGCGTTAGTACGTCCAGGGAACACTTAGGCGACATATCTTAATAACCTCTCACAGGGCTACACAGCTCGTAGGATACAGCATGAACATTACAATAGGTAACAAGGAAGTAGGTGAGGCCATTCGTCGATACATCAAATCGGAGACCGGCATGGATGCCGAGGGTGATATCGCCTGGGATATCGGCGGAGATCATCCCGGCGAGCCACGTATCATTGGCATCCATTCCGAGATCAGGATCGACGTTAATGTGGATATAAAAAAGCCTGCGCCCGACTTGAGTAAACCCACACCTCGTAAAATAAATGATCTAGGGGATATCTTTAGGGATAGAGCCATCGAGCGAGGTCTACCATACCAAGAGCCACAGCCTCGGTGGCAGCACCCTCACTACCAACCGCACACGATATTATGTAAGGGACAACATGTGGATACCAAGGCATAGCTACGCTTTAATTCAGGAAGATCCTCCTAAGCGTATCAGCAACATCATCGAAGCAACTATACACGAAGTTCCCTCTGACGAGGGTACTGTCATTCACGGCGGCGACACCGACCTAGAGATAGGTCAACGTGTTAAATTTAAACGTCATTTCACTACTACTGATATCGACGGCCAACTACTAATTAACGACAAGGATATAATCGCATGCTTAGCGCCTACCAAGTCTTAGATGCACACGAAGAAGATATGATCGGTTCAATCTGGATCGTAGAAGACGGGACAGCGCGATGCGTTGCCGGTCGTAAGGATATGGAAGGCCTAGTAGTAGAAGAGTCTGATCTTCTATTCCTAGAGAGCCGACCTGTAGAAGTAAAGACCTGCCCTAAAGTAGAAGGCGGTCAACACCTCAATGTGAACGTACTGGATCGAGAGACGCTGATGGACGCAGCTGAGAATCCCGAGAAGTACCCTCAGTTAACCATCCGAGTCTCTGGATATGCAGTGCGTTTTAACTCACTGACTAAGGAGCAACAACAGGATGTCATCAACCGGACCTTCACAGAAGCAGTCTAATCCGGTAGCTAAGTACGCCCGTGACTTTAACGTCGCGGCCGTACACCGGGACCGTAAGAAAGATAATCGTAAAGGTTATCGCAAACACAAAGGCTCCTACGGGGGCCTTTAATTTTTTTAGCTCAACTTAAGTCCTAAAAATTGTTATAAGTAATATGTAAGGATGTATATTATTTGTCGTAATTAAAGGATATTATTATGAAAAAGCTAATAGCGTTGTTATTTGTACTTATACTTTCAGGCTGTGCTAATGGAATACCTACTATGAGTTATTCTAGTACTACGCCGGAAGCCCTTGAGAATACTGAAAAACTATTCGTCGGAGTCCCCGTACTGCTAAGTATGGAAGGTTCTTCTGCACGTCTTAATGAGGACTGGATCGTCACCGTTAAGCACAACTCGCTAATCATGGGTCTACAAGGAGTAGAATCCTACGAACACCCTACGTGTGATATAGCATTGATTAAATCTAAAGGAGATAACGTAGTACCTACAGGTAAGTTGTATTCAAACGATAAGGTAGTCCATGTCGGCTATCCCGTTGGAATGCCCCTGTCTGTGAATGAAGGAGTTTACCTAGGAGATACCTCCGTTCGAGGTTGGGGTGAATGTTCTTACTCTGCTACTACCGGAGTCGTAATGAGCGGTATGAGTGGAGGTGGCGTGTATAACGCCGCAGGAGAATTAGTAGGAGTAAACCATGGGTTTGCTACGGGTGAGCTAGTCTGGCCCGACGGACGCACGGCAGATTCGCCAGCAGTATTCCTATCGCTATTCGCGGTAGAGGATTGGATCGAAGAAGTAACAGGTTTAAAGTTGTATGCTAATTAATAACAGAGGGCATTTTCGAGTGTCCTCGATTATTAACTAGGAGATACCATGAGACTACTATTATTATTAATGTCGTTCAGCCTACAGGCGCATCCATTAGATGAGCTTGTAGATATATTCGACGAGCTACAGTACGATACCGTAGAGCAGTGCCAGGAGATTATCGATACCAATCCGGTAGCAGTCCCCGAGTCACCGCAATGCCAGTACCTAGCAGAGAAGGGTGCGCGAGTCATCGAGGTCATCGCCCTGAGCATGGCCGCCGAGGGGATCCCTGTACATAAAGATAATCGTCGCGAGCTAATCACTCCGGCGATATTGGAGGTAGGTCTATTCGATGCTACCGTAGTAATAGCTGATGCCATGGACGTCTCGGACGCCTCTGTGTACATCGGCAAGAATCACCCAGAGATGGTTGAAAAGTATATTCGTCCAGAGATGGTCGACACGTTAACTAAAGCAGGTTTATTATGAAACACTATTATGAATTTTTATTAGAACTACCCGTACACCTACTGTCAGATTCATACGAGTACATTAAACGCTCGGATGCCGCTCATAACGAGGAGCATATCCGTGCCGTTGTACGTGCTGCAGATGATCTGGCAGATCGTTCAGAACTACCCCCGTCTATCCGTCCGCATCTAATGGCGGCGGCGTTGATGCACGACCTAGGCTGTGCCATTCGCGGTGGTCGAGATATCCACGAGACTCTCTCGGCTCAGATCGCCTACGGCTTACTTAAGGATTGCGGCATGTACCTAGAGCCTAACATCGTTCTACCGGCCATCCGTAAGCACCGTGCAAGTTACACCGGTGAACGTACCGGTAAGATCGAGAAGATCCTCGCAGCGGCAGATCGTTGCGATACCCTAAACCTAGGCCTGCTGTTCTACCGTTCGGCTGTATACGCTATGGATGCCTATGATGTCTGTGAGGATGTCGCAATCGCCCATAGCCATGAGCACATCGCTACTAAGTACAAGTCGACCGGCCGCGGCTGTCTACTGAATAACTGTATGATGATGGAGTTCTACCCAGAAGAATGCCGCGAGATTACTGCGCGCATGGAAACTATCACCGTCGAAGAAGTACGTCAACTAGTTATGGAGTTTAAGAAATGAGCTTAGTTACTAATACGCAAAACCTAGCAGTTACTACTAGCCGCAAGATCGCAGATACTTTCGGTAAGCAGCATAAGCACGTACTTCGCGATATCGAATCGTACCTAGGTATGAAAGATCTTATTCTAAGTCCAGACCTGGACCTAGATTTTTCCGTTAACATTCAAGAACTTGAAGGCGGCAATGGACGAGGCAAGGAGTACATCCTATCTGAAAGTGCCTGCACGCTAGTCATTATGTCGTACACCGGACCTCGCGCGATGGACTTTAAGAAGTCGTACATCCGGGAGTTCAACCGTATGCGCGGCTACTTGACTGCACGAGATTCTGCTCTGGCAGATTATGATGAGGATCGTGAAGATCCTGGAGATAAATACGAGTTCGCTCGCATCGATGGTTTCCACGGTGTATTGGAGGACTTAGGGTTATAATTAAGGAGACATTATGAGACGTTCAACTAAACTACGTCAACGTAAGCGCCTATGGGCGTTCTATCAAAACAAAAAGTAAGGTATCTTATGTACAGCAAAGCGTTAACTGAAATGATGAAGGTGGCTACCGAGCACGGTCTAACGGCCGATACTCTAGTTATGACTGAAGAGATGTCTGGGGATTGGAAGAGTAAGGTAGGAGAGGCCCTTCCAGAGGACTTCGAAGGCCTGTCTCCAGAAACCATGGGCATGCTTAAGATTATCATCCACCCTCTACCGGAGAATCATCTAGTTCTCCAGGAAAGTGAGTACGTCAAGGGCCAGGTAATCTGGGATGGCGAGAAGGCAGCCTACGCAGGTATCCCTAAGAATCCTACAGATCCTGTAGACGTTCTTAATGATATGATCTATGATAAGTTCGTCAGCTGTGCCAAGATGGAAGACGGCGAGCGAGTCGCCTTGATCGTCATCACTGAAGCCTGTAAGCCGGCCATGATGAAAGTCTGGGATAAGATCTACACTCCTTACGGCGGGTACCAGCTCCATATCGTACCTACTGAAGGCTACATCATCTCGTTCGCAGGCCAGAGTACCGATACTCTAGCGTTAATGGACATCTTGGATCCTGAAGTAGTGGAGGAACTATGCAAGCGTATATAGACGGAAGACTAGAACACAGCTGGAGCTGGGTGTATTTCCATGCGGCTCTTAACGATCTGATGGATGAGATACAAGACGCTCAGTACGCCGCCGGCGAGATTGATCATACCGTTCCGGGAGACCTAGTCTCTGCCGACGTAGATCAGCAGGAGGCTCCCCTCGGAATCTCCCCTGTGAATATCCCCAACCCAGATAAAGATGATCCGGGAGAGGAGGAATTCCTTAAAGCCACCCTCTACATGTGGGAGGACGGGAGTACCTCTCGGGGAGTCCAAGGGGAGTACAACCGACGTCGCGGCTTGATCATTCTAAACGATGACGAGCAGAAACATCACGACTATGCACGTAAGTGTATGGAGGAACGTAAGGGGTCTCTATGAGTAAACTAGGCGCTGCTGGACATACATTCGATGTCCTTCAGGCCGGCTATGAAATCCATAAGTACCGAAAGGGTAAAATAGGTAAGAGGGCTCTAGCAGAGAATCTCTCTATTGTTGGAGCCGGAGTAGTCGGCGGTATATTTGGTGGTGTTATCGGAGGCCTTGCAGCGGGAGCTGCAGCTGGTCGTCTGGTAGACCACCTCAAGAAGGCTTAGGCCTTCTTTTTCGCTTAAGGAAGAAACATGAACGAGCCAATCAACTCGTACGAAGGCTGGATGATTAATCCGGCGTACTTAACACCAGCGCATATGGGTCAGTTCCGGCCTGCGTATAAGGAGAACAAGATGTCATTGAAAGAGAAGGCTCTACGAATCGCTAAGGGTAACGACGGCGAAGTCGAGAAGGGTGAAGCTAAGAAATTCCATAAGAATATGAAGGATATGAAAGATGACGGCAAACTTAACCGATCAGCGGAGCTTGCAGCTAAAGCGCGCAAGTGATGCTCTAGAGAAGCAGGCGATTCTCGGTGCGGTAACTAGTTACTTCGCTCAGAATGCATATGGCGCCAAGCTAGCTCGTTCGGGTAAGTTCAAGAAGGAGATTGCTACTTCAGCCGCCCAGGGTATCCTAGGCAAGAAGGCTCCACGGACCCTTAAGACGGTCGGTAAGGATGCCTGGTATGGAGTGGCCGCTCCGGAAGTTAACTCTATTAAGAACGAGGCCTATACCCAGGCTCAGCTCTTCCGGAGTAAACATGACGTCGGCGGGATGCTCGGTAAGCTTAGTAAGCGAGATCAGGCGGTAGCCCGTCTAGCCGCTGCAGGTGATATGGAAGGACTTAAGCGTATCGGTCAGCACAATAACCCGATCATTAAGAAGATCCAGGAGCAGAAGTCTAAGTATAACGTTCCAGATATCCCTAAGAAGACCATGAAGGAAGTCGGCAAGCTACCCGAGGGTTCTCGTGTACCGTCTAGTAATAAGGCTGCCATTGCCGCTAACGTAGCGAGTATTCCAGTACTGGGTACCGGTACCGCCGCGCTGAACGCCGCCAAGCTGGCTGCAGGTACAGAGGCTGCCGGTAAGACTAATCTGATGCAGAAGGCTAAGGACAAGTTCGTAACGAAGCCGTTGAAGGCTAGCTTTAAGGCCGGTGAGGTAGGCAAGGAGTTTAACGCTAAGAAGTACTGGGCGGAGAGTCTATCGATGAACCCGTTCACTGCAGAGGCTAATAGGCAGGCTCATAAGGCCGGTTCTACTAGTGGCAAGAACGAAATCGTCCAGCGTGCACGTGCCGCCAAGGCAGAGGCAAAACGCATGCAGAGTATCAATAAATAGGTCCGAAATTGTTATAAGTAATATAGAATGGAGGACTTATGGATACTCTACAAGCAGCCGTAATTGGCTTAAAAGTATTAGTGATAATTGCCGGTGTCTGCTATGCAGTCTACCATCTAGCTAACGGCTCAACCTAATGGTTGGGCCTTTTTTACAGGGTAAGAAAATGATTCAATCTAAGATCGATGGAATGGCTAAGGCCAAAGCAAAGAAAGTTCTACTGGCTAAAGCTATTGAAGCCGGACTGGATCCTGAACTAATGACCGAGAACATTGAAGCTAAGCTCGATGATCTCCTACAAGCTGTACTCGACGATGTCGGTTACGCACAACTAGCGGGCATTGCCCTAAGTAAGATGGACTAAATGTATACTATCTGTCACCGTGAAAACGGGTATATCACCCACTCGTACGTCCTGGCAGATAGTCTGGGCGAAGCCCGAGTGAAAGCCTATGTAAATTATTCTACTACAATGAACGTAATGAGGTTCGTATGAAAAAACTATTAGTTATTGCCGTCCTGGTTCTTACAGGTTGCGGCGCACAGCCTAACCCTGAAGCCGAAGCAACGGCTTTAGCTAATAAATGCTTCTCAGGAGTAACCTCGCCGGTTGATTCCATGGAATGGCACAAGAAGTCTGACGACTGGAAAAACTCTTACTACATGCACTTTGACGCAATCAACTGCGAGGAAATCTAACATGAAATATCTACTTATTATACTAGCGTTATTCTCTCTGGCCGGTTGTGGTAAAACTGAAACTGTATGGGGAGCAACTACTGGATTCGATGACTACGGCTTTAAGAGAGCTTCGGTAATCGGAGTCTCTACTGATGGGGATCACTACCTGATGTACTCTTGCGTAGACCGAGGGGTCGAGCCTACTGTACATACCTTCATCGGGAACAATAAGACTCATAAGGTTATCAAAGGAGTTTCTACTGTAGAGCTGCATGCTGCTAAATACGGTGGAGATAAATACGCTGAAATAGAATCTATAGAGTTTTCCGTTAGTAATTTCGGTGAGACTATGGATGAAGCCTGGAGCTACTGCAGAGGTAAGTAATGCAAACACATCCTGATCTACGTAAGGTCTTTGAAGACGCGTACAACAATCGTATCCTGACGTTCACCCTGAACGGGATAACTTTCATAGAAGTATGGTTTTCCGAAACTAAACATTACGAATACATTCGTGGTACAAACCGAGGCTCGCCGATGAAGTTCTGTGAGTCTGAAGTAAACACTGCACTACTAAACAACAAGTTCACCTGGAGAACAAAATGAAGAAACTATTAGCACTTGCACTATTCACACCTATGGCTTTCGCTATGCCTACCGACCTTGCAGATATCTGTGAGAACCCTGTAGTTCTACCTGCAGTAGTCGAGTACGCCGAGTGGAAGTATGCTCAGCCTGAGAACATCACGCTGGATCTATTGGAGAGCCGTCCTGGTGGAAGCTGGAAGGAGAAGGGTAAGCAACTCTTCAAGGACGTCCGTACCGAGAACGACAAGATCGCGATGCGCCTAGAAGAGTACCTAGATGTAGCCGACTATGAAGTAGCCGACCGCGTACTCGTTAAATTCGTCAAGATCAACGGTTCGATCCAGGGAGATAAGGAAGTCGAAGAACTATGTAACGTAGTCTACTCGGCCGAGCAGTTCCGTACCTACCAGGCCCGTCGTGTCGGACAGCTTAACGATGTAAGCTACAAGATCGATCAACTAGTAGTGAACCAGCCGGTTACCGTACACGAGCACGCTCAGGTTAAGCGTGCCGAGATCGCGAAGGCCGAGCAGGAACGTAAGGCTAAGGAAGAGGCGGCTATCCGTGAGGAGGCTAAGCAGGAGGCCCTTCGTCTAGAGGCGGAGATGGCCAAGAAGGAAGCTGCAGCTCGTGTGGCTGCCGAGAAGGCTAGGGCTAAAGATCTGCTGGAAGAGGAAGCCCTGAAGCTTACTATGGAGCTCGAGCAGAACTACATGGTGATCGAGAACTCTGCGATTGAAGTAGAGAAACTTGAGCAGATCCGTGCCGAGCTAGTCGAGAAGCTTGACCTAGTTAATCAAGGCGTGGAAGGCGCTAAGAATCGTGCCGATCAAGCGAGCATGAATGCAAGTGGAATCAAAGTGGTCCTTAAGGGTCTTAAAGCTAAATTGGAGAAAATGTAATGAAATATCGTTTACTAGAAGGTGTACTAAATGCAATTTGTGATGCCGGAAATACGCCTTATGTTAAGTGTTCTAACCTGCACCCTAACTACCGTGGGCCTGAAGAATACGCTGTGGCTGGCTTTACCATTCACGCTATAGGTGGCAATGATGTCACTCACTTCGGTCTTGACGAGAACGGGATCTGCTTCCGTGCGTCATACAAAGGTGTAGCTCAAGACGTAACGCTTCCGCTAGATGGAATCTCTGCGCTCTACGCTAAGGAAGATCCTGAGATGGGTCTGCATTTCGATGTAGCCGATGAGTTCCGAGATGTATTCTCAGAGCAGCAGATGGCAGCTGAACAGCAGGCGGTTACCATGTACGCTCACATCCTACAGCTACGCGATAAGCATGAGTTCTTCATGGAATCCGTAGAGACTCAGGGCGAGCAGCTACACGAGAAGCTGAAGGAGATCGTACGCTCGGCTCCTGCTCCGGCTCCTGCTCCGGCTCCTGACGAGTCTACCGGTTTCCGTAAGGAAGCTCATGTAGGCTGGAAGCCGCAAGTAGTATAAAGCAAGAAGGGCACCCGTCTGGGTGCCCTTCGCTTACTGCTTCTTTTTTCGCTAATGTATACCAATCGACACCGACTTGAATATCACATCGGTTATCGACTGACCGTCGTTCTGTACTATGGCAAAGCGAATCTTATCGCTCGTGTTAAGTTCCAGCGAGAACTCTACCGACTGAGTGGAATCCCGGTTATTACGCGAGTGTTCGAACATGGTAGGCAGTCCGGCGATACGCCAGGTTGCTCCACCGTCTCTACTTACGAATGGCGTAATTGCCATCTCTCGGTTGGCCTGGGCTAGGTTAACGATAAACCTGCCGATTATGACGAATGGATTCACGGAGAATCCACCTTGATATGTAACAGTGCCGTCTGTGGGATCTACAGTAAACTGATTCCCTTGGACTAGCGTGAACTCTGCAGGGTTGGCTACTTCAATCTTAGAGTATAGACTGTAGGTATTCACCGATCCGCCCGAGGTAATCAGGTCGGTTATAGGTGTGGTTACTGCTGTATTCTCCCCGGTCAGCCCGAGGATAGTTCGCATGTGTGGACTGGGTGCTCCGATGACCGTTGATAGAATCATTACACCCCCGAATGAGTGGCCTTTAGGAATATAGGAGCTGCACCATCGTAATCCGTTACGGTAACGAATAGCGGGCTCTTGAATCCTAGGACTACTTCAACTGAAAAATCTGTGGTATGTGTACCGCCGACAGGAAGTGTAGTCACAGGAGATTTCTCTCCGTTTACTTCCAACTGCGTCTGCAGCTCTACTCGAGTGGTTGTACCCCAATCTCCTAGACAGGTCACGATCTCACGACCGGTAATCGAACTGTCCAACAACATGAATTCTGATACATCCCCTTCTATTTTTAGCTCTCTTGCCATATGCTTTCTCCATAAAAGAAAAGGCACCCGAAGGTGCCTCGATGAGTGGCCAGCCCGAGGTAAAGGAGGAAATCCCCGAACCGGCGCCATACTCTTATTTTACTACACTATAAGGGGTATGCAGTAGGTGTACCGTCGGAAGCTACTCCTAATCGGTACCTGCTCCCGTTAGGTGCAAGCATATCTACTCCATCATACGCGAATATCTCTCGGAATCTATTAGTGACAGAGCCTAGATCGTATGCATTATTAGAAGTAGGAGTTACGCTAGTAGTTTCTAGGTTAAGATTCCCGAATCTGCGGCCTGGGCTATAGTCTTGACTTGGGACGTCTGTAAATTTCACACCCCCTATGGCATTTGCGAATCCAGATACTCTAGCATTATTCTCCGAGTTGTACACTGTAATGAACACTGATGTGTTGGCCCGGAACTGTGCTATGGATACTTCCTGAGATACAACCTCGTCGGTGTGTAGATTGAATACCGTATCGAAACACTGATCTCTGGTTAGTGACTGAGTTACTAAATGGTTGACGGATCCGATTTGCTTAATATCAAATGTACACCTATAGGTAGCGAAGCCTTGGTCTGGACTAGATCCGTCATCTTTCCACGAGGTATTGTTATAGAGTGCACTTACCGTAGTCCCACCCGTCTGATGTTCATAAGTACCCTGGAAGCTTACATTAGTGCATATCCCTTGGATAAAGGAATTGATAGCTACTGTATTGGCATTGTATACATGAACGTTAGAGATTACTGCGTTCGCACCTCGGTCGAAACGGATAGGCTGCCTGATGTTGTTGCCTGATACATTAGATATGGTACATGATTGAGAGTCGGCAGAGTGGGGGTACCCTGCTCCATTACCGAATATAGCTATTAGTTTCTCGCAGTCTGCGCCAACTACGTTAGATACTACTACGTTATTCTTTCTAGATCCGGTATACCCATTAATAGCGAATACTGTATCGACCAGCGTACAGTACAATCCGTCTATGATAATATTGGCAGGTGCACCGGTATTACCCTCTACTATAACACCCCTACCTCCTCCACGTACAGCATCCCAGGATGCGTTGCGTACTACAGTATTATAGACACGTATTTCTGAAGTGTTATCACGAATGATAAACCCTGAGTTGGCTGCGAAATTACCACAGTCAATATCTAGATCGTGCACGTCGATATTCGTTGCATCCCACGCCATGAATACTGACTCGTATCCCGTAAGAATACCGGTAGCAATGAATGTACCTCTATTATAAAACTTAGTGTTACTACGGAACTCAAGTGCAGCCGATACATTATAAGTGCCTTCTGGAACAAATATATGTCCTGCCAGATCTAGAGCAGCTTGAATAGCAGCTGTATCATCCGCTACACCATCACCTACCGCACCGAAGTCCTTGACGTTCACTACATCGGCAAAACGATCGCCTAGAGTACGGCTTACTGTAGCGCCGGTAGATGTAACTTCAGCTTCCGTAACGATGTTACTAATGATCTCTACGCGACGATTATACGTCAGAGTAGCTGCGGCACCGGCAGAGTCTACGGCACTAACCGTCAGAGTATCTCCGACTACATTCCAGCTCTGTACCGTGTAGGTATCAGTCCAGTTATTACCGTACTCCCAGAGGACTCCTGCAGTCTCTAGGATAGAGTGATTGCCAGTAGTACTTTCGACCATTACACCGTCGGCAAGCGTCCAGCGGTTCAGACGAAGTCCGTTAGCCAGCACCTGACGCTGACGTCCGGTAGCTTGAATCCAGTAAGCGTAGCTCTCTTGGGTATCACGGAAGCGATCGGATAGAGACTTAGTAGAAGTCCCATCGTTCACTACCATCGAGTTCGGATCGACCCATGCCAGACGACCGCCCTGAACGCCCTCTAGGGTGGTTCCAGCCGGGAAGGTATGAGTTAGTCGGATAGACGTCGCAGAGATCACTGAGTAGTCTACAGGAGTCTCTAGACGGCCTCGATCGACTAGTGGACCGGAAACGTATACTTCCAGACCGTCGGTCTCGATAGACGTGAAGACTATATCAGTCTGTCCGTCGGTTAGCGTATGGCTTTCGCCCTGCGCCTTGTTGAATGGGATCTCGTTCGCCAGTGCACGGCCTACTAGAAGAAGCTCATCGCCTGCCGTAAGGGCAGTCGTTAGAGTAATCGTCGAGCCTGCAGCATCACGAGTATAATCCTGTGTCGCACCGAATAGTAGGCGGGCACCGTTTAGATAGACCTCTTCCGCCCCGTCGATGAACGTCAGGTCGAATACAGTCTCGCCGCCTACAGCTACAAACTGCTGGCGGTCGATGATAGAACCGGCGCTAGTATAGTCACCGGTAATGTTACTTAGTCTTGCCATTTAGGAATTCCTTATGTTATGAGGTCGCGATCCTCGTATACATATTTTAGCAGAAAGCCCTCGCGAGGAGGGCTTTGGGTTTATATACCGAGATGCTCTTTGATACTTGCTATATCTTTAGCTTGACGTTGGATTATCTCCCCTTGAATACCGATGAATTCCTGGTACCCTATAGTATATACGTCTTCGCCGCCGTTAACTGAGTGATGTTGTAGTCCTGCAAAGTCCACGTTGTGTCGTAGCATGGCCTCCTCTACTTGCTGAGCTATAGCTCCTATATGGTACCTAGAACCCGACCTAGAGCCGTCTTTATCTACTGCGGTTACAGTGCCATCGGCATCCGTATCCGCGTATGACTCTCGATAATCCATACGGTATTGTCTCCATTCTATATCCATGAAGAATGCTATATGATCGTCTGTTAAAGACTTAATATCAATCTTATCGCGCCTATCAGAACGATCTTGAACTGCACCATACGCGTATGTCGTAGTACCAGTAGTACCTAGTTGTATTTGATCATTACCAGTTACAGTAGAAGCCTGACCTATAGCCGTAGTTCTCGAAAACGCATGATTCCTATTAGCCAGGTATCCTAGAGAAGAATTATACGTTCCAGTCAGACCCTCACACGCCTGTCGACCGAAGCCGGTATTGCCCGTCCCTACTCCTACTCCATATCCTGCACGATATCCCATCAAAGTAAGGTTGCTAGAGTCTATGGCAGAAGAGTCCCCTCTATATGCCGCCTGGTATCCTACTGCCGTATTATTAATAGCGTTACTGTTTTCCAAGACTCTAGAGCCTATTGCAACGTTGAAATCAGAAGCAGTCGTGGCATTTCCGAGGGAGTAATCCCCTACCGCAACTTGAGAGTCTCCGTCAGATCCCAGACCTGCATGATATCCTACGGCAGTCTGGTTAGCGCCGTTACTCTGGTATCCAGATTGCTTACCTATAGATACTTTATTATTACCGGTGGCCTGTTCACCTGCCCTCCACCCAATACCTACAGATTCCTCAGAGGTCGTAGTGTTGCCTGAATAGGATCCTACCCAAACACCTCTACCTCCGTTAAGATGGTTCCCCGTCTCTGCACCTATGGCAACAGTAGAAGATGCTCCCGTAGAGTCGTGCAGAGCTAGTCTGCCTACTCCAACTGAGTAACCAGAGTCAAAAGTACTAGAGGATATATCTGCATCTTGACCTGCCTGAATACCAACGAACACCCCATTCTCCCCAGTGGATCGATATCCTGCACGATATCCCACTGCAGTCTTCTGATCCCCTGAAGTTCTATCGGATACTCCGAATAGTCCGTTGTTTACTTGCCCACCATCGGTAGCGCTATATGCCACTGGAGTAGGGTATTCAGTCGGGTCGATGTACACATAATTCCCATATAAAGCATGTCCCGGCACGCTGTTTCTATAGAGAGTCCCGGGGTTTACAGTGGAATCTACTGTTACTACTCCACCCCAAGTTATTCCGAATGAGGAGTCCCCTTCGTCAATCATTCGGTTATTTACTTTTGTTAAAGCCATTTGTTACTCCTTAATCTACTATCTTACCTACACCGAGTATACGCCACACACCCAGGTCGTTATACAGAGTGGCAGATGAATGTGCCCCTGCCTGATTACCTACGGTAAGACCTGTAGATCCAAAATCTTGGGTAGGAGTATCAGGTAGGCTTACTTGCCAGCTATATCCTATTAAATGTACTATGCGACCGTACTCAACTCCGTCTACGTCTATTTCACATCCAGTCTTAGCACTAGATCCACCCGTCAATCGATACCTATCGATACCTTGAGTTAGGGATACTACCTGATCATTACTAGTCAGCGATAGAGTGGAATCGTGGAATACTGGAGGTATTCCACCAGACCCACGTATCGTGTTAGTACCACCATCATATTGGATAGTAGAGGTGTCGTAGAGTCTTACTGGCTCGGTATCTGCAGTAGTAGCCTGACAATTTGTAACTCTTAACGTAGAACCGCCGCGCAGATATATGATCCTACTGAAAGTAGAGTTATTCATATATAGAGTAGAGCCTTCATTAACTTCTGCAGGTTCTAAGTCGATATCAAACCAAGTCATAGTCATAGTACCGCCACTAGATACTTCTATACCGTCATTTATCTGTGAACGTACCGTCGAACTTAATCCGGCACATCTAACCGTCCCTCCTGCACCTACAAATACTCCTAAGCTGCCTGCGCCTGACGAGAACACGTGATTTAACTGAGTTGCGTCAGTCTGTACCATTTGGATCAACCCGTATAGGCACTGTACGTTTCTGATTAAAGCGCCGCGCAAAGTTGAGTTAGATATAGTAATTACATCACCGTCTGTTAGAGTAACGATATTATAATCACAGTTACGTATCTTAGAGTCCTTGGTGATCTCAAGTTGGCCGTTTGACTCAGTGTAGGCTCCGTATGTCGCGAACCCACGCCCATCGATGATTGTCTTAAATACGTGAACGTAAGTATCAGTACGATGTGCAACCAGTAATCCAGAAGACTTATTTACTCCGTTACTCTGTATGGTTATACCGTTTATACCGATGTTACCCTTCTGAATATATACACCGTATTTGTAATCGGAAGTAGTCTCTATGATTACATTTTCAGGGTTAGTCAGATTGCCACGTATAGTTATTGCACCGTCTAACTCATCTCCGTTACTAGATGACCTGTATGCTGTAACCTTACCATATCCATATAGAATGGCAGCCCTAGCTTGACTTGATGCAGGCTCTACGCTTTCATTGTATAGACCATCGGCTAGTTGAATAGTCTGAGGATGATATATGATTTCAGGGATAGAGTTCCACGCCATTTGAACGGTCTTAAAGGGGTTGGCCTGAGATCCATCCCCTGCAGTATCGCTACCTGTAGGAGATACATACCAAGTCACTTCTTCAGTAGTCCTTCCTGCCTTTTGAGTAATATCGTATGTCCAATTCTCCATGGTACGAGGAGCTATAGACCCTGCAGCTACTGCCAGAGCCTCCGAAACGTCGGTACCCGGTAGCTCGCCTGGAGACACTGGACGGTAGAACGTTACGCTTACCTGCGCGCCTGCAGGAGGAGCCTCGGTGAACGAGATCTGTCCCGGAGCGGTAGTATAGCTGTCTACTGGAATCTGCACGACGCCGTCTACCGTTACCAGGAAGCTGGTCGCCGGAGATGAGTCTGCATGCGGTGCGTCGAATGTCGTCTTCGTGCCATCACCTAGTTGTACCGGTTGAAGTACTGGAAGCTGCTGCTCGGGTACATCTTGGCTAAGACCGGCGAAGCGGCTGTACGGACGGTAGGTTAGTGCACCTGAACCATCTCGTACCTGTACGTCTAGACGATCTCCTACCGGAGTACCGATTGATACTACCGTGAACGACTCGGTCGCCTCATCGTCCGGCCACCACAGTTGACCGAGGTGGAAGAATGTCGAGGTCTTGCCTGCCAGATCTACCTGCCAGACACCGGTAGCGTCCTTAGAGAATGGAGCGATTGTGGCACCTACTACGCCGACGGTAGATTTACGCCCGGTCAACGCCTCTTGATCGTCCATCTTAGGAACGAATACGTTGCCCGATGGAAGCGGGAAGCCTTCGCTTAGGAAGTCTCCTGTAGCATCGACTACTACGCCGTCGATCAGGGCTGGGTCCAGAACTCGCACTGGAGTCCCGGTAAGAATACTCGCCAGCTGCAGCTGCGCAAGTGTATTGAATACCTTCATGATATCTCCTTGTTAAGCCGGATGCCTCCGGTTTGTATTTATATTTTAGAGGCACCAGGATATTTGCAATTAGGCGGCTATAGGACCGAAACCTTTCCACGTACCAGGAGTACCTGCGGTAACGCATACCCAACCTTCATACCCACCAGCAGTGACTACTGAAGGGTCTGCATATACCTTATCCCCTACTTTCCACGTTGCCGCAGATCCTGGATTACCTACATCTGGCGGGTTAAAGTAGAAACCATTGACTATCTGTGCTATGGTCGAGGATCCGTAGTAGGCGAACTGCATATCCTGAGGCAGAGCGTTAGTATCTACTACTACTCGCTGCCCGAACTGCTCCCCTTCTGCACTTATAAAAGCTCTACACGCAGTAGAGTTAAACACGGTATTACCTGATATAATACCGAATGAGTTAGCTGGTAGTGCAGGAGCTCCTGATGCGGTCTGAATGATATGGTTAGTACCACTCCCTAGACCGCATCTCTCGAATGTGTTATTAGAAACATTAAAACTTATAGCATTCATGCGTATACCTGCACCTTCTATATTAGATAAAAGATTACCGGATATACTCAGGGTCTTTTGCGTCAGAGATCTGTTGTATAGGATCCCCGCACTAGATCCTGCATTAGAGTTGATAATAATGTTATCATCAATATTAACGTACTCTCCGCTCGATACTGCTATACCATAGCCGTCATATCCCTCTACAGTGTTACCTACAACCTTACAGAATCCTACGTCTTCCATCAGGCATTCTATGCCGTACACACCCGACCCTTTGACCATATTACCTTCTATCAAGTAATCTCGCATATCCTTAACCCAGATGCCTGATCCGGCAGTAGTCTCTATGAAGTTATTTCGGATTATATGATTGCCATTGGCGTTTAATACCGGAGCGTTACCTGCGTCGAATCGTATCCCTCTAGAGCTTGCAGGATTGACTGCATCACCTACTACATTGGTAATATGATTACCTTCTACATGAATCCTCTCAAAGATGTGTCCTACACCTTCGATGTTAATTCCGCCAGTACCCCAGATATTTACTATAGTATTATCCTGTACCCATATATCCGTGCCTGCAGATATAGCCACTCCATTACCGAAGTTGCCTATGGGATCGCTAGAGTCACCTATATTATAAATAGTGTTTCCTCGTATACGTACATCTGAAGGTGCCACCCCTACTGTCCCATATCCACAGTAGATACCAACTCGATATGCGTCGTGGACTATGTTGTTCTCTATTAATATACGCTTAGATCCAGTGGTCACGTGTATAGGGAATGGGTCTCCTGATGTATAGGAGTACGCGTCTTTGTTTCCGTCAAACTCCAGCATAGTTATAGTTACGTCTGAAACTGTATCCATACGAAACTGGGCTCTAGATGTAGTAGCCCGTAAGATAGCACCTTTACCGTATAGACAAGTTAGGCTGGGTACAGCTATCGGATCTGAGTACATGTATACTCCAGGGGGAAATTTTACATGCCCACCGCTACTCACCGCCGCCTGAATAGCCGCAGTATCATCCGTTACGCCATCTCCTACGGCGCCAAAGTCTTTCACAGAGACGATTCCAGTTGACTCCGGTGTCAGTGCCTGGTAGCCTCTATCTGCTAGATCACGTGATCTTGTCATTTTGTTTCTCCTTATGTTCAGTATACCTTATTTTACGAAAAAGCCCTCACGAGGAGGGCTTGGGGTTTAGTCGACGGACGCGCCGTCAATCATTCTGTTATTTCCTTTTGTTAACATTTATTGCTCCTTAATCAACTCTGCCGGCAATACGTTTAATCTTAAAAACTGAACCAGCCTTTAAAACACAATTCGTACTTTGGGTGACGACTTCTAGTCGAACAGTGTTATTCGGGTTGATCTGCCTACGTGTTGATAGCGTAATACTCTGATAGTCGGCATCAGCCGGGTTTGCGTAAGTACGAGTTAAGTTAGAGTTTACCGATCCAATCTTTAACTCCGCCCATCGTAGGCCGTCACCTAGGAATGAACCATTAAACTCCACTTCGTACGTACTAACCATATCTCCATTATCCATGCCTTGAGTGTTGCCCCAAGGAGAGTTGGTTTCTACGGTATTGAACGTTATGATATTAGCTCCACTCGCTAGTGGAATATCTGTATTACCTACGTAACAAACAGCGTATGGTTCATTAAAAGAGTCGAAGTTAATGTTGGCGAATCCATCGGAATCAATACGGTCTGGTATCAGAGGTTGACCAGATGAGACGTATGCATTACGGAAGTCTACTTTAGCGAAGCCCGTGATACTGAAGTATACGCTAGAGTTATCACCTCCTGGCAAGGAACAACCTTCGAACGATACATAAGTTCCATCAATATCGTACAATTTCTGATTTGAACTGTTGTCGTAACCAAACAACTTCAGGTTCATACCATTAACTTCCATTGTCTCAGTACCTCTAGCATAAAACAATTTTGCAACAACAACTGATGCGTCAGTAAATAAACTGTTCTCTGCTCCACACGATGTAAGTGTTGTACCTAAGCAAGTGTTGAAACTGTAAGCATATGGAGTGTCACCTGAAGTCACGCCCCAACCCCAATCATCTACTGTAGCATTTGTAAATGCTGAGTAAGATAGTCCGAAGAAGCTCCAACCATTTAACACACGAGACGCACCACAGTTGTTAACTGTCAAGCTTGTACCTGAAGCAGTCTTTGTACCGATAGTGGCGTGGTTGATAATGTGATGAGCATTACGGAAGTCTATTGACTCTAATAGTGTTCTGTAGATATCGTTTGTATGAATACCCGCATTAACATATTGGAACTCAATATCACTCAGGTGTGAATGAGCGAAAGATGGCCCATAGATACCGCTAATAGTGTAGTCATCAAACAACGTATCTGGTGTATGACCCTTAACACGGAAGTCTCGGAATGTCAAACCCCATTGAGCAGTGGCATTAGCTAAGCCTCGGCCTTCATCTAAATCGGCACCATCAGTGGCACTTGCTAGTCGACGAGAAGCAGCGATCATAAAGATACAGTCTTCATTGTAAGTGTAGCCACGAGTACCTGCTCCGTTTAACGCAGAGAATGTAGCATTAAGCTGTAGGCTGTAGTTATCCGCGCCTTGGAAGATTGTTGCGTACTTACCAGCACCCTGTATAACGATACCATCACATTCGTACATCTGAATAGCATTAGAGACGATATAGATTCCGGCGGGGAAGAAAAGCGTGTTACCGTAAGTGATGTTCCCTTTAGTTGTAATGAAATCCACTGCCGCCTGAATAGCCGCAGTATCATCCGTTACGCCATCACCTACTGCACCGAAGTCCTTGACGTTCACTACGTCTGCCGCTCGGTCTGCTAGAGTACGTGCAGTAGTTCCTCCGGTCGCCGTCGCATAGCCTAGACTAACGTCTGTACCTTCAGCTACATCGGTAGTTACCGGTTTGAAGTACGTTACGTCGATCTCGGCTGCAGCTGCAGGAGCTGTAGTAAAGATGATCTGTCCGGGCGCCGTAGTATAATCAGTACCCGCACGCGAGACTAGCCCGTCGACTACCACGAAGAACGCCTGTGGAAGTTCGGCTGAAGTCCCCGGAGCATCGAAGGTAGTGGTCGTACCGTCACCGGTCTGACGCGGCTGGATTAGCGGTGTAGCAGTAGCTGCAGTGATCTCACGTGCCCATAGGCCATTACCTAGCTGATAGTCTGCTACAGCCGTCTGGATTAAATAATCGCTAAGCGGTGAGATTACTTTAACGTAATCCCCTAGTCCTAGCGCCGTGCTGCCTACCATCGCGGCAACATTGTCGAATACATTTGTGATTTGACGTTTAGAAGACGTCCACTTTATGCCGTCGTAGGCGTAAGTGAATTGTCCTTCAGTGTACGTCTGTCCAACCACTGGGTTGGACGGAAACGTTAGTGCCATTTGTTACTCCTTTGGTTAAGTTCTCTGTTTATCTAGCCCTATAGGAAAAAGAGCCGCCAATTATCACGGTCGGTGATGCAGGTATATCTGCATCACTTAGAAGTGTCTGACCGTCAGGTTTGTATAATGTAATTACAGCGCCCCCGCCAGTTAAAGACATAACTCCACTCGTACTCGCAACGCCACCAGTAAAGTTTTGATATCTAACTGAGGCATGCGCGTCCTCATCCACATTAATAGGGAATGGCAATCCCTGTATAGTACAAGATCCGGTCTGGGATCCAACTGCGTTAACGTACATAGAAAAGTTAACTGTAACCATGTCATCAATTCTACTCCATGTTCCGCTTTGCTTAACATAAGCAATTCCAGAACTAGATCCCCCAATAAACAACTCAGGGGTCCATTCACCTTGTTGTATCGTTGTTATTAGGTTATCACGTCGATAGTCATGTAATTCAGGGATGATTTCAGTATAGAGGCCATTCGGGCCATCATAGGTGTACTTAGACGTACTTGGCTTTGTTACATACATTGACGGAAATCTAAAATAGGTCGGCGGGTTAGTCCAATGAATTTTTGCATCATCCTTTAATATCACGGATTCTTTAAAATAATCCACTGGAGATACCAATGGTAAGGGCCTATCCATCTCGCCACTGATAAATGTTATATCATCACCAGCCATTGCACTAACCATATACACGGGGTGCGTTGGAGTCTGTCTGTTTAAGTCTTGCCACTTGAAAAATGATCTGTGATTTACTACGGTTACTTTGTTATTTCCCTCGAAGTTGAAATAAATACCCTTCTCGACTGGATAGTTTGCATCAAGAGGGGTTAGCGTAAATCCTTCATTCCCACAGGATACCAGTGTTAAACACGTTGCATTTCTAAATGTAAAAGCCGCCTTATATGGGATATCACATCCGCAACCAACTATCTCAGAATATGTATGACCGAATATGTATCCGCCTAGGCCACACCAAAGGGCCTCACATCCTTTGAAGTTTGTTGTTGTACCGCTCTGTGTCTCTATCGTTCCATACCCCTGAAAGCTTGTAACCTCAGATAACCATGGCTGCTTCATAAATAGCATCGTGCCTGTATTGTGGCAGCATACGTCCCTAATAAAAACGCTGTCTCCAGTTGAATAGTAAACGCCGTACGTATTCTGTTGCGAGTCTAATCCACCACCGCTTATATTTGGGTACCCAGTAGATATGTTCCCTCTGAGTGCGATATTTTCTAGTCTTTGATTTCCCGAGTGATATCTAGTTAAATCAGAAGGGTAATCAGGATGACGCTGATTATTGTGCATTTGAATTATCGAGTCGTTACCAGCTTCATCAAGGTTATTGGTACTTTTCCATATCGTACAAACCCACTCAGTTGCATCAATAGTTGGAGTCTGGCTACCAATTAGTGATTTATAAGGAGGAAGAATGATCGGATCGTGAATTTCGTAAAGACCCTCTGGAACAAAGGTAACAGCATGATTCGAGATGCAAGCTCTAAACGCAGGTTCCCAATTATCCCCCACCCTCGAATTCTCATAATCTAAAACATTTCCGATATCTGAAAATCTATCGTAAAGTGTTCTAGGCGTATTACTACCTGCCGCCGTCACTAGGATCTCGTTACCTACTGCGTCGACCAGACCCTGAGGAGCATCTTCGACCCATTGGCCTTGAGAAGTCCCTTCGTTCACGTGCCAGATATACGTCAGGCCGTTAGAATCGTCAAACCACTGGAGTCCCGGCTCGGGTGCTGCCGGTGGAGTAGCGCTCTGGATTTTAACGGCAGAGCTACCGTATTTAATAACTGATGTCCACTTAGTACCGTCCCACGTGTAACGGTAGTCTCCATACTCGTAGACCTGCCCTACGATCGGGGCGGTTGGGAAGCTAATAGCCATATATGACTCTCCTTATGTTATGATTGCCGGGTGATCAATCCGGGTGTACTACTATTTTAGGCAAAAAGAAAGCCGCCCGAAGGTGGCCTTGTTGTTAGATTAGTTTCCAGTCTGAGGATCCGGATCCTATAGAGTTAACTACCATGTATGCATTGTTGGCTGTTACATCTACGTATACCTGTCCGTAGTAAGTGCCGCTAAACGCAGGAGGAACTGATCCTATCTGAGCAAACGGGCCTAGATTGACGAAGGATGTTACTGTGGCATCCTGTCTAATAGAGGTTTGACGGATACCCTTCAGTACCATATCGTTCGTACCCTCTACTAACTCTACCACGGTACCAGCTACTACTATAGATCTAATAGCTTCTACTCTATCAGAGACTACCTTATTATCAGATATATTTGCAGTCGAGGCATCTTGAACCCATATACCTGCCCTCGAGCTAGTAGGAGAGGTGACGGAGCAGTATTCGTCTACAATGTTATTTTTAACATCTATACTAGTAGAAGAGGAGTCTCCTCGAACTGATATAGGAGTAACTGAAGTGTTCCGTATGATATTATCGGAAACCACTGCATTACCCGTCACCCATGCGTATATACCGTTCTTATCTATAGTAGATTGGAATCTACCGTCGATTATATTATTAGTGATATACGCGTTGACAGCAGACTGGTTAGACACGGATACTCCACAACCTAGGAAGGTGTTAGATACTATCGATATGTCACTTACAGGAGATCCTGAATCGATCTGTACCAGTAAGGCTCCTGCCATGGCACTAGCCCCTGCACCTCCATCGAAAGTATTTCCGCTGACAACAATGGAAGTATCCGCAACAGAACCTCGGTTCCTGAGGACTACAAGATCCTGCTCTACGTTACCTACAAATCCATTAGCAGTTACTTGATTATCAGTTATACGCAAGACTCCCTTTCGATAAGTATTGGCGTCCCAGTCAGTGGAGTTACCTCCGGCATCTATAAAAGTACCTCTACCTACCTCTGCATAGAAGCACTGTACGATATTCCCAGATATCGTATGCTCCATACTTATAGGTTCAGTAATCTTAATAGCTGATGCACCTACCGAGTTACGGATGGTATTATCTATATAAGATATGCGGTGACCGCCTAGAGTACATCCTCCATCGATATAGTTACCCTGGAACGTAATGTTCTCTCCATTACCATGAGTATCTACAGCTCCTACTGAAGTAGTACAGATAGAAGTACAGTTCGTAACTTGGCTGTTACGTACTACTATAGACCCGTTAGATCCACCTCCTCCATGAGCTATTCCGTGTCGAATAGACTTAAAGAAGCTGTTAGTTAACGTCAGGTCCTGACAGTTACTTACACTATAGCCATAATACGTGTTGTTAGGGCTAGCTAAGCGATTACTCATATCTACTACTAAGTTCGTAGAGGATACATACCTGCATCGGTCTACTAATATGGCAGCGTAATCAAAAGAGTTCGCCTTTATATCCTCCAGGTGCAATCCCATAACTCCTGCGATTCGCAACCCAAAGTCTTGAGTTAAGTTCTCTTCACAGACTAGACTGAATCCTTTAGCCGTAAAAGAAGTACCTGTGTGTCGGTATATACGGACATCCGTAAGATCGTTATATCCGTCGTATAGAGATTCCTTACTATATACAGTATTTCCTATTACCTGATTAACCTCTAGGAACTCTCCTTTATAATAGTTATCTCTGGCAGGATTAAAGGATCCTATAGTTGCATCCCATATGATCAGTTCGTCGCCTGCGCTTATGCTAGATGCGTCTACTACGTCTATAGACCTCTCCCCTACTTCACCTACGGTAGATGCCAGAGTAGTCACCTGGGTAAGCCAGTTAGAGTCGTCCTCCCCATACCTAAACGCTGTAGTTATAGAATCTCCCGAGATGATAAATCGTACTGAGTCAGAGCCCTCTCCCTTAAAGGCACTACATGGGGTGAGGTCTATTTGAGACGTTATTTTATAGCTTCCAGGAGGAGTATAAACCGATCCTCTAGTATTAATGGCTGCCTGGATAGCTGCAGTATCATCCGTTACACCATCGCCTACTGCACCGAAGTCCTTAACGTTTACTACATCGGCGAAACGCTGGTTAAGTGCACGAGCCTGCGTAGAGCCTACTGAAAGAATCTCTGCTGCGTTAATCGACTCAGCCGTCTGTGCCGCCGCCTGTGGAGAATCATCTACCCATTGATAGCTATTCCCATCGTTGAACCAGATGTATGTACGTCCAGATTCTGTATCGTACCAGCGAGCATTGTCTACTGGGTTCTCTGGAGGAGTAGGCTGTACGTATGAACGTGAGTCACTTGCCTCTGAACGAATCTGTGCGATCTCGGTTAGTACGTTGTTAAGATCCTCTGTACCTAGCTCACCGTTCTGGTAGTGGCTCGACTTGATACATAGTACGTACGCCACGTTATCCGGACGAGTCTCTGCACCGCCTGCCGCTACGCCAGTACCGTTAGCTACTAGAGCTGAAGTGCCTGCTCCGGTAGGAACCTGACCGATGCCGTAAGGAGTTCCACCTACAGTAAGATCCATCTCGCCTACAGAAGAGCCTTGCTGACTACCGATTACTCGTGCCTGCATTGTACCAAAGAACTGTAGCGTAGCCACCGTCCAGTACTGATCGCTGTTAGGGTGTTGCAGACCGCCTGCGCCTAGTACACGCCAGTGACGGTGTGCAGCCAGTTCAGTCGATGCGATTGTTACCAGTGCGTTGTTCGTATTGCCTGGTACGACTGCCGAAGCGTCAAACCATACGCCACCATCGTCAGAATACTGAAGACGGATCTGGCTAGGCAGGTATTGAGCGCCTAGAGATTCTGCATTGAACAGAGTGATCGAGTTAACTGTAGTCGGAGCATCGAACGAGTAGCCGATAGACTGATCTGCGAAGTTAACCGTAGTCGTAGTCGATGTATTACCATCCCATAGATTCTCTGTAGTACCTGGGAATGTAGTAGTCATCCAGCGGCCTAGCTCGTTGGCAATCAACTGGCTTGGAATCTGCGTAGTATCTGTACCTGCACCGAAGTCGTAGCATCGTACGAAGTCGCCGCGTGAATCTGGTAGAGTAGCCACTTCCGCTGCAGGGTTACCTGTCAGGAATGTCACTAGCTCTGGGTACATAGAACGAGTGATCGTTCCACCGATTGTACGCAACCAGCCTGCCGGTACGTTGTTATTCGGGAAGTAACCCATAAAGCCTACCGGTACATCTGCCACGCGTGTAGCTGCAGGAATACCGATGTGACGTACGCTGATAGTCTCCGAGCGAGGCACGAAGTTAAGCGTCAGGACATTACCTGCCAGACTGTACTCAGTAGTCGATAGGATCGAACCGTTACGGATAACAATTACAGATGAACGGCTAGGAGCCTGACGGCTAAGCGTAATGTCACGTGTGTTGTTAGCTGCAGAGAATACATGCTGCTCTTCGGTGATCTCGTTAACGTTGTACGGGTGGTTAACCTGGCTGATCTGCCATTGCGTACCGTCGAAGATCAACTGGATGTAAGCGTTACGTAGATCTAGTACTAGGTCTGTATCGCCTTCAATCGTAGAGCCTGTAGGTATAACCGTTACTGGACTTACTGCGAAAGACGAGTCTCGGTCGGCTACTGCTACTAGATTACCTACTACTGGATTAGCCGGTAGCGTGATTGTGATACCACCTGCAGCCATGTAGCCGATCTTATCGGTAGCCGTTACGTCGGCATCGGCGTTAATCCATGATAGGCCCTGTGGAGGTAGGCTAGACCACTGGATGCCGCTATCACCGCCTCCAGAAAATGCTTCCAGGAATTTACCGCCCTGGCCGGCGTATCCCGGAGCATCGTTAAGATCACTCCAGTTTAGTACCGCTTTGACTTCCGTGCGGATATGCTCCAGAAGTTCGTCGGATATGGTAGAAATACCAACTCTTGTATTTGCCATTCTTGGCTCCTTTAGTTACGTTGCGCGCGCTATACTCTATTTTACACATAATAGGGATTTCGGTTATAAGTGATATAGAGAGGGACATGATAACGACTATCTATGGAGGATTGATGGATCATACTGAATATTACCTAGGGATCGACCCTGCATGGAAGACCTGTGCGGTAGCCTTGATGAACGATCGTAATGAAGTCATTAAGTCTATCGTACTGGACCCGTCTACCATGGAGATGGCCGAGGTTCCCGATGTAGTAGAAGCTTGGCTGGGAGGTGGATTCCACCAGATTATCGGCTGCTGCATGGAGCGTTTCGTCTACTATGAAGGCGTGCACAATCCAGACAGCGAGCGGATTCTGATGGTAATCGGCCAGCTACAATATTGGTTACGCACTAAGAACATTCCCTGTACGCTCTGGAGAGCATACGATTGGAAGAGTCGTCTTAGTAAGCACTTATTTAAAGAACGGGATTTCCGTAATCCCAGTGATCGCTTCGATAAGGTATTCTCAGTGGCAGCTGCAGAATGTTGTACCGGCGTGAAATTCGAAACAGACCACGAGGCCGATGCAGGATGCTTGGCCTATCTAGCAGGAGCTATGTATGCATAAGTTTACTGAGTACCAAGGACGAGTACTCAATAGTGTAGAATACAACGGCGTGCCTTACGCGCGCATGGGCGATATCATCGAGTGCATTGTACCGGGCGGCTGGTCGGACTACGAGCAGGTACTCAACTCGGATCAGGGTCTCATCGAAGATCTCGACTTGATATATCTACCGGATGATGTATTCTGTGAAGCTGATGGCTGGCACATTCCAGTCAGTAAAATAAGCTGCTGGTTATTCACCATTAAAGTCCGCGACTGCGATGACGATATGCAGGATCGCTTCCGTACCTTCCGACGTGACTGTGAGAAATCCTTTCGAGTCACTTGGGGTATGGACGTCGAGGACGTACGGGTACGCGTGCGCGAGATGCCCTTCCAGGAGCAGGCGTCTTACGAGGAGCTACTCTGGGCCTTCCGATCTCTAGGAGTTCCAGTAGAAGATGAACCTGATGAGTTAATCATCTACGACGTACTAACTAATCTCGCCTCGCATAGTGAATGCGGACGGGCTGGACAGAAACTGGCAGACATGCTGACGTACATCGACGACCTTCCCGGTGGCGAGTACATCTTGGAATACATTGAAAACTACTTACTAAATCGCCTACCGGACTCGGTGGATCTGCAGGACTTCCTTGAAGAGCTAGACCGCCGCGTATCGTTTATGGCAAGCCAATTCATAGGAGAAACAAATGCAAAATAAGATTCACGATATCATGGACCACGCCTGGGATCATCCTGCAGTGGACGAAGTACACACCATGCGAGTTGGCTTAATCACAAACACCGTTGGACAGGCTCGTCCTGTCGTCATTACAGATCTAGATGATATTATGTTAGAAGAACCTAAAGTGGACCTCTCTAAGATCATCGAAGAACTGCCTCTAATCGTACACTTCGGTGTCGACCATCTTATCGCTGTACTAATCGTCTTGGACGCTGACTCTGGTAAAATTCAGTGCTATCCTTTCAGTAATGATAATGAACATAACAAATGGTTCGTCTACGATATCGCGTTCGACATTGTCGATCATGATAAAGTGGAAGTCCGTCCAGTTCATCCATGGGTCACTGTTGCAGATGATCTTTACCAAGAAACTTACGAGCATATGGAGGCATTAGCATCTGTATGTATGTCATTCCTCACTCGATTGGGTGAAGGGACTCTAGTAGAATCAGAGGATAACTTCGAGCGACTCAATAAGAAGCGCACGAAGAATGGGAAATTTCCTCGACGACCTAATTGGAACTTAATATGTGGAAGCCAAGTTTAGAATTTACTTTACGATTGAAATGGTTTACTTTTACTACTAAGATCGTTCACATGTACCGCAAGGTACGTGACAAGGTGATGAACTATATCACTAAGCACGACCTTGAAGAGTGCAACGGAACTTCTATGGCTGCGGCATTCGCTGGCGGCACATGCGTAGGTATTACTGCAACTTCAAACCATGCAGGGAACCGTGATGTCACGGTACCTGCGGGTATTCTACTAGGCGCTGGCGCTGTGGTAGGAACTATTGCTATGCTCTGCTGGGGTAGAATGCCGGGGAGCAAGAGAGAGCTTACAGAGGAAGAGTGGGATACCGCTCTGCAGATAGTCGGAATGACTAACCTGACCTGTGTAGCTACTACTATGCCTAAGCACGTCGATATTGCATACGCTATGGTTACCGGAACCAGTCTCCTGGAGATTGACGACGAGGAACTACGCGATCGATTCATGCCTAAAGAGGAGGAGCCGGATTTCGATGAAAGTAACTTCTTCATGAGCGACGATGACGACGAAGAAGATGACGAGGACGACTGGAAGAGTACGCCTAAGAAATCGAAAAGAAAAATGAACTTGGACTGGGACTTCCCAATTAAAGATCCAGATGACTACAGGGAAAGTAAGTTAGAGGATAAATACTCAGGAGATAAATCATGGCTAGTGATCTAAAAACCTACCTACCTGTAGAACTCAAGCGCTACCGCAGACGTTACGCATTCCGCTCTAAGCGAGATGACGATGGACGTCAGGAATACGTGATTAAGTTCAAAGGGTGGAACGGAGAGTTAACTAAAAAGATGACTCAAGCAGAAGCTCGAAAGTTCTGTACCACGTATTCTAATGGGGTAATGAAGCATGCAGTAGAGTGTGCTCCATATCACGAACACGGGCGTGAGGCCTTTAGAACTCGTAAGGTAATTGGAGATCCGGTGATCGGTACTCTGATGCGGTCGTTTAAAAATATGGCCGTAGAAGAGACCGAGAAGAAGGATTCGAAAGACAAAGCAAAGGAGATGCTTAATGATAATCGGAATAGCGGGACCAGCAAAGGCGGGGAAGGACACAGTAGCGGCGATGATCGGGTGGCAGACGACGAGTTTCGCCGATCCTCTAAAAGAGGTTACCGCTCTAACCTTCGACATTCCTCGCGAGGACCTAGAGACTCAGGAGGGGAAGGCTAGTAAGCATCCTAACGGATTCGGCTTTACTAACCGCGAGCTGCTCCAGATGGTCGGTACGGATATGTTCCGTAAGGTAATTCACAACGACGTGTGGACGGAGAAATTCAAACGCACCATTAGCAGTGGAGGTAATTGGATTGTTCCTGATGTACGCTTTGATGGAGAAGCTCAGACTATTCTGGATGCAGGTGGAATCATTCTTGACGTGGTACCGGGATACGACGGATATGAAGAAATTCCTGGTACTCATAGCAGTGAAGCTGGTATTAATCCTGATCTGGTTAATTATCGTATATACAATGATTCTTCCATAGACGATCTACAGCACCGTACCTGGGAGACTTGCTGGGCGCTGAACATTCAGTTCCCCGGCGAGTTCGATGAAGTACTCCGTACGATGAATATGGATGATCCTGTAATGGACGGCTGGGTGGAGGCTCTACATGAAGCACAAGACATGGCTTAAGTGCGCTCAGGCGGTAGCTGAGGATTCTAAGTGTATCTCGATGAAGGTAGGTTGTGTGCTCGTTAGCGATGGGCATGTGATCTCTACTGGATATAATGGTTCGGCTAAGGGCGATCATAACTGTTCGGATGTCCACAAGGAACGTGGCCCCGAGCATTCTGATTGGTCGAATAAGTTCGAGATTCACTCGGAGATGAATGCCATCATCCACTGTCCGGTGAGTACTTACGGTATGATTGCATACGTAACGCATTCTCCGTGTTGGAACTGTACTAAGCATCTGGTGGCGGCCGGTGCTAAGTCCATTCACTTCATGGAGATGTACTACCGTATGGATCCCGACGAGTGGTCTGAGGTAATCGACTATTGTAAGCGTATGGGCGTAACGCTAGTTCAGTGGAAGGATAGCTTTCTTCCTGAGAAGATCTGGGTGAGTAAGGTGGAAGCATGTTAGGATTCGTAGACAAGCTAATCGATTCTCTCCCGGATATGATGATTGAACATGAGTACTATAGCCATACCTTTAGCGATGGTACGGTTACTCTTCAGATCAACTCATGGAACTATTACAACGAGGCGGATAATGACGCTCCTCGTGTAGTAGGTAGTTCCAATTGTACAAGTGATATGGGTATCGAACTGACTCTGTTTATAGATAGAGCCAACATTACTCGCAAACTTAGTCAATCTGAGATAGAGCGTATATCTAATGCGGCTATCGATATGGTTGAAGATGATGTTAACAATAAGATGGAGAAATGGCTATGCTAATTCTAATGCAGCTAACTGTAATTATCGCAAGTGTACTATCTAGTGCCCTGTGCTTTCAAAAGGCATGGAGTGCAGAGGGCCACGACTGGTTCTCTCTATGGAATATCCTAGCGTTTATCGTCCCTATGGTCATGTTCGCTCTAATGGGTCTGGGCAACGGGTTGATGGTTCCTCTACTTCTACTGGCTCACTCGTATTCTGAGAAGCTGTGGGAGAGAGGCTAATGGGTATGCTACTCGGCGTATTTATTCTAGTGCTATTCGTGTACTTTTTACTGGTCAAGATGAAGGGAGGAAAGGTAGTCTCAGGGAACTGGGACTGCGGAGATGATGACGACTACAAGGGATATTAAAGAAAGACGCAGGGCCCTTCTGGGCCTTGCAATTACGTGCATGTTTTTATTTGGTGCTGCATGGGCATGCGGAATGAGCTAATTGGAGTAATACTATGAATTTACGATTAGACAATCGTCGAGTGTCTTGTAACGAACTTAAGGTACACGGCGTTATTTACCATATGTTCTCTGTATGGTTTTCACAGGATGAGATAGACGATGGTCTACATCGTAGAGTCAAAGGATTGACTGGACAGTACTTCTACTCGGTTGTAGACGGCCCTTCAGGTTGCTTAGATCGACAGGATAGCGGGCAGTCGTTTACCTTTGGTACGCTGCGTAAACATGAGATCAAATCTCTAGGAGAGCTACGTGGCAATTAAACTGTATAGCGCATTAGACACCGATATCATCTGCACTACCTTTATTGAAGGTGTACGCGTAGACTTCGGATGGCATGAGGATATGCATCCTCCTACACACTATTCCATAGACTACGATGGAGAGATCTACATAGGTACTCATGCATTCTGGATTGCATCTGAGCCTCATGAGCTTGATGATGACGGAGACCTGGTTGTCAACTGGAACGAGATGAGTGAGGATGGACATCAGGTTAGTCTAATAGGTAAGTGGGGTGAATTTAATACCGGCCTGTACGGCGAGCTTACTCTGGTAGATGTCGAAGGTCCTCCTATTATCGAAATAACTAAATACGGAGAGGCGGAGAAATGTAACTGCGCCGACTGCCGACGAGAGAGGGAGACCGAAGATGGGGATGTATGACGCCCAGCCAGATGACATTATCTGCACTACCGTTATCGAAGGTAAGCGAATCGACTTCGCCTGGCCTGAAGATCTATTGCCTCCAACTCACTTTAACTTTGACTACGACGGAGAGTTCATCGTAGGCAATTATCCTTTCTATGATCCGGATCGCCCTCACCATGAAAGTAGTCTATCCACTAACTGGGCTACAAGAGACGGTCTCTCATTTATGGATGGGTACCTTGCTACCGGCGTAGGATACACTAACATAGAGAACTCTGCACTTAGCGGTGAGATTACTCTGGTAGAAGTCGAGGAAGATACTCTTATCCAGTATGCCGAGGGCACTTCTAAGAGGGAGGAAGTCTCCTGTGAGTGTCCGGACTGTCGACCTGATATGCATGCCAGCGATGAGAACTATGCGTTAGGCGCATAGCAAAAGAGCCTCACTAGGAGGCTCTTTTTTAGCTTATGGGATAAGTTCCCAGTGCGGTAGATCGTTAAACTTCTGATCAGTCGTACGTTTATCACCATCCCAGTCACCACCGTATCGAACTTTGATACCCAACTCTTCAGCTACGCGGAATACGTAACCTGCAAATAGGTAGAATCGTCCTAGGTCGTCCCAATCGATAGGATATGGCGCCACGTCTACTGCAATCGAAGGAGAAGTGTTGTGCTTACTCTCTGGATACTTCAACTTACTCTTACCAGTATAATACGCCTGGTTCTGTTCGTCTTCTCCACGCTCTCCGCAGAGGATACTACAGTCGAAAGTCTTAACGACTTCCTGGAAGAGGCGCTGGAGGTCTGGATGACAGGTCTCTAGACGCGCTCTACTTGATTTTCCGAATTTTGCCATTATGTCACTCCTGGGCGGCAGCCCTCTGTAAGCCATTCTAAGAGACTTTGGCCCTAAGGCATGCCATTGGTCACCTTAGGGTCTAATCTCATCGTGCTGGCGTTTCTGGAAGCGCTGGATAGGTCTCTACGACCTCTGGAGCCTCCAAGTTGTATTCGATTAGAAGTAGATCAAATGCTGACTTCATGACGGTGATTACGTCATCGGCCAGAGCTTCAGTTGAAACCCATTTTTTAGCATCTGTGTACTTACATAATCGCTTGCCAAAGTTACTAGTCCAGTCGGTACTGTAGTCGGGATACTTGGCGATCTCGTCAAGGTGCCCAACTACCTGCCAATCGAGTAAACTGCCGTCTAGATCCACAGTCCACAGAAAGATATTCCGTGGAAAGTCTACTTCACTATTCGTATCGTCTACTACGGCTTCTACCAACCACTGACCCGAGTCAAAGCTCTTCGTGATAGTTAGATAGTTTGCCATTAGATATACCTGATTCTCCACTGAAAGATTAACGAGAAGGCATCGGTCTTAGAGATAGATCGGAACGTCTTGATATTGAACATATCACCTGACTCCTTGAAGAGTGCAGTCTCACTGATCTCCTGTCCATTACCCTCATCCTGACTTAGCGAGTATACGATCTGAATGTATACCTGAGTATCATCAGTAGGATCGCTAGGAGTAATCGTCACGTCTGTGTTGATACCCGTATTGATCGGAGCGTATAGATCGTTGTTAGTAGGATCTGGTGCGATTGGACGTAAGCCCTCTGGATCTAGCACACCGCCGGTCCCTACCTTGAACGTATTCAGTAGATCGAACGGTGTAGTGTTATCATATAGGAATGCCAGGTGATGACGGCGGCTGGGCATGGTGATCGTATTGCGCTCTGTCAGCACATGCTCCTGATTACCGTCCTGGTATTCCTTAAAGATTGTTAGCTCTCCGTATGCGCACGGGGCTGATTCTTCCAACCTCATTGTAGTCTCCTTATTACATTAATTCGCTCAGCTACACCAGTATCAGTAGTAGGTACGCCACCACGATTCATGTACATAACTGGGTTGGCACCTCGTCCGAGTTCATCGTCTTCGAGGTAGTCATCGTATATCCCATCTGCTCTACTACGGTCTAGTAGGAACCTTGCCTGATTCTCTTCCACCATTCCTCGAGTAATCTTAACGTCGGCGCCTGCGCCTACTGGATACTCGTATACGGCACGTAGATCGTCTGCGTCTTCTACCGGGAACATCGTAGGGACTTGCTTAGTAGCATCTACCAACCAGCCCACCGTCCAAGTATCGTCATCTACCCTCTGGAAGAATAGCTTACCGTCAGACTCGATATCCGCCACTGAAGGTGCGTACATCTGGTATGCGTAAGGCGACCACTTAGGGTTTAATCCTACATTAGCGTACGGGAAGTTAAAGTCTCCCGAGAACTCTGCTAGGATGTTCTGTGTACGCGTTACGATGTTATCGTAGTGCTCGAACATATCGACGCTACGTAGGAAGTACTGGGCTCTACCGTTGATGTTAAAGCTTGGGTTCACATAACGTATTTTAGTTACTACCTCGTTAGCTGTCATCAGGTATAGCGGCACTACGTTCCTATCGTTGAACGTTACCGTATCTCCCAGAGGGAAAGTATCGGCAGATACGACTGTACGAGTTATACCAGATTGGATATCCGGTCTCGGGTTGCCATCTCCATCGAATCCCTGCGTATTGTAAGAGCGGTAACCCCTACTGATAACGCCACGGCTTGTCGGCTTATTAGTATCTCCACGTGAACCCATTAGAAGTCCAGTGTACGCCCCGTACTTATCTCCGATAGTCTGGAACTCTGGAGTCCACCCTGAATTTCCAGGCCAGTCACCGTAGCCGAGTAGAGTAGCAGTGTACTCAGAGCCTTGGAATCGGTTATACCAATGCTTACCGCGCAGGAAGTAAGGTCGATACTCGGGATCGGTAGGGTCCTCGTAAGATGCTCCGCGGTCCATATAGCGAACGCTAGGAGGTGCAATACAGGTATCATCTAAGTGAGACTGTGCGTCGTACTTAAAGTCGTCTACCAGGTTAACCGGCTCGTCTTCCAGTATCGCCTTCCATACGAAGATCGGAAAGGTATACGAAGGCTTGGCGTAGTTAACTAGTCGCTGTGCAGTCGTAAAGGCCTTAACGGTCTGGTCGGGCTGAGGCGTAATGATTACCTGGAACATATGGTGCTTTAGGAAGTCCTGCATCATACGGTCGCCTACAGATCCTGGAGAACAGCGCCCTACATCTCGTGAGGAGTATCCATTAAGAACTTCATTAGGCAGATACACGTTGTACCACCATTCGCCGTTATCGTAGTAATCCTGTACTTCAATCCAAGAGGATAGTAGTTGGCCTTCCTGTAGAGTGTCGCCTACCGCTAGGTCTGGATACATACCGTAAGGAAGTAGGTAGCTCTGACTTGCGGTAAACACTAGATGGTTACGATTAGTCAAATCCTGAGTAATACTAAGGACTTCTTCCGTAGCACGCGCGTATGGCATTCCCATTGTAAGGTTAACGCCACGCTCGATGTTACTCTTATTAGGTCCATTGGCGTATAGATAGTAGACACCTTGAAGGAATTGCTTGTAGTTGAATACAGAGTCTTCCTCATCGAATTCTACTAGGCGCCCGAAGCTGTTATTGATCCACTTATCGTCGACCTCTACGTCTGACATCCAGATAGCGTATTGTGGAGTACCCGTCTCAGTGTACCGTACGGGGAACTTATATTCGCTAATCGGCTTGTTAAACTTGATCGTACTATTAGTAGTGTTGATCTCGTAATCTCTGCCATTATTAAGCGTCTGGGTTGGTAGTAGCGCTCGGTTCATCAAGCGCTCTGCAGACCAGGTACCGTCTACTAGGTTGAACTCGGTGAGATCTAGAGGATCTACCGAGTCGCTATCGCTTAGTAGCAGTAATTTAATACGTGTATGGTAGCGCTTCTGGATGTCATCAAGGGAGATCCCCGCGCTACGCTGTAAGAAATTGCTGTACACCTCTGCCAGACTAATCGTCTCGGAGGCTAGGATACCTTCTACTAACTCAGAATCGCCAAATACGTTGGTCCAGAAGTCCGAAATGCCGTACATATAGACTAGGGAACCATCGCTAACATTTGGTGCTTCTATCATTCGTTCGCTCCTATGGTCAGATTACGTAGGTAGAACTTCTCGGTCGGGATCGTATCATAAGTATCCACGATTGTAGTAGAGGAAGTAGTCAGATCTCTCGCTACCTTCTCTCCGGTTAAGTTCAGTGGAAGTACAAAGTCGGTTACTCCAGAAGAGTAGATCGCTTGGATCACTTCGCTGGCGTATAGAGTACCTCCGTTAGGGATGCTCGCTATGTAAGTCTCTACCGCTGTACGAGTATCCGTAGTGTCAGTAGGCGGAGTACCGTGCGTAAGGATATTCACATCGATAAATACCGGTACGAACGCCCTTGCCAGGTAGTCTGCTGTAACTACTCGATTATCCTCGCCGTCAAGCCATGTCTGCACACCGCCTAGCCCTGAGAATACCTGTGCGTCCAGCGTAACCTTAGCGTTCGGCTGGCCTATAAAGCGAACCTGAGTGATCTGCTTAGAGGATAGCCCCATATCTAACTCGCCTACCAGCGGAACGCCGTCCGTATAGGTAGTACTATTAGAGATCTGCGTAGTAAACGGTGTGTTTGCAGGGACATCGTCTGGATCTGATCCAGGAGGCGGTGCACTAGACTGCGTTATGCTAATTACCGGACCTTCTATGTTGATCAAGCCGGCTGCGTCAGTAGTAAACTGGTTCGACTGGATAATCGGGTCTGTATCTACTAGGATATCTGTAAAGCCGCCACGATGGTAATCGATAAGATCGCCGTAGTTAGGGTGTAACGGGTCAATATTCTCAATCTTAATCAAATCGCGGTATAGGTAAGGACTTCCTAGCCCGAATACCTGCACGCTATTGATGTAGTTGAACTGATCGGTAATCAACGAGCGTATAGAACGGTCATTTATCAGGTTACGCGTAGAGATCGAATCGTATGAGCGGCCTACCATCTCGGTATTCGTCTCGGCAGCGATCGCCTGCTGCGAGTTATACAAGATCTCGCCCTGTAGGAAGTACGGAGAGAAGATCGTGAAGTATAATAGGTCGCCTTCGCTTAGGTTATACTCAGTAGTCTGTCCCTCGGACTGTAACGTGATGTCTACGTACCATAGATCCTGACTGTTATCATACTCGAAGTAGAACTGACCGGTAACTGGAGTAGTAACTGGCGGTAGTACTGTAGTATTCGCTCGTGGAGTGAAGTACAGAGTATCATCGGTAGAGAATCGAGCGGTAGCAGGTATCTGTACGGCCGTAGGAGTTCCCGTAGGAAAGCTAAAGTACAGTCGGCTAACTACCTGTGCGCTAGTGCCCGTCTTACGGGTGATGAAAAAGTTGCTCAGACGGCGATCTACGATATCTGCATCGGAAGCATCCGTGATATTGTTTAGATCAGACTCGTCGAAGTAGTAGGTGATAGCCTTCTGGATCGATGCCATCATTACTGCATTAGGTCGGACGATCATGTCTCTAATAGCAGTACCCTGTCTGAAGTCATACGTCGGGAACAGAGCTGATAGATACTGAGCTGCGAATACTTCCGCCTCTACAATATCGGCTCTCTCTACCGTTATGCCTTCTATAATTCCAAATAAGTTAGTAGCCATTATTCGTTCACCGTAATCCCTAAGCTAGTGAATGGAAGTGCGATAGGAGCCGATTCGCCTGCACGTGAGATTAGCTGGACGTTAATAGCTACGGAGTCATCTGTAGAGATGATACCTAGAACCTTCGCCGACTCTAACTGTGAGGTCGTTCCTGCAGAGCTGATATTGAGGATAGACTTAGTCTGAAGCTCTGCCTGCTTAATTGCACTCTCTATATCCGAACGAAGAATGTGTAGGTCCGACGTCTGGATATTTCGTTGTTGGTTAAAAGTAGAAAATGACGTACCGCGTGTTCCGTGTATTACATCGGATCGGGGTGACGTCATGAGTACCTTCATAAATGTCTGTGCGATCTTCTGTATACCAGAGATACGCTTAGGGTTCCTACCGAACCCCAGATCGATTGCACCTTTAGGATAGCCTTCTGGGAAATCGAAAAAGAGGACGTCGTATGTAGACGTCCCGTCTAAGTTTGCTGTATTACCTACGCGTGCCATTAGTTACCAGCCTCCTTCGCTTGTTGGAGCAGGTTATTAGACTGCCTGTTGTAGTTCCACTTAGCAATGTTGTCCGTCTCTTCCTGAAGGGCATCTGCGTAGTAGTCTCCACGGCCCATTAGGCGGATGGCGTACTCTGCTGTCTGCGCCAGGTTATCTCGATACCCTCTAATAAGTGCAGCCTCGGGCTGTCCAGGTCGATCACCAGATACGGATTGAACTACTGCTCTTACTGCAGTGAAATCATTCGGGTCTCTATCGTTGAACTCTTCTGGTACGTTGAGAGGATCTTCGAGGTATAGTCGTTTACTCTCTAGGTACACCAGGAATTCATCATACATACCAAGAAGATTATCCATCGTACTTCTCCAATAGGCTCTGAACTTTATTTTTTAGCTTACGCTGAGTATAGTTCAACTTGTTGGTGTCCATACCGAACTGCTCGGTCATATCTGCCTGACTCATACCGGAAGTCTTACTATCGAAGAACTTCAATTCGTCGGGCTTCAGGTTTTCCTTAATGTAGTTCAGCTTGATAGTGTCATCAGAGAACTGACTGGCTACGCCTGCGACTTCCTGACGAGACTCGTAGATATCCTGGAACAGGTTTTCCTTAAGATCCACTACCTCTTTAACCGTCCAGTTAAGGCGAGTAGCCAGTTCCTGATCGGTAGGTGCACGTAGAAGCTCAGACTCTAGATCGTCTAGCGCCTTCTTGTAGTGCTTGAACTTACCCTGCTGCTTATCTTCCGACATACGCACTACGTTCTGGTAGGTGTAGTTCAGACGACTCGCCTGGGCGATATGGTTGAATACGTGTGTTGAGAGCTTAGCACCTTTACTAGGATCATACGTCTCGATACCCGAGATGGCGTGCTTAGAGATCTCTGCCTTAAGCGCTGCGTCGGGTAGCGAACCGGATAACTGTTGGTGCTTCTTATTGAGGACAGGCTGGAGAGCCATTAGAACCTTAGTGCGGTCCTTCATGTTACCAGTCTGTTGATATACTTGATACAGCTCGTCTTCTTTATACTGTGCCATTAGACTTCTCCCGATAATACTTTCGATGTTACTACAGTGTACGCGTAGTTGAGCATGAACTGCTGGAAACTCTTGCTATACTGCCTGTTAATGAAGCAGTTACGTGCAGTAGAGTTCGGAGCGAGTTGCCCGGATACGCTATTAGGTACAATGAAGTAATTACGACGTTTCTCGTTGATGAGGTCACTTGACGACTTATTACTGTTGGTCGGAAATGAGAGGGACGGCGGGGAACCGCCCTCTGGATAACGTCTACCTTCCATCTTGACTCCTTTAATATTCCAAGAATGGGCTTGATTCAGCATCAATACCTGCTGATACTATTTTACCGCCTTCTTGGGTCGTATCTTGGAGTCTGGTAGGGTTACGTACATACTCGACATCGGTTAGATCAGTAGAAATCCAATCGTCTATGTCGACATATCCGGTTTGTCCATCAGCAATACGTTCTTGTTCGAGCTCGTAGAGTGAAGTGATGTTGCGTGCGACTAGCATCAGGCTGCCCTGTACCGTGTCGTAGAATGGTCCCTCTCCATCTGTAGTCCAATGACCGCCCGTATCTGCTGTACGGGTGAACGGAATCATTGTACCGGTAGTGTAGTCCTGTAATAGAGCCGGTTCGGCTGCCCCTACTCCTAGTACTTCTTGGTATACTTGACAGGCCTTTATGTAGCCCTTAGAGTTACCGTAGATACGCGGGTCTTCTGCCAGATCGAACGTAGCCATTAGGTATGGGTTGATCGCTGGTAGATTGAACTTAGCCAGTTCTGCTAGGGTCGATAGGCTGGTCATCCCGTATGTGGTAGATGACATACCATCTGCAGAGATATCATGTGTGATACTCGTACAGAAACCGTGGTAGCTATCTCGACTAGGTACAGGATCGACTACGTCCATCGGATATCCTACTACGGCGTACGGGTTAAATACTCCGGTAGCTGAACCCTGACGAGACTTAGCGGTCTCCTGTGCAAACTCCTGGTCTGCGTATAGGAAGTTAAGGCGTTCGAAACTAGCGATCCCTGAGCTAGTCCCCAGTGGATTGTAGTTAGGATTGCCTGGGTACATAGTGTTCCAAGCCTGTAGAGCTGCATTATACTCTGTACCGACTACCTCTGTGCCGCCGCCTTCAGTGTCCTTCTCTTCCAGGTAGCCACGCATTAGGTTGTACTTCATAGGTAGCTGCGTGACCTGAGCACGTATGCCCTGACCCCACTCGTACTTACCGACCTTGTTATTGTAAGAAGATCGTGAGCTGCCCAGGTTACCGCCTGCACCTCCGCCACGGGCGTACCGTACCGAGTGTGGGCTAGTATAAGTAATGCTTGGACCCATCTGACCCATACCTGCCAGGCCTGCTGTAGGATTGGCTAGGTTGACGGTACGTGTAGGAGTCGCCGAGTACATACTCTGCATGTTAAACGAGTAGTACATGTTCGGGAGTAGCACGTTACATATCGGAGCGTAGTAGTATGGTAGGCGAGGCTTCGTGATATACTCGATGATAGAACCGTCTGCTCGGCTGACCGGGCTGTTCAGGGTAATCATATCGTACTCGAGTAGATCTAGCATCATCGATACCAGTTGACCATAGCTTCCTATCTCGGGACTCGGCATGCCGGCCTGTAGAGATTGCAGTGCTGCTACCGATAGTTCTTTCTGTGCGGCCTCCCCTACGAACGTCTTATACGCTAGGGGGATCATAGTAGGCTTGTTGTCTACATCGGGATTGGCCTTAGCGTTCTCTTCCGGTCTGAAGTTGTACGTGCTAGTTGCAATGCCGTTCTCGATAGTCGGGTGGCCGGTCATTCGCTTCCAGAACTTGATACCGTCTTCTACCATCGGAGTGAATAGCTCCCTCATGGCTTCCGAGTCGTTAGAACCAACGTTCCTCTGTGCGTCTAGCTTCAGGATATTCCATAGTACGCGGATCATTCCCGGTGTACCCTGTAGGCGTAGTGCCTCGGCGGCGTCTGCTACATTCTGATGGCTGTCCGTGCCTGCCGTAGCGCTGATACCTTGTAGAGCTTTGATCATCGCCGTCTCGCGGCTGAACTCTGCAGTAGTCGTAGCGCCGGTAGCTGTAGGGTCGGTCTCGCTTAGAGCGCCCTGTACTAGCTGGCTAGAGTAGCGGATCAGGATATCGCTCAGTACACGTGAGTGGTGAACGGCCTGTAGTGTAATCTGCTGCTGTGCTCCGTTAGAGCTGATAGACTTAGTATCGGATACTGCACCGATGATCCCAGAGAAGATCAGCTTATAGCCGTCCTGCTGGGTAGCTCGTGTAGCTCCCGAGATTACCTCATTAGGAGTAACGCCGTAGTTGTAGTCTCTAAAAAAGATCTCTACCTTAGGCTGGTAGTTCCTACCGATCTCCTGCAGGCCTGCGAAAGGCGGCAGCGAGATGTCGGCGGTAGGGTTCTGCTGGTAAACGTTACTGATCCGAATATGGTTAAAGGGCACCTGAATGCCCTCTATGTATACCCGGTAGTCTTCGTACAGCATGTCTAATCCTGTTCGATTAAGTGACACTTCCGTATACTCCGTAGTAAGCGATGATTGCTAGAGCACGCTCTAGTATATCCTCTATTGTGTACAAGTAGTCATTCTCATCGATGTTCTGTCGTAGACTCCTCAGTCGAGGTACCAGACGATCCATCTCTGCATGACTTGTTATTAGACTCCAGTTCTCCGGGATAGTCGGTAGGACCGGTACGCCTAGCTGCTCGTAGCCCAGCAAGGCTCCTGAGTATGTGCCGGCTAGATAGTTCATATATCCACGAGTATCACCGGTAAGCGCATAGCTAGATCCTACTGCAGGGTTTAGCGTTACACCTACTCGAGCTCCGTAGCCACGACCGCATAGACGACAGAAGCCGTTCTCGGTTAGGCAGTTACCGGTATCTCTAGTCCGTACGAAGTAGTTGCCTGCAGTCAGGCGTTCTACTAGATATGGATCATCTATTGGCGCGTTGGTGTCCAGTGCGATTAAGCCGAGTACCTCATAGTCCGTGTCGGGGATATCCATCCTGCGTCCTATAGTAGTCTCACAGTCAATCTCCGTGCACGGCATGGTAGGATTAAGTATCTTGTTAGCGAACGAACGTAGAATAGGATCCGTGTTAGGGATCGCATCTAGGTTGAACACGTTCTGTAGTAGTAGGGAGTTCGAATAGGAACGTACACCTAATGCCATATTAGCCTCCCATCTTAATTGGTAGTGAAGGATCAAGCTCTGGCTCTTCCGTCTGAGGCGTAATGCCTAGCGATAGAGTGGCTCGTTGATTTACCACTAGTACTGCAGCTTCTCCTGTAGGAGTTCCTCGGGCAGCGCCCTTAGTTCCTCCGGCAGATAGCGATAGCATTGCAGGACCAGCATCTACATCAGGGCCTCCCGCTACATCTATTCGTCCACCTCCGCCTTCTCCGATAGAGCCTACCTTAGCGGACAGACTATCTGGGAAGTTACAGATCTTCGTAATAGCGTTATCGATATTGTTCGCCGCTCCATACACTGCACGGGTGGCCGACTCTATATTCCCGATGATGTCATCGATGCCCGACTCGATTGCGTCTATGAAGCTCACTGCCTCGTTAGCGAATGCTGCTACCTGAGCGGCTAGATCGACTAGCGGTGCGGTGAAGTTACTGATGAAGTCGTTGATATCACCGAAGAAGTCCGTTACGTCCGAGGCCGAGAACCCGATTAGATCCTTAATGGTCGGCAGCGTAATGATCGACTTAGTATAATTACCGGTAGACAGGCCTGCAGTGACGTTAGCCGTGGGCGAGTCGTCGGGTAGAGGCACTAGGCTAGCCGTGTTGTTCGCAGTACGTGCAAATATGTCGGACGCCGTGATCGTAGGATCTCGCGTAGTAAGCGTAGTGTAGTTAATGTCACCCGAGCCGTCTGCATTTAGGAAGTACTCATCGGTAGAACGGATGATGAACTCTCGTGCGATGAAGCTTGCAGTGAACCGTACGTCAGTATCTCGGTCTGCGCCCTGCTGTATCTGGATACTCAGGAAGGCACCGGTGAACTGTGCGTTGTTAATCGACATCTCTACGTACGAGTATTCCTGTGCAGCCTTACTACCGCGTAAGAAGTCTTTGTATAGCGAGAGGAACTGTGCGAACTGATCGTTGTCTAGGTCGTCTACTATGATACCGCTTAGGTTTACTACAATCGGTGCATGCCCGTAGAAGTATACGGCCTCTTTACCTCCGAAGGTATGTACAATCTGCTGTTTCTCTACGATGCCGTAATCGATGTTCTGTGCTATAAAGTTAATGTATCCAAGGCCGTCAGGGTTTAGTACATCCCACAGAGCATTCGACTGATACTGCTGTTGGGTCTGACTGGCATTGGAGTGAAAGGTCGCCCATTCTTCATTCGGTACGTGGAAACGTAGAGAAGCCGCTGTACCGCGGCTCTCTTCTGCTACCCTATATCGTGGACGTACAGTCTGGAGACGTTCTCCATTCTGATTAATACGACTTGGTAATTCAGCCATTGTTACTCCCTTACGGTGGTCTGACGCATAACGTTACGTTGTTCCAGTAGTTCCTTCTGTCCGAAGACTCCGCCTAGCTGTGTAGGCATGAACTGCTTCTCGGAATCCGTAGCTAGATGCCTTAGACGCCCTATTGTAGATTCCACATGAACCTTAAAGATTTCAGTGGATGTCATATTAACTAGTTTAATGCTGGCCATTATCTACCTACCTTATTCTTGTAGTCCTCTGTGGACATATGCCAAGGAGTGTCCTGGCGTAAGTTACGTTCGTTCAACTGCTTCATCTGCTGAGTCAACTCGTTAGTGGCAAAGCTATTGGCTTTCACCTGGCTGGCTAGGTCTCCGCTGTTGAGTAGATTGTCGAGGTTCTTACCGATATCCTTGAAGGCCGAAGTATCAATCCCCAGGTCGTCGTCAGACTTACCTGCAGCTTTCTCTTCTTGGTACTTCATAGCGTCAGCGATAAGCTTGGCGTCAGTATCGTTGTTGCCACCGAATATACTGCTAATGGCTCCCGTATTGAAGTCATTCTCGATTGCCCGTGCACCGCCTCTATTGTTAATGTACTCTTCGGCGTCTTCACGAGAGAACCCTAGACTAGATAGCCTCTGAAGGATATCCTCTTTGCCATTAATGTTGGCTGCACTCGCCGACTTAATACCGCCTCCGACTGTCATACCAGTAAGCGGATCGAATGTCCCAGTAGTTGTAGGCATAGTATCGCGAGTCTTACCAGCTGCCTTAGCTGCCGTACCGACTATAGCGTCTATCTCACCTCCTGCCACTACCCTACGTGCCTCTTCTTCAGATACTCCGTAACCCTTAAGGTATTGTATCTGCTCGGCTTTGGATGCTCCCGTTAGGCGGGCTTTGATCGCCTTGTTCATATCGCCAGAGTAAGTGTCCTGGTATGCGCCACGTAGTACATCTCCGCTAACGCCACGATCACCCATACGACTAGCAATGAAGTCATCGCCTGATTTCTTAAAGGCGCTTGCTGATACCTGCTTAACCTTAGTACGTCGGATCTCATTTTTAGCTGCACCCTCATTTACCAGTTGGTTTACTCGAGTGGTTATGCCTGCAGGATCGTCTGTACCGAATACCGCACCGCCTGACTGCTTGTTTACCTTATAGGCTAGCGTCTCGATACGATCGAGCTCTTCCTGGGTATAGCTGTCACGTCCCAGTAAGCTCATTAGCTCACGGGCGTCTTGCTGTGCCTGTCCTTCAGCCTTAGCTGACTGAGTGGTAATACCGGTAATCACCGAGGTCCACTTATCGTTAGTCGAGAAGCTGCCTCCGCTAGTAGCTCCAGTAACCGGGCTAGTATAAGTACCCTGCATTGAACCTGACTGTAAGCCGACTACATTGCCGCCAGCGTCGTAACCCTCAGCACGCGCGGTACCGGGTACGCCTAGGATCGATGCTGTAGTACTCTCCCAAGCATCCGCTAGCCATGAACTAGCAGCCAGAGGAGCTGTGCCTATTCCTGCACCTGCACCACGTGTATTAGATCCAATCTGACGGAACTCGTTCTGAATAGCGCCTAGACCCCAGACGCCTGCCATCGATAGCCCTTCACGACCACGACGGTTAGCCGTCTCACGACGACCAGATGCATCCGATGCTAGAGATCGGTTAGTACGGTTAGTAGGATCCTGCTCTGCCTGATATGCCAGTACAAGCGACTGGAACTCTTGCGAGCTATAGCCGTTCTGCTGTGCCACCGTAGCCAGGTTCTCGATCTTACTAGCGTCCATGCCCGAAGCACGTGCCAGACTCTGTAGCATCTTGAGTGGACCGTTGATCATGCCGTCGCTACCTATGAACTCACTCATATTAGCGCCTTGGTTCATGAACTGCTTACCCATGGTACCGTAAGGATCAGCCGCGAACTGTGCTCCGAATGCAGAGGTCGTACCTACTACACTAGAGCCTGGACGCATACCGCCCATCATCATCATTTGGCCCATCGGAGAGCTCATCATACGCATGCCGCCTTGCATTACGTTCTGAGTCATCCCCTCCATACCGCCTAGAGCTGCTACCTGTCCTGCAGAGATTAACCCTGAACGACGTGCTCCTGAGAAGCCGGCGAATATGTCTGCAGCCTGTGTCTGACCGAGTATCGGTGCGACGCCGTATTGGCTGGCGATCATCTGCCCTTGGTTACCTACGGTATTCATTAGCTGGTCTACGCTGACGCCTGATGCTGCCGAGGCAGAACTCATCATACGCATGACCGTTCCCATCTGAGAGATGTTCTCAACGCCGGCTCCACGCATGCGACTCATATAGTCCACAGCTTCTTTAACGGAGTCAGTGTTAGCTAACGTCATGATAGTCTTAACGTTATCGGCCATAGCCTTAACGCCTTCGGTAATACGGTTGACGTCCATATTGCCTATGTTGTTGAACATGCCTGAAGCCATACCGTAGTCGCCGATCGCGTTGAAGTCCTCTGCGGAGAACGTGAAGTCCTCTGCACCGGCTTTAGTTAACGCGCTGGACAGCTGGGTTGCTCTAGTATTACTAATACCGTAAGCTCCTGAAGCATTAGCGCCCTGGCCTGATACGAAGGTATCGCCTAGACGGTCACGCCAGTTCTGTGCTCCCCGACGAGCCTCTACGTATGGGTCCATTACATTACGGTCTGCGAAGCTAGCAACTCCAGCTGCGGCAGCCATCGGTAGCATTGCACCGGCTACAAAGCCACCTGCTGCTCCACCTATTGCTCCCATGCCGACTCTACCGGCTATACCGCGTCCTAGGGCTGAACCGAATCGGTTAGCTCCACCGGATAGCAGTCTATCTGCACCGTACCAGGCAGCCAGTGGGATCGCACCCTTCTGCATAGCACTCATGCCTGCGTCCATCGGTGCGAACGCAATGTTAGATCTGTGTGCTCCGTAGTATTGGGAAGGATCGTCTCGAGCCCTCCTATCATCTCCGAATGGCGTAAACGCCTCGTGCATCGAATAGCCTAAACCAAAACGGGGAGCGTACGGGTTATCCGCTTGCTCCCTCTGGTAGGCTGGTCGAAACTGAGACATATAAGCCGGCGTCATGTAGGCAGGGTCTATGTTCCATCCCTGGTACGTGCTCATCGGCGTATTGAATTGATCAACCATCTATTAGTCCTCTTACAACAGCCTGTCCGTCCTCCAGTTCCATAGTTGGACGTAAGTGCTTAACGTTATTCTGGTATTCATCCATCATCTCTGCGTATCGATCTTCGATGTCTTCAAACCAAAGCGCCGCTACTGCCTTACGGTATTGAGTCTTCATCAGGTCGATGTTATTTGTTGCTGCAGCTATCTGAGTCATGAGCATATGGCTTTCGGTCGCCTTCTGCTTACCTAGCGCCTTACGCAGTTGTCTATCTCGCATAGAAAGAAGGGGACCTGGATCGATCCCCTTTATGTAAAGTTCCATGCGCATATTCGCCCATGACTCTTTTAAAAATTTTCTTCGCCGTACCCTAGGGCATTACGGATAGAGACATCGAAGGTGGACATGTGACGGCTAAGCATCTCGACTACCTGACTTGGGAGTGCGCGTACTTTGTCGTAGCGGGCCTTCTGGTCCATGCCGCTGTAGTCTGTACCGTTAAGATCCATCAGCGAGTATGATAGGCTCAGTACCGCAGCCATCGTCTGGTATGCAGACATCGTCTGGAACTGCATGCCGTCTAGCTGGCGGGCAATCTTCACGTCTTCATCCGCCGTGCGGCTCTTAAGCTTGCACGAGTAGCGCTTACCTAGCGGGAATGTCTCTTCGTATGAGCCCTGGAAGAATAGATCGTCGTAGATCTTAAGGAACTTAGCCTTCTCTGCCTCGCTCGGGCCTTCTACTACAGGCTCTTCTGGTAATTCAGGTAGTGTAGGCGTCACCTCGGCCTCTTCCTGTGCTTCAGCTACTAGCATCGGCTCGTCGAAGTCCAGTGAGTTATCTACTTCAGCGAAGTCTAGTTTGTTTTCCATTGTGTTTCTCCTTTTAGTATGTACCTATATTTTAGGCATAAAGAAGCCCTCACGAGGAGGGCTGGATGATTTACTCTACGAAACGCTCGAAGTGTCCACAGGTGTACTGGTAGCCGAGGTATGCGAATGTAACCGCATGGAACCAGTCATCAGGGATGTTCGGGTCTTTAACGTATAGACGCTTACCGACTCGAGTCTCTTCCTCGTAGATAGCCAGTGCGTCATTCCACAGGTATTCCGTCTGTTCCCAGCAGGGAGCAAGGAAGCGTCCTGGACCCCAACGCATAGCTGACATGATGTTATCCATGGCACGCGTACGGTCGGCTGCAAGGTAGTTACCCTTAGTATTCCAGTATAGCATCGTATCGCTTGATACATACTGGGTCATGATCGCACGGTTATGGCCGAAGCGTTGCTGCATGATCTCGCCTTGTAGTACACCGACACCACGGTCCGAGCTGATACACTTAACGTTCCACTTATTAGCCATCTCACATACCAGGTCGACCTGATCGTGGATCTTCGCATCGGCGTACTTCTTAGAGTCTAGTAGAACGATCGAGTTGTCTGCACATATACCAATGACGACTGCGATGGTCGACGATGACTTACTGCCTGATACCGACCAGTCGACACCGAGGATGGTCGAGTGGATGCTCCCGATCTTAGCCTCTAGGTGTGGCGGGACGTTAGAGCCATCGGGTAGAGGCCACTCGCGCCACTCGGGGTCTGAACATGCCTGAGCCTCGCCCAAGCTGAGTGATGATGCACCCATATCTGTAGCCAGACCGAATACTTCGTTAGCTAGTGTGGCTGGAGTGTACAGACCGCCTTTAAGTGAGTCCTCTACTTTCTTGTAGAGCTGAGGCCACTTAGGCTTACGGTCACCGGTCTCACCTTCAACCGAGATGTTGGCACCGAAGATTAGCTGTGGGAGATGCAGACCGACACGGTCCTTCTCGTTAAACTTAACCCACTGCCCGTCGAAGAAGTCGAAGCGTGAGTGACAGTGTGGACATACCATGTGCTTAGGGTTAACACACATCTCCATACACGTGTCGAAGTCATGTGGAATCACCCACTTGCTGCACTTATCGCACTTCTTAACCCATTCCTGCTTATTGCTCAACTGCCAGAGCTGCTCTAGGGTATTCGCCGTTGACTTACTCGTACCGGTGAACATCTGGTAGCCGAACTGAGAGGTGTTGAGGATCTCACCGATTACCGGGATGATGTCCATCGACACGTCCTGCACCTCATCGATACACATTAGGTCGGCTGTTAGACCACGCACACGGTCGGCATCTGCGCCGGTCTGTGCATACGACAGGTATACTGTACTCTTATTCTTGTATGTCTTTTGGAATACGTTACCGACGTCCTTCTGATCCACACAGTACTTGCTGATATACTCACAGTCCCTGAAGATGTCCAGGTAACCAGAGGAGAATCGCTTGGTTTGTATCTGTGAAGGCGTGATGTATAACGATTGGAACCAGGGCTGTGCGACCGAGCCAATATTGATGCGTCCTGCAAGGCCTAGTGACTTACCCACCTGACGTGACGCCTTGAGTACTAGGTAATCCTCGTACGTATCATAAATCTTGCGTTGTGGACCGTAGTTGTTGCCAAACTCCACACGTGACCCACGGAAATCTAGTATTGCCTCTGCAATCTGACTGCCCTTGAGCTTACTCATATCGATGTTCATAAAGTCTCCTTGTTTGCTATACTTATTTTAGTTTGAGAATACACCCTAAAATATCTTAATGTATGCTTGACGATATCAAAGGAGGGGTGGTAGGTCATCTAGTACCGGCGCCCGTTCCTTCTAGATATTAAAATAGTAGTAAAGAGGAGGCTTTTATGTCACATATAAAACCAAAGGACCTCTACAAGCGTAGAGACCGATATAACAAGAAGATTCGCGGGTTCCACCCCCTCGTAGATGACCTGCTAGACGGCAAGATCGACGAGGAGTTGATGGAAGAGGTCAACGAGATCTACCACGACTCAGATATCACCAAAATACACGTAGAAGCTGCATTATGTTCAGATAGTAGCTACGATAAGATCTCCGAGGTGCTAGGTATCCCTGCAGACATCCTCGAATTGTACCACGACTGGATGTATCCTATCCGTGAACTCGGGTTGTCTTACAAGATACGTCATATCAACAAACTACCGGCAGGTACTGGACGAACTTACAAACAGTACGTGCATACAGAGGGTCTAGACTACCTGATTCACCTCCTCGGTGGTAAAGTGGAGGTCTCACCTACTGAAATCATCAAAGAAAGCATGCAGACTGCTTACATGAAGGGCAAAGAGGCTCGTCATAGTAATATTTCATCAGAATCAAGCAAACAGGCACGAAATTGGATGCGAGACGGTGTTCAAACCGCATTAATCGTTAAAAATGAGCTTGGCGGCGCTGATAACTACGATGCAGTGGCTGAATTGAGTGAAAAACTACAACTTGTACACGGCAAGGACGATGCGGCAAGCGCAGAAGACCTTGGAATTACTTTGGAGCCCTAGTGGCTCCATTTTTTTCGTTTTCCTGTTATAAGTCCCTTGAGTATACAAACAATTTACCAGGAGATGCTGATGAAGTATTTCACACAGTCCAGTGGAGTGTACGCCGTGATCCTCGTAGCATTATGTGCTTTGATGGCCTACGCGTGTTCATTTACTGTAGTCGCACTGATCCCAGGCATGTTTGGGATTCTAACTATCATGAGTTATATGGATGACGTATGGAATATTTAAAGAGTGAGAACGTTGTAGGTCTAGCAGGTACAATCCTTGCGCTAGTCATCATGGGAGCTATCCTCGCGCTGTGCACCTGGTTGGTGTTCCAGTCTGCGTGGTGGTTGTTACCAATATTCTTAGGGCTCATGGCTCTCGGGGAGGCTGGATGAGTGAATGGACAGAATACCTCAGTCGTGCAGTCAACGGGTCGGGTGAACTGGCCATTCATGTGGATGAGCGTGAGAATCGCATCATTTTAGACACCGGCGAGAAGAATAAGCTGCGTCTAGGTCATAAAGCGTGGAAACATGCTGGTTTTGAGCTAAATCTACCTGATTATGAGGGTAAATTGACGCATATTCGCTGTTCTTATCGTGAAGTGCAGCTCGAGAAGGTAATTCTACACGATAAACGCTATGAACTCGTTACTACTACCGGTTCGTATAATATCGTGCACCGTGCCTTCTGGCCTAACCGTGAGAACCAGCAACACTACGAGCACATGGACGGATTCGTCGAGCGTGTGCCTAAAAATAAATACTTTGTACAGTGAGGTAACATGGTACCAGAATATTTCTCACTTGATTTCAAGGGCGTAGTCGCTGCAGTCAAGTCTAAAGAGTATATTACAGATGAGATGGCTATTCTCAAAGTTACTCCGGTCTCCGGTGGACTTCGAGTCGAGCACGTGACGTTCAGTCGCTGTTGTCCACCTGAATATGACACTACTACCGTAACAGAAGAGGAAATTAACAATGAAATTTGAAGTTATCGCAACGCGCCTAACAAATAAGAGCAACCGAGTAGAAGTTGCACTGCAAGCTCTTAAAGATATGCAAGATGAATGCTTCCACGATCATGTTGAAGAGACCTTCGAACCATATTTCGAAACGATGGGCATTTATCGTGCAGCTCCCTGGTCAATGATGAGCGGTCCAGAGTATTTCTACGTGTGTGTCCAGCAAGTTGGCACCGGTCACCGATATGAAATCCTCAAGTTGCTACAATAATACACGTTGCTACACGTTTTGCTACACGCTAAAGCTAGGCCCTGCCTGGCTTTTCTTGTTTTTGTAGCAATGTAGCATGTAGCAGTCGTTTTAGATACACACTTATAGAGAAAGACATACTAATACTTGGTCTTATATATAAATAAATAAAATCTCGTTTAGTGTATAGATGTGTATAATAATGATACTCTCTCTACTAGTATGTGTATGTAAACGGATTTTTTTGCTACAATGCTACAAAATGGCACAAACCCTTACCCCGCCTAGAGAAATCGTGTAGCAAACCATGTAGCAAACTGTATTTTTGTAGCAAAACGACTCTTAAATTAGCTATTGACAAACGAAAGGACTGATGATATGAATCATCAAATAACTCTTACTCGTGGAGATCGGGAAGGCTTCGAGGAGTTTACCGACATCTTCACTAACGAAAGAAACAACAAAATCATCATCTGGTTTGAAGGTGACATATGTGGACGCGGTGTACAATTCGGATTCGGTCACCCAGATCCGGACGCCTACTTCGAGATTCTAGATATAGAGGAGCCGGTAGGTTCTTTTGAAAGTCTAGAGCTATACGACGCCGAGCAGGTACATCCTGACACCCATCGCATGACGTATATCATCGTCACCGATCAAGGCCGCTACCCTATATGTATATTCCAGCATGAATCCATCAATGTTAGCACGCAGTCTATCTGGAAGGGTGAAGTAGGCCGAGACTGGGAGAGTATACTATGAGTCCAGTATCAACGCTGAGACGTGGTGATCGTCCCGGGTTCTACGATCTGGTAGACATCCAGATCTCGCCAGAAGGCTCCCGTCTACACCTGCGGTTCGAAGAGGGTACTAGCAATACCGGTATCACCTTCGGATTTCACGACGACCCAGACGCCTACTTCGAGATGCCTGAATTCGATGAGCTCGAGGGCGAGTTCCTCCGCCTAGAGGTATACCCTCGCGAGTGGGTCCACGAGTATACAACGGCACGTGTAGAGTATATAATAGTCACCGATAAGGGTCGCTATCCGATATGCATAATGAAGCATCAATCAGATGATGATAGTGGTGTAAGTCACTGGGCCCACAATCCTAACTGGGAGAGTATCCTATGGTAATGGCAACACTTGGTCCTACCGATGGTCTGGTAGACTTCCACGATATCCACACACAGGAGGGCAATGAGATCCTCCTCGAGTACCTCGACCGCGACGGTGCTCCCGTAGGCGTCGCCTGGGGCTTTAACGTACGAGACAACTGCACCTACGAGATCCTAGACTTCACCGAACCCACCGGTGATCACATCCGCACCATCTTCGGAGCCCGACACACCCTCCACGAGGATACCACGGCTACGATGACGGTAACGATAGTCACCGAGGACGGAGAGTTCCCGATCACCATCCTACAACACGGTCGTTCACGTGCAGACACCACCGGTCGCTGGATACGAGAGGTCCACCATGATGAGTGGGAGAGTATCCTATGATCCTAGCAGAAATAAAGTACACAGGCGGTCGGACTAAGATATACGACATCTTCCACTACGATGAGTGTAGTCTATTCTTCCAGTTCGACGATGGCTTCGTCCAATATGGATACGAGCACGGCCGTACCTGTGAACTAATCGCACCCGACGACTTCGAAGGTGACTTCGTAACGCTCATCCTGCATGAATCTAACGAAGTACATCGAAATGTACACGAATCTCTGGCTGTACTACGCACTACAGTCGGGGAATACCACTTCCTCATCCGCACCCACGGCTCGCCCACTACCATCGGACGACACACGAACAACCTACCCGTGGACGCGGAGAGCATACTATAAGGAGCAACACATGGCAATTCTTGGAACAATCTTCGGCAGCCTCGGCATGTTACTATCGGCAATCTCAATCCGCTTCGGTTGGATTATCATACTGGCTGCAGGCATCATCGACCTAATCAACGGAGCCGGCGTCGGCGCTGCACTATGGACGTGCACGTGGACCTTCTTCGTGCTCGTAGTTTGTGCGATTTTAGGCTTTATCTTCTCGGCTATCGTAACTGCAATCTCTGCTGATAATCTGTAATAAAATACCTCTACCCCCAAATAAAAGGAATTACAATGAAACTGACTGATACTCGTCAAATGATGGCCGACGCTAAGTTCTTCGAAGCATACTCTCGCTACAACAGCACCCCTGCAGACTTTCTAGCAGGCACTGCCGGCTACGAGAGCTGGGAGACCTCAGTCAAGCGTGTAATGGATATGCACCGCACCAAGTACGCAGCAGAGATGACGCCTGAACTTGAAGAGATGATCGCATTCGCCCAGAAGGCATACACCGAGAAACGTGTACTAGGTGCACAGCGTGCCCTACAATTCGGTGGCGATCAGATCCTAAAGCATAACGCTAAGATGTACAACTGTACCGTAAGTCACTGTAACCGTCCCGAGTTCTTCGGTGAAGCCATGCACATGCTCCTCTGCGGTGCCGGTGTAGGCTTCTCGGTTCAGTCACACCACGTCGAGCAGATTCCTCCGCTTAAAGCCCGTGGTAAACGCGCTAAGACATACGTGGTAGATGATTCTATCGAAGGCTGGGCGAACTCGATCGACGTCCTAATCTCATCATTCATGAGTGAAGGCGCCAAACATCCAGAGTACTCTGGCTGTCACATCTCGTTCGACCTAAGCAACATCCGTCCACGCGGCTCATTCATCTCGGGTGGCTTCAAGGCTCCGGGCGCTGCTCCGCTACGTAAGGCCCTCGACCTAGTCGAAGCCCTGCTGGTACCTGTAGCCCTAGCCGGACGTAAGCTCAAACCGATCGAAGCCTATGATATCACCATGTACGCAGCCGATGCAGTAATCTCTGGCGGTGTACGTCGTTCAGCTACCATCTGTCTATTCGACGTGACCGACGAAGAGATGATGAACAGTAAGACCGGCGACTGGTTCAACAGTAACCCTCAACGCGGCCGAAGCAATAACTCGGCGGTAATCCTACGTGACGAGATCACATGGGAGGAGTTCGAGCCAATCATGGAGAAGATCAAGGACTTCGGCGAGCCGGGCTTCATCTTCACCGACAATAAGGAGTTCGCGTACAACCCGTGCGTGGAGATCGGCATGCTGCCTACCCTCGACGAGGATACCGACGGCATCCCTGCAGGTACACCGGGCTGGCAGTGCTGTAACCTAGCCGAGATGAACGGCGGACTGATCACCAGCCTCGAGGACTTCCGCATCGCCGCACGCGCCGGAGCGATCGTCTGTACACTACAGGCAGGCTACACCGACTTCGCCTTCCAGACGCCGGCCACCCGTGCCATCGTCGAGCGTGAAGCACTGATCGGCGTATCGATCACCGGCTGGATGAATAACCCTGAAGTACTCTTCAATGAGGAGAACATGAAGGAGTGCGCCGAGCTGATCCAGGCGGTAAACAAGGAAGTGGCAGCGATCATCGGGATCAACCCGGCAGCCCGTACTACCTGTGTGAAGCCATCGGGCAACGCCAGCGTACTACTGGGCACTGCATCGGGCATCCACGGCGAGCACTCACCTAACTACCTGCGTCACATCCAACTGGGTAAAGACACCGAGGTAGGTAAGCTGCTCGCCGAGGTCAACCCGGCCATGTGTGAAGACTCAGTCTGGACCGATGCATACTGTGTAGGCTTCCCGATCGTAGCACCGTCGACCTCTATCTACAAAGAGGATCTATACGGCATCGAGCAACTGGAATACGTGAAGAAAGCACAACAGGTATGGGTAGAGCACGGCACCGACGTAGAACTGGGCGTCCACCCTAAGCTACGCCATAACGTGAGCAATACGATCTCCGTCCAGGACGGTACCTGGGGTGAAGTCGCCGAGTACGTCTTCGAGAACCGCTTCTACTTCGCCGGCATCTCCTTCCTAGGGGCTTCAGGCGATAAGGATTACGCCCAGGCGCCTAACGCCCAGGTGTACACCGAGGAGCAGCTGGTAGACATGTACGGTGCAGCATCGTTCTTCGCCAGCGGTCTGATCGTAGACGGCATCGACGCCTTCAACGGTGATCTATGGGATGCCTGTGCGGCAGTCCTCTGGAATCGCGAGATCCCAGTAGACAAGACGACCGTCCTACAGATTGACTGGGTGCGTCGCTTCAAGAAGTTCGCTAGCAACTACTTCGACGGTGACCAGGTGAAAGCCAGCTACTGTCTGAAGGATGTACAATACTTCCACAAATGGACTAAGATCCAGAACACTCTAGCGAGTATCAACTGGATCAACGACTTAGGCCAGAAGGAGTACACCGAGGTGGACACTATGGCTGCCGTGGCATGTTCAGGAGTAAAAGGTTGTGAAATCTGATCTATGGCCCGAACTACAGTTCCCACCTATTAACCTGTGGAATGTCTGGCCGACTGAAGCAGCTGCCGACGTTCACCTACAGCACTTCATTAAGAGCTGGTACGGTGAAGAGAAGCAGTCTGCTCCGGTAGAACGGACTACGAAAATACACGAGGGTGCACAACGCATCCTCAACTATGCTAAGGGCGCCTAAGGGCGTCCTTTTTCTTGGGAGTAACAAAATGAAATTAATGCCTGACACTGTAGCAGAGATCTTCTCACTGCTAGACGTAAGCGAAATTCGACTAGGCGGCTCTGATCGCTACACTATTGATGTAACTGATCGAATCACCGTTAGTTACCTGAAGAACGGTGGTACGTGGTTCGCCGACCTCCGACTGGATGATTGCTCCATCAGCCTGCCGGCAGACGATCGTGCAGCCTTCGTTAAGTGGTGGGACGACAATCATAAGCAGAAGATCGCCCAGGCCGTCTCCACCATCGAGCATGGACTAGACTGCGCCGTGCAGTTCTACCATGACCACGACACCCTACGAATCGAGGACTACTAAATGAAATACATGGACGTATACGTGGCGCTGGACGCGCTAGAGCAGGCTAATGACTCTGTACAGGTAGTCTCTACCGACTACGCTAAGGCCTACGAGCTGATCGAGCATAACAACTACCAGGAGGAGTTCGCTAAGGGTTCTCGTGAGTACGATATCCAGAAGTTCAGCATACCACTGGATACCATCTACTACATCGGTGGATCATCCGACGGCTACGTGACGCTGGTCTACTCGACCGACCCACTAGTCACCGAGCTAGAGTATCTACTGTACGAAGACCGTTACGCTGCCACCGACTGCTCTGGTTCATTCCAGGCGCTAGGCTGTACGCTACCGATGACCGACCTTAAAGAGGTGGTCATGAACATCTGGGGTGAGCGTCAGGCAGATAAAGCCCTACGCTTCCTCATGGAGAATGATCGACTCGACCTCTTCTACGAGATGGCAGCTCTATGGGAGCATCCACTCGATGATATCGCCGAGTACTACGGTCTGGCTGACTCTACCTGGTGGGCGAAGGAGAAGGGGGTAGTGATCATGGATCCCGATGGATGGGACCGTCAGAACTACGAGTTCTCCTTCCAGACCGAGCTGATCGACGAAGACGAGTTCGACCGTCGACTGAGCATCTCTACCATCCTAATGTACGTAGAGAGGTCCAGATGTACTCAGTAGACATCGACGTGTACGTCACGGAAGACCACTACATATCAGAGGTCGAGAGTGACGAAGAACTGGCAGAGCTAGAGGCAGACTACGTAGAGGTAGAGAGATTCTCTGCTATCGTACCTGAGGATATGATCGAGAAGATCGTCTCCGACAAGCTCAAGACCCTTAAACCATGCGATCTACCCTACGAACTGCGTCGAGCAGTAGAACTAGAGTACGAGCGCAACAACTACCCTGAAATCTCATACTAAGGACAGTATATGATCTATAAACTAACTATCGGCGACTACTGGGATGACGGTCACGGTAAATATAAACTGATGTACGTGGACTGCAACATCGAAGACCCTAAAGCCATCAACGATGCTGTACTATCGGTCGGTAAGATGATCGGTCTGTGCATCTACAATGATATCTGCTGCGAATACGAAGAGGGCTGGATCAACCGCGAGAATGCTGCACGCTTACTAGAGCACGGCATCGACGTGGCCGAGCTGGCAGAGTACGACGAGGAAGATCGCTACTACATGCACTATGAAGCTATGGTGCACCTCTACATGGCATACGCAGAGATCCACTTCCCGGAGCTAGAGTATGAAATCGTTAAAGACCAGGCCACCAGCCTCGGCGATCAGTTCGGCTACGGCCTCTTCTACTAGGTGTACCAATGACTGCAGACGTGAAGGAGACCACTGCCGAACATGTGGAAAGACCTTGGAAGAAATGCGGGCTGCTCGTAGGGCGCGAGCGAGACGACAGCCCTCTGTTAGACGAGGTGATTAAATGTATAACGAAATGCCCTGGGACTACCGAGTGTATCCCGGAGATCCATCAATACGTTACCGATCCAGAAGAGGAGACCTAGAGTACTTCCGAGAGGATCTCGCCGCCATGGGGTTCGTCCCCGGCGACGACGATCAGTTCCCTCGAGAGTTCACTACCGACTACACTGACAACGACTGGGTGCCCCGTGGCGAGACGTACACCCCTGACAACGACCGAGAGTGGCAGGCAGTGCGCTCGGGCTGTAACGCAGACGTACAGAGCTCTGAGGACTACGAGTGGGAAGATTTCATCGAGGACCTCGGGCTAACCGACCACGTGTATCGCGGTCGACTGCCCGACCTCAACTTCGACTCAGACCTATCAGCTGCAAGTATAGAGCTGTTATCTAGGGGTATACCAGCGGACGAGTATATCTTCAACCAAATGAAAAAAGAGGGATCTACATGGACACCAAGGAGTTCATTCATGTCTTCGATAAACTACGACGCTTTATGGATATCCATTCAAGAGGCACAGCAGAGGAAATCTCTTTCTCTGAATACAACGGACAGTTCTACCTCGTGGGTACAAACGGGTACGAGTCCGAGTACGGGAGCGACGCTCACCATGAACGGCATGAAGTTACCGTACCCGGCGACTTCTTTGAGCGGATTGACGAGTACACTGGTGCACTGCTCATAGAGCGGCATCTAGAGCGAGAGCTCAAAGCAGAGCAGGCCCGTAAGAACCAGGAGGAGCGTGACCTGGCTGAACTACAACGACTACAGGAGAAGTATAATGCCAAGTAGAGCACAACTAGTGCAGATCCTAGATGGGTTTGCACACGAGTGGATAGAGGAGCGTCTATACGAGCTCGCACGTATCCGTCACGGTAAATGTATCATCGGCATAGAGGATGTCTACTACGAAGCCGATCAGGCCTACGGACGTGCATACGAGGACGGCGGAGACTGTCATCCTACCGTAGCCTGGGTGAATGCAGGGGTAGACGAACTGCTCAGCTCAGAGGCAGCCCACGAGTCCTGGATGGAGCAACAGCGCATCGAGGCAGAGAAGGAGCGTCAGCGTCAGGAGGGCCTGCGAGCTCTAGCGGCGCAGCGTACCGAAGAGCACGAACGTGAACAACTACGCAAACTAAAGGCTAAGTATGAGACAACTACTAGTAAATAGCATCAAGTGCCCGGACGGCACCGTCCTGACCAGTCGACACGTCCACGACTTCCAGAGCCACACCCAGGAAGACGGCCGTGAGTATTTCGTAGACGGTGGCTGCCACTACCAACGTATCGGTTACTCTGATGAGGAGTACCTGGACTGCAGCCTGTACAGCGATGACCCTCACGAGGTGATCCGAAGCAAGTTCATCTGGACATCCTTCGGTCGCTCGGGTAAAGAGGAGCCTATTCACACTGCACTGGAAGACATCGGACGTGCACACTTGAAGGCTCTGCTGAACTGGCCTACCAGTCAGACCATGCGTCAGGTCTTCCAGGCCGAGTGGCTATACCGTGGAGGCGAGAAGCTATGGTAATCTATTACCATGTATGTGATGGCGGTGATGGCTCCTCTCACGTACGCTTCTTCGACTCGGCTGAGGCCGCAAAGATAGACATGGAGCAAACCATAGCCATCGACGGGTACAGCGTGAGCGATGGCACCGAGTTCTTCGAAGCCGAGAATGTCACCGGTCTGCGTATATCTACGCTCGATGATATGCTTCGAGGATCTAACGGCGGTCCATACGAACTGGCTAGCTGTCCTTACTGCGACGAGCAAGTCAGCTGGTGGTCTCGCAACCGTATCTGGCGCTGCCAAGCTAACTGTGACAAATCTGCCGAAGATTGGCGTCGTCACAAATACCTAACCGACGAGGATGTCCTATGATCATCCGCATCCACCTCGACGAGGAACACCTCGACGGCTCTCGTATTGTACCACTGGACTGTGCACGCAGACTGGTAGACAACCTAGAGAGCTTCGACACGTTCTGCACCGAGTTCTTTCAACCACGCTTCCTAGAGATGGGATACGACGTCCACGTACTAAGCGAAGACGGTATCATCACTCTAAGCGAGCTAATGGATAACACCCACCCTTACATCAACAAGGAAATGCGCCGAGCACACGACACCAGGAAGATGCTCGTAGCCGGTGCGTTTACACCTAAGCCAATAGAGGACTACTAATGCGCACTAGACAAGGATTCGTCAGCAACTCATCTTCATCTTCATTCCTAATCTACGGCTTCGAGATGAAACCTGAACTCATGGCAGACTACATCGAGACTCTATCAACAGAAGAGATCGCTGCGCAGCTGCAACGAGTTTACACAAATCGTAATAAAACGTTAGAAGTACTATGTGAGGAAGCAGCCGCTATGTCCACCGAAGAGCTAACGGATTGGTTCTCCGACGACATGTGGGATTTCGCTAACACGCTAGGTCTAGACTATGAGTCAACAGATTATGGCCCAGGCCTCATCGGTGTTAGTACGGATCCAACCTGCCTCTCACTCAACGAGTCGCTTAACGGCTGGCTCACCGCAGCAAACAAGCAGAAGGTCGACGATCTGGCAGCAGACTTCGGCGTACCAACTACACTAATTGGAGATGTATCATATGGCTAGAACACGCCAAGGCTTCGTAAGTAACTCAAGCAGCTCATCATTCATCATCGGCCTAGGTGTCGCTGTAGACCCTGAGGCCCTTAAAGACATCGGCTACGGCATCAACACGCGTCAGCTCTGCGATATCTTTGAGAATCCAGGTTGGGAGATTGATGTTAAGACTCGCGGCGATCGTATCTACCTCGAGATGGAGTCTTTCACCTACAATACGGTAGAGCTAGACGTTACCGAGGTACCGCCAGATTCAGACATCGCGATCGTCTACGCGACTGGTCATGATGATTCAGACTTCTGGAACGGTGACGACTACGACTACGATAGCGATAACTGGGAGCTGGAGGGCCATCAGGAAGAAGCTCTTAAGGCACTCGAAGACGATGAGCTAATCGAATTCGGTACGTATGAAATCGGCGCAGGCCGCAACGGTTAAGGATAGACCATGAGAACAAGACAGGGATTTGTCAGCAATAGCTCCAGCAGTAGCTTCTTACTGTACGGTTGGTCAATGGATACGGCGGACGCTCTTCCGTATCTATGGGAGGCCGAGGATGACTTCATAGATCACCTCAAGCGCCACCATAACCTCCGCGATAAATCGGAGGAGTACATCAAGGAACTGATGGAGAAGCCTGCAGAGGAGATCTACCAACACCTAGACTATGATACCTGGTGTCTATTCGAACCCTTTGCGGCAGAGCAGGGCGAAGACATAGTATACTTCGGATATAATCTAGGCAATCCCGAGTACATGAACGTCCAGCAACTAATGGAACCTCTGCTGACCCTTGAGATCATGCAAGAGGTTGACGATGCGGCGGCCATTGCCGGTCAACGAGCTTCCGTGTACGGAGGCACCGTCTACAACTAGGAGATAGAATGAGGACACGCCAGGGCTTTGTAAGCAACTCGTCGTCCTCTTCCTTCATCATCGTGACTCACTCAGAGAATATCCATCCGGATGTCGTGGGTGATGTCACGTGGTTCGATGAGGATAGAGTGCGTGAAGAGATTAAAGAGGTCTACGGATGGGATGTCGTAGATACGTTATACAACGAGTGGTTCGATAAGAATCCTCACCGAGAAGATCCACCCTCTATGTGGGATAAGTGGTCTACCCTATCTGAAGAAGAGCAGTGGAAGCGCTTATTTAATATACCTGAAGCCCGCGAACTGTACGACTATATGATGGACGCACTGGACGCCGGGGACTTTGTAGCTGAAGTCGAGATGGACTATAACGACCCGAGCGAACCCATCCGACAACACCATGAAATTATTAAGGAATACTAATGATTAATCCAAAGAAACACATCCTACCTGAAGCAATGCTGAAAAACTGTGAAGTATTCTACTCTGGCCACGGCGTGACCATCTACCAGGCAGGCGAGTGGCGCTTCGCCCGTTCTGAAGCGTACAACTACGACTACAACACGGTAGACGGCTTCTTCCGTCGCTGGGGTGCCACGCTAGACGAAGACCCTACCTTCGCACCACTTAACGAGATCCTCGACATCGAGGTGACCACCATTTGTAACGGTCCGGCTAACCGTCTGTGTTCCTTCTGTTACAAAAACAATAACCCTAACGGCTACAACATGCCACTGGCAGACTTCCAGGCGGTAATCGATAAGATGCCCTGGTTGACTCAGTGTGCACTAGGCGCCGATGCTCAGGGTACAACCAACCCCGACCTCATCCCGATGATGCAGTACGCACGCAGTAAGGGTATCATCCCGAACCTGACGATCGCCGATGTAAGCGAGGAGGTTGCCGAGCAGCTAGCTTCAGTCGCCGGAGCTGTAGCTGTGTCTGTGTACCGACATGCAGGCTACGACGTCGCGTATGACTCTGTGAAGCGTCTAACCGACGCAGGCATGACTCAGGTCAACTTACACTTCATGATCTCTCAGAGAACGTTAGAGGACGCCTATGAGGTATGTCGAGCCATTAAAGAAGATCCTCGTCTTGCTAATGTCAACGCCGTCGTATTTCTCAGCCTTAAACAGAAAGGCCGTGGACAGCGACACGAGTACGTTACTGAGACTGAATACAAGGAACTGGTGGATCACTGTCTGGCAGAAGGCATTCCCTTTGGCTTTGACAGCTGTTCTGCTCCTATATTTCTGGGCGCAGTTCGTGAGCATCCATCGTATGATCGTTTCCGCGAAATGGCAGAAGACTGTGAGTCAACCCTCTTCAGTTCATACATCAACGAACACGGACACTTCTTCCCTTGCTCCTTTACCGAGAAGTGGGTCGAAGGTGGATGGCTAGAAGGCATCGACGTGCTGGCTGCCGATGACTTCGTGACCGACGTATGGAATCACCAGCGTACCTGCGACTTTAAAGACGTCCTACGCGATAACACCGATGACCTTGGCTGTCGTCAGTGCCCGGCGTACGATGTGTGCGGTCGTCCGACTCGAGTGTACGATAGTGAAGTAGAAATTGTTGACTTGACTAGCTACAAGCGATAAACTCACCCGGTTCAAGGAGGAACCATGGCTACACATGAAATAACCTATGATACTGCAGACAATGCCGCTCGAGCCCTCAACACTATGAAGTGGTATAACCGAGACGGTAAGTTCTCTCGGAAGGGTACTACTGCAATGTTCGACATGCCCGACTCGCGTCCACTGCACGATCACGTAAGTGGTCATCCTCATCATGCTCTACAGTTCTGCGAGTTCGTCTCCCGATGTCGGATTCCAGAACTAGAGCCAACTATCCTATGCGACCCTGGCATTGCAGCACGATATGCTAAGAGTATCCTGAAGTCTACCTGGCCGGAAGCAGAGGATAAGATCTTCTCTAGCATCCACGCTATTACCTACTACCTAGAGGTACCGGGCGTTGATATAGATAGATGTAAGGCTGCAGTCATAGCAGAGGTAAACAGAGGCAGTGAGAGTAGCTACTGGAATGCGTACAACTACTGGGCGATCATCAGTCGTATCAAACAGGCCTGGCCTGAGGTTGAACCTGTACTGAAGCTGAACCCGTCTATCTGGGCGCAGTACCAAAGGTTATTACCTACATGGAATTCAACAAATTCCTAAAACCTGCTATAAATAAAGTGTAAGGAGTTATACACTCCTGCGGAAATTCAACATTCTAGTTATTTCCGTTATAATTAAGTTGTAAGGTAAACTACACCTTACTCGGAGCAAGTGCTCCAACAGGATTAGCAATAGCGATCCTGCAAAATGTCAACTATAGGAATCTGACATATGACTACTAAGATCATCATCCCTGGCCGTGAAGCACAAACTCTAACTGGCATGACTATGGACGTAGAGCAAGTTAAAGCAGCTTACGCTGGTCAAATTGATCTTTCTGCGTATAACGTCGACACTCAAGTTGTTGATGGCGAAACAGTAATCACATTCTCAAACCGCACTGGTACAAAAGGAACTGACATGCAGGTAATTAACGAAGCAGGCTCTAACCCGGTATTCACTACTATCATCATTCCGGGCCGTGAAGCTCAAACTATTCCAGGCATGGCGCTTGGCGTAGACGATGTAGTAGCAGCATTCGCCGGTCAAATCGATCTGAAGAACTACGAGTCTCAAGTGGCTCAAGAAGAAACAGGTCCAGTAATCACATTCGCAAACCGTACAGGCACAAAAGGAAATGGCATGCAAGTAATCAACGAAGCAGGTTCTAACCCAGTATTCACAACTATCATCATCCCAGGTCGTGAAGCACAAACGATCCCTGGTATGGCGCTAGGCGTGGACGACGTGGTTGCCGCTTTCGCTGGTCAAATCGACCTTAAGAACTACGAGTCTTCAGTTGCTACTGAAGATACTGGTCCAGTGATCACCTTCAGCAACCGTACTGGTACTAAAGGTAATGACCTGTTCGACGTGCTTTCACAGATGATGGCATCTCCTACTACGGTAGAAGAAGAGCCGGCTGCTCCAGCTGGTCCTACTGGTACTAAGATCCTGATCCCAGGCCGTGAAGCTCAGGTAATCCCTGGTATGCTGATGGACGCTGAGCAAGTTAAAGGTGCTTACGCTGGTCAGATCGATCTATCTGCTTACAACGTTGACGTTAGCGTTGACGGTGACTTCCAGGTAGTGACGTTCACTAACCGCACTGGTACTAAAGGTGCTGTCCTAGACGACAGCGCTGCACTTAAGCACACTAAGATCGTGATCCCTGGTCGTGAAGCTCAGGTGATCAGCAACATGGTACTTGACGCTTCTGGCGTTAAAGCTGCTTACGCTGGTCAGATCGATCTATCTGCGTACAACGTAGAAGAAACTGAAGACGGTGACACGTTAGTAGTAACGTTCTCTAACCGTACAGGTACTAAAGGCGCTTAAGCCTTAGGTATTCTGGAAGGCGCCCCTCCGGCGCCTTTCTTTTTTTGCTAATCCAGGAGTAACCATGGACTATCCACAACCAAGTGACGTACAGAAGCAGATCAATGATGCTATCGTAGCCTGTCTAGATAATAACATCATCCGTTCTCTGGAAGACATCCTGGAGCCGATTATCGGTGAGCAGAAAGGAGTCTTCAATGGTTCAATCAAATATCGTGGCGATATCAGCGATGCACAGATGCTGGTTAAACAGTATGTAGGCATGATGCCTCTACAACAGATCTGCGGTCGTATCCTCCACGACGATACAATCATCCGCCTATGGAAGGGCGAGAGCTGTGTGGTAACTGAATCCCTGATGAACACTACATTCGTTCGTCGTGGTGAAGATCACCTCAAGCTTATCTTGGTCACCGTAAATGACCCGGCTACAGTAGACTACGTGAGTAATCTAGACTGTGCGTACAACATCGAGCTAAATGAAATGCCGGAAGGCCGCCTTGGTATTGAGCTGCAAGTTCCAGTCAGCACTACCAACGCCGATCACTACTTCCAATTCCTACAGCGTCTACCAGCTATCCTAGACGTATACTACACTCTACTGACGAGGTTCCCTACATGTCAAATCTCTTCGATCAATTTTCCGGACTTTCTGAATTCGTAGATCTGCGTCACGAGTCGTATATGTCTCTGAACAATCTACTAGAAGGCCTTCGTAGCTTCAACGGCACACCTTCAGAAGCTCTTGAGATGGTTACTACAAGTAACTGGCAAGAAGGGCTTAACGAATACCAGCGACAGCAACAGCGTGTTCGTAACGGTAACCAACAAACGATCCGCGCTATGCAGCAGATCACTTTCCGCGACTGTAAACCTGTAATGAGAGGAATCATCTATGTCTAGTCATATCGACGCTCGTATCCACGCAGAAGGCTACGTATCTATCAGTAACGAAGCTGGTGCAAACAAGAACATCTCGATCCCTGACTTCTTGCGTAAGATCAACCAGCTTGAGCAGGAGAATGGCAACCAGACTCAGGAAGTAGGCGAGGCGTATACTTACCCGTCGTCTATCCACTCGGTCCAGCGTACCACTGATGGTTTCATTGTAAGCCTGTACTTCAACGAGCGTGAAGCTAACATACGTCACTCGTACGGTGAAAGCTACCTGATCACTGTACCTAACGTAATGATCCGTCTGGAGCTACGTAAGGTTAACGGCGAAGAGCGCTACTCGATTGTAGATGCACGCTTCTACGCTACCGATAAGAACCGCATCAGCTTGCCTACGGTATTCCCTAGCGAGCCACGCAGTCAAGAACATATCTGGGCACTACCATTCCCTAATATGTATTCCGAAGGTAACATGTGCTACGGCGGTAACAGCATGCCTAGCGTAATCTACCGTGATTGGACTGTACTAGACTCTGTCTACCAGACTCTGATCATCGATGCATCATGTAACAACGACTTGAACGTACCGTCAGTTAACGATGGTCCGTCTAATGGCGACGACTGGTTACAAGTCCTAGCCGACCACCACTCTCGCGGTGATGGTTTCCCTTACACTCGTCTATACAACTACTAGGAATATACTACCATGGCAATGATTATTAACCCGATTACTACAGCATTCATGACAGCAGCCGAGTACGATTCAGGTGAATTCGCTCGCTTCCCATTCAAGTACATCCTTGAAGAGAACGGCTCGATCATGTACCACACACAACTAAGTGCAGGTCGCTTCGTCTGCATGGAAGAAGCTAAGATCAAAGGCCTGGCGGTCAACAAGACGACTAAGCCTCGTGAAGCAATCTTGCAACATCTACCTAACGGTGGTCAACGCGTTCCTGAAGAGTTCTTCTGGCAGATCCGCCAGTTCTTCCTTGACGTAATGGGTATGGGCCCGTCTACATATGAAGCTCAGGTCTTCGTACTGTGGAACGAGCATACTCAAGAGTATCGAATCATGGTCCCTAAGCAAACTGTATCAGCAGCAGCGGTACGTTATGACATTCAAGATCAGCTAGGTGAAGGCGACCACATCATTATGGATATCCACAGCCATAACGATATGGGTGCGTTCTTCTCGGGAACCGATGACCGTGACGATGCGAAGAACTGCTGGATCTCTGGCGTGTTCGGTAAGCTCTCTACTAACCTAGAGTACCGCTTCCGCTTCAACGATGGCACCGGCCACCACTACGAGCTGGCTAAAGGTGATATCTTCACGGTACCCGCAGCACAGTCTCAAGAGACTCCGCAGGCTTGGATCGACCAGGTTGAAATCCAGACGTACTCGAGCACTCGGTATCAAGGATACAATCGTCAGCCTTATCAAAGCGGTAACTACGGCGGTTGGCCGAATAGGAACCGCAATGCAGTAGAGACTCAGGACTACCCTGGCTGGGGCGATTCATGGGATGACGATACTACGGGACTTTTTAGCGAGGCGTCAGACCTGGACGCCTTCTTAAACGGGTCTACATTCTCGGAAGATGATGCATACAGCGAGTTCTATGATACACTGGTTGACTGCCTGTCTACGTTAGACCCTAAAGAGAGCGTTAACGTTCTTAAAGAGTTCATTAGCTGGATCGACAACCCTGCTCATGAGGCTGAAACTACTGATCGTGAATGGGACTCCTATAGCGACGTGACGTATTACTACAGCCTATTTAAAGTAACACCTGAAATGGGTAAAGCTGTCGCACAGGACGTAATGGGAGCTTAAATGGAATTAGAACTGACACAGGGATGTGTCACTCTTATTGATGATGAAGATGCCGACCTTGTGTCGGCTCACAAGTGGTATCCTTTATACGTACCAAGTAGAGATAAATACATGGTGATACGTAATAGGAAGATGGTGAACTACGAGAGGAGTGGTACTAGGTATCTGCATACCTTCCTACTGCCTGTTAAAGATGGATATTCTGTAGATCATATAAACAGGGATCCTCTAGATAACCGACGTAGTAATTTACGAGTAGCTAATAAGCAGCAGCAGCAGCTTAACACTGGACCTCGCAGGAATTCACCTATCCCGTATAAAGGAGTATCTTATAAGAAGACTAATAGCAATTACGTAGCTCAGATGTATGCACATGGTAGGAATATACATATAGGATCATTCGATTCTCCTACTGATGCAGCATTGGCGTATGATGAATACTCATTAGACTATTGGTCTAACATCCCCGACGATCCTATCTCAGGGTCGTATACACAATTCCTATATTTAAACTTTCCGGAGAAACACAATGGCACTATTGCGTAAATTTGATTTACTTTTGCAGGACGTTATCGTCGTGGGTTGTGGTGGTACAGGTTCACGTACAATCCCTATGATCGTGCAGCTGTTGAAGACTGCTCCTGCAGCGATCGGTCCCGCGCTATACCTAGTGGATGGTGATGAGGTTGAGGCTAAGAACCTTGCCCGTCAGAACTTCATCGAGCCTGATATCGGTCGTAACAAGGCGGTTGTACTAGCTGAGCGCTACGGCCAGGCTATGGACTTCCCTGTACATGCACATCCGCAGTTCGTTACGGACGGCGGTAACATCGTGGGTGACATTAACCGATCGGCTAGCTCTAACGACTTCCGTCAGCTAGGCCAGATGCGTAAGATCTGGATCCTTGCAGTAGATAGCATCAAGGCTCGTATGATGGTACTTCAACAGGCCGGTCACAACGATGTAATCATCGATGCCGGTAATGAAGATACATTCGGTCAGGTGAGCATCTACGATAACATCCACCTAGAGTGCCTCCAGGGCGACTCTACGCCGGAGTTAGGTCCCTTCCAAGGGGATTACGCACTGCCGTTCATTCCGTCGCCCCTGACGTCGTACATCGCCGCTGTGATCAATCCTCCGGTTGCTACCGGTTCGTGTGCAGATCTAGATCAGTCTCTAGCGATCAACAATATGATGTCTGCGGGCATCGTTGGTATGCTGCAGAACCTGATCTACAACAACGAGTTCTATACCTGTACTAACTCGTACGACCTGCACCGCGGTAACCAGTCGACTTCAATGAACCACCTCTGGTTCAACGAGACGATGGGCCGTCAGCGCTTCGAGAAGCAGGAGTTCGGTCGTCTTGGCGATGATCTACCTAACCGTCTGTACGATCACCTGTCTAGCCACTCTCAGAACTTCCTGATGGCGAAGAACATGGAGACTCGTCGTGGTTCAATGGTACATGAACTGCTTTGCGATATCCGCTCTAAGACTACTGCCGTAGATCCAGCCGTCCTGGCTGCTCTAAAGCTATAACAAAAAGGCCAGCTCCGTGAGGGGCTGGCCTTTAGTTCTTCTTATTTTTTCGCTTGTCCCTAGTTCCTAGCCTCCAGACGCGTCACCTGCTTTCTTAGTTCCGATAGCTCCCTAGGTACTTCTGATAATGCTTTTAACGTGGCAGATATTTCAGCCATATTAACCTCCGCGGCAGTTGATCGGTTCTGCGTCTCTCTTAGGCTTATCACTATGCCTTCTATATTTTTAGTATTGGTAGCTGCAATGAACTCCAGCTTATCGATCCTCGATACGCTATCTGCTCGATGGTTTATGCTACTCTCTGCTGCATTCAATCTAACTTCAAGCTTCGCAATTGAGTTTTTTACAGTAGTCCATGCACCGAAAAGGGCTGTTATTCCAACGCCCAGGGGTACTAAATTGGCTATTAACCATTCCATATAATTCTCCTACTTAAACTTTCCTACCCATTGTTTCACCACTGCTTCTACCAGTGGAATAACGAGTCGACGATATCCCCATACAGACACTAGCATAAGCCCAAGGGCAATCTGATAGTATTGAGGCATGCTTTCCAGCACTGTGAATCCCGCCTGAATATGTGGTACCATCCCAGGAAAGAAAGCAAGAGGCACCGGTAAAAGGAACAGGTAGAAAGAGATATCATCCATCCAACCGGCAGCTGCGCGAGCCCCAGTATCCTGAGTAATATCTGCAGTCTGTCCTGCTTGTATTGCCTGGATCTTAGACTCCAGGTTGATCTTTTTTAGCTCATCCTTGCGCTCTTTCTGCGCGGCTTTAATCTTCTGTCCTTCAGTAAAGTAACCTCCGACAGCACTAGCCACCTCACCTACCCATCCGAATCCTAACATAAACACTCCTTAAGAGGCCCCGAAGGGCCTATCATTACCAGTACATGCTCACTGACACTGCATCATCCGTTAGAGTACCTGCTGCGTCTTTAACGTCAACGAATACTTCACCTAGAGTGATCGTGTAGTTACATGAACGTACTGCACCTGTTGCAGACCTAGCAGTTGCTATAACTGTAGTGGAATCGTCTAGAACCGGTCCAGCAGGAGCTATAGAGTACTGACCTGCCTGAACCCGGGTAACAGCGACGGCGTCTGTAAAGTTACCGTGACGACCGTCGATAGCACCTGTATTACTCAGAGTCATGTGCAGTGCATTACCAGTCGAGGTGTTCTCGTTATGGTTGATGACCGTCTTACCGCCCTCTACGGCCCAGACATTGCCACGAGGTGAGGCAGTCTGCGTGAACGTCATCTCTTTCTGAGGGAATACCTGCAGAGAAGGCGTACCGCCGAACAGCTGGTTATCACCTACTTCACCCGATACCGTAGCCACTTCAGATGAACCATTCACGATCGTAAACGTATTACCGAAGTCGTATAGACCTTTAGGTATGCGTACAGTCACCGGAGCGTTAACGTTCGGGATGTTGTAGCGAAGTCCCGTACGGATAGACTGCCTGTCCATCGTCACGTCGGTAGATGCCGCAGCAATCGTGTACGTAGTGATAGACTGAATAGACATGTCATTCACGGCGTTACCCGGTGGAGTGTAGAAGAACGTACCGCGGTCAGTTGTACCACCGCCGGCGTAAGTTACTTCACCTACCTTCACACCATCAACGTGGATGTCACACGTGTCTTCGCCAGGAGAGTTGATCATACTGATCAGATACATTGTATCACGTTCTAGATCGAACGTAGTGTTACCACCAGAGTTGATCATAGTAATCTGTAGCTGACCACTCGATACTGTAACGTTATACTCGAAACGTCCGTTAGAACCCCAAGAGGTGTTGTTCGGTTCGATATCCACCCAGATCTGACCATCGTGAGCTGCTCCGAACATAGCTCGTAAATCTGTACGGAAGCCGTTAGCACGACAGGTATCCCAGAATGCCTGAGTATTATTAGGCGCTTGCAGTGTAATTGTACCACCGGTCTGAGTACAGCGGATCACTTCAGGGAATCCTGCGTGATTCTCTGTATTTACCCAGCGGACGTTGTTACTACCTGTCCAACCCGAGTCGGCTAGGGTATTGCCCTCTGCGAAGAAGAACTGACCTACCGGCTCACCTGAAGCGATACGCGTAGTAGTCACGTAAGACCAGTCCGATCCATCGTACCAGATAGGTCGATTATCGGCCAGGCCATTCAACGCCAGAGAACCTGTAGGATGTCCAGTATTCTGCGGGATGATACGAGGTAGAAGTGTACCACGTAACGGTGAATCCTGCTGTACTACCACATTCTTCTCTAGGTCAGGCTCGTTAATGATAACGTGCATGTCGTAGTCGTATAGGTATACTGCTTGGTTAGTACCAGTCGAACGCTTACGTAGTGTAAGAACTGTATCGCCTGCACCGGTAGCGAACTCATATTCGAACTCATACGTATCACCTACGTTGTTATTAGCTGCAGGGATCGTTAGCTCAGCTACCTGCGTACCCGTACTATCCACCAGTTCGAAGTCCTGCGTAGTACCACCTGAAGAAGTACTGATACCGAATCTCAAGTAGATTTTGATACGTTGGAATAGACAGTCGCGGAAAGTGATCTGCGTACCGCCGGAGCCTGCTGTATTGTATCGAATACCAAAGTGAGTACCGCCACTGACGATAGGCATTAGTTCTCGTACCGAACCACCGGTATCAGCGCCGTTCATAGTGATCGTCGATGCCGGGTTAAGACTAGTATCGTCGACCTCTGGACGCTTATCTGCTACTAGATCCGTCCAGTAGTTCGTATCGATAGGCCAATCGGTCTTGTTATTAGCTATCCAAGTACCATATTCACCTGCACTCATACGAGTACCGTGGCTTGCATACTTACCTATGATAACGTCGTCGGCATGGATATCTACCTGTGAATTGGTAGAGAAGTCGATGTACGCAGTGTTAGGGCCGTGCTCACCGATAGATGAACATGCTATACCTCCAGACGTTCCATCTACTATATCACGATCAGACCACTCATCCGTACTAATAGTAGAGACTACTACTTCTGTACCTGTAGGAGTATATAGGGTAGGAGTACCGAATACTACACCTGAGGCGTAAGGCAGTGGAATGATACTAGACATCAACCCTTCGTACGTCTTGGATGGGTCTATTCTAATCTGTAATCGTATAGAGTCTACTGTATCGGCAGAATCTCGAATCATTCGGTACTGAGTACCTCCACCGATATCCCCTGTCTGTACCAGACCTAGGATACGGAAGGTAGTCGTAGACGTTCCATCGGGAACTCCACGTACCATGTTCATGTTAATACGGTTAGTGATTACTGTATCGCCGCCCGATTGAATGAACAGGATAAAGTCAGCACCTGAAGTGTCTACCGTACCTGCAGTAAGTGCTGGCCAAGTAATCAAGTCGTACCAACCTATGCCACCTGCACCTAGATCAGTAAACTGTGCATATGCGTGTTGGCTGCCGCCTGCCGGGATGTTCTTAATGAATGACGCGTCTAGACGATCATCTGCAGTAAGAGTCTCCAGGGCATCACGTACACCTGCACCGGATGTGTAGATCGTATCGGCTACAAACCCGTATGGATTGTACGTAGTTGTAGGGTTCAGAGTAACACCTACTGAATCATGGATGATCTCTATATGTGCATCACCGACACCACCTGTATCTAGGAATGTACCAGTTAGATAATCTTCGATGCGCAGGTAAGATGCTGCGAAGGCACTGTTACCGATTACAATATCACCAGCTACTTGTCCGAAGTTGTAGTGACTACCATTAGATAGTGTTATGTTACCTACCAGTGCTCCGATGTGCATCTCACAACGTGCAGCTGTGGAGTTACTTACGTTACCTGTAAGTGTAGCGTAAGGCAGTTCGAAGTCTAAGGGCGTAAATGGAGCGATGTTCTCTGTAAACGTAGACGCATCTTGACATTTAATAACGCGCTTACTTGTCGTAGGGAACGCAGAAGCTAGAGTAACCGCTTGCGCGATAGTCAGTACCGGCTGTTCCGGAGAACGACCATCGGCATTATCATCACCGCTAGCTGATACGTATACCATCTGTGCACTATCGATAAAGTCGATAGCTTCTGCACCTAGACGATCTGCGTCCGTAAGAGTCTCTAGCTTATCACGGATAGTACTAGCATCATCTTTAACTAGTAGAGAAGAAGGTTCTACCGGTCCGAATACTACCTCTTCATCTGTCATTGGAGTCCAGACAGTTAAGTTCTCGGGGATGGTAGTTGTATCGCCTGCAGGATTCCTTGCAACTGATAGGTCTACATTCATAGACGACAGTGCAGCAGTAGCCTGAACTTGTAGATGTACAGGTGATCGTAGATCATTAGAATCTTCACGTAGAAGACGTACCATATCTACTGCAGGCACATTAGAGTCTGTTGCGTGCGTTAGGATGCCCCATTTTACAGGTGCGTTACCTAGGTTACCTTGTATTGTGAAATCAAAGTAAGTGAACTCGCCTGCTTTAGACATGTCCAGCGTTACCCTCTCTGAGAAGCTGCCACTACCGGTGACGGTAGCGATAGTCAGCCAGTCGTTATTCGTTCGGGTCTGTCCTACTAGATTAACGGAGGTGAACGACTTATCCCCTACTGGGATTATATTTGCTATTGACATTTTGTCTCCTAAATAGGGGCCGGAGCCCCCTTTATTTACTAGATAAGATACGGTTGGCCTATGCCGATAAGAATCGTATCATCATCGATTACCTGGAATACCTCTTGGATCAAACCTGATACAGGCTGAGCCGAAGTAAATGTCCCTGCACTGTTTAGCCAGTAGTACTGTCCGGTAGTATAGCCGTGTCCGGTAATCGTACAGATTCCGCTAGACTGTACTCGATAGGTACCGATGTCCACTACCTCACATACAAAGCCGGTAGCCGGAGCCATAGACGATGCATCTGCCGGAGCCCAGTTAGCACCTGCACCTCTAGCTAGCAACTGCTGCTGAGTAAACGGATGGTTAGGGTGGACTACTGTAATGATATCAGTTGAAGCACCTTCGATAGCGCTAACGTTTAGACGCTCAGTACCAGTTAATGCCTCTAGCTTATCGCGAATCTGGATTCCAGTATCGCTGCCTACCGGCACGTCTGCATGAAACTTAATGTTAGTTACTGCAACTCGAGCGAATACGATGTGTAGATCGTTTGTTACCAGTCCACCAGCTCCTGGAGTAGTCGAAACAGTCCAGTAAGTGGTGTCCGTATTAGTATGAGCTTCTGTACCAACTACTGGATCTATTTTAGTAGCACCACCACCCACAGGGTTGCCTTCGTACACGCGGATATCACGATCAGTACCCGATGAGGTCACTTGACCGTATCGAATCTCTAGGACCATGTTATGTGTAAGGGCACCTGCCGGGACTACCAGCTCACATACATCCGCGGAGGCAGAAGTCTCATCGGCGAATACGTTAGTGAAAAAACCTGCACCGCTACCGAAACCAAGAGGGAAGCTACGTCCTGCATCTCTACGGAATGATGCACTTACACCAAGGCCTTCGACCATGTCATCTGCTAGAGTGTTCAGTGGAATGCCGTTAGTAACTCCGAAATCCTCGAAGATCTTAAGGGCCGCACTACCGAATCCACTACCGCGGATATCAGATGCCATAAACGGAGCGTTAGATACTACCTGTAGATCGTAAACGCCTTGACGCTGTACTACTACGTGGTAATCATCGGTTGCAACCAGCGCACTATCTAGGTTCCAAACTACAGTCTGTAGAGCACCGTATACGTTAGACTCTTGACCGTATACCGGATCAACTACTACACCGCCTGATGTAGGATCACCTCGGTATACCCTGAAGTGCCTATCACCGGTAGCAGATCCACGTGCGAATCGCGCCTGTAAGACCTTGCCTCGAGCTTCCTGTGCTGGAATTATGAATTCCGCTACTGCACCGTCTCCCGTTTCATCTACCGAGCTGTTAAGCCAGAACCACCACGAGCCTGCCGTTAATGAGGCAAACGGCATGATACGAGAGTTAGTATCTCTCCATGCAGTCCCTGGGACTAGAGTACGTTCAAGTAGCTCATCGCCCTGTGCCTTAGTAAGCGTAGTACCGGTAGGAATAGCATCACGTACCGCAATCTCACGAAATACGTTCTGGAACGTACCTGTACCATCTATATTCAAGTTCTGAATAGCAGATGAATCCAGGCGATCTGTACCTGTTAATGCCTCTAGTTCATCCCGAATCTGTGTACCAGTAGACTGGCCAAGAGATGTATGGAACTCTACGTCAAGTAGAATCTGACGTCCTAGGTATACGTAGATGTCAGCTGAGTTAGCTGGGACCTGGTAAGTTACCGCATGAGCAGTAGCACCGCTGTTCGTACCGACTACCGGTAGAATCTCTGTACCTGAAGCTGTAGCATCACCGTTGAATACACGTAGTTCACGAGTCAGACCTGACACGATATCACTTATGAAGAACGTGATGTATGAACCGCCAGTTAGATCTTTACCAGTGAAGATTACCTCGCTGTACGCGTGACCTGCATCTGTAGGATCTTGTCCACCCGATGGTGCATATACACCCCACGAGTCAGCATCGTCGTAGTATGCTAGTGCAGTACGAGCTGTAGTAACACCTACACCAAATGTGCGTAGGATCTCTGTAGACTGTGCTACCGATAGAGCCTCATCATCTGCAATAGAGTCACGGTCTGCGATCGTCTTAGCATGCTTAGCGTACTTACTGAATACATTCTGTACCGCCCAAGATTCTAGGCGATTAGCCTCTGCCACCGATTCGATATCATCGATAAGCTCTAGTGGAGTAAACCCTAGACGATTGTTGATCGCCTGAAGAGATAGCTCTTCCCAGTCTGCCGCGTTGAATGCACCTGCAGTAACCGTAGCGATAGCCACGTAGTCACGTCCAAGGTGAGATACATAGGCGCCGATCGCATAGTTGTTCGCGATGTTAAACACGTTGTAAGCTGCCGCACCACGTAGGGATACGATGTCACCTTCAACTGCTTCGATTCGGTTTTCGTTAGTGATTGCACTGACGATCTGCCACTCCGCAACATCCCATGCACCTGCTGCCACGCCTGTACGTGCTTTGTACAATCTGCTTAGGTAGATTACGTAGGTACCTGCAGTATACGTTGCAGTAGAATCAAAGTCTGCCGGACGAGCTGCCCCGCGTAACGCCTCGATGTCTACTTCAGCTGTATCGATACGACCTTCGTTATCTACAATCGAGATGACCTGCCATTCCGATGCGTCGAAGTTACCTGGAAGTACTGCTGCAATAGCATGGTATAGACGGTTGCCGAATACACAGCTATCGTCGATTGCGTAAGTAGCCGTAGAGTCAAAGTCTGCCGCTACTGCCTGGCCGCGTAGCTGTTCGTGCGCATCGCTGATACCTACTGAAGTCTCTAGGACTAGCGCTGCGTTACTTAGAGTAGACGCTTCGTACCAGTTAGCTGCATCCCACGGTCCTGCCGTAAGATCTTCACGAGCGATGAACGTACGGTTATCTGCTGTACGATATACCGAGTCACCTGCAGAGTATGCCTGAGTAGCGCTGAATTCTGTCGGGCGGGCTCCGCCACGTAGTTCCAGACGTTCCGGCGCACCGGTATCGCTAGATAGCGGTAGGTTAGTGTGCACTGCGATGTTGTTAACTGTTACTCGAGAGAAAACGATATGCAAATCAGTAGTTACTGCGCCATCATTCTCTGGAGTAGTCGAAACATTCCAGTAGGTCGTAGCCGCACCTGTATGCGCTTCAGTACCCTCTATAGGTGTCAACTTGGTTACGCCAGTCGTAGGATCTCCTGGGTATACACGAACATCACGTTCTGTACCGCCAGTAGTAACTTGACCATAGGTAACTTCTAAGACTTGGTTATGTGAAAGTCGGCTCGCAGGAATCACTAGTTCACATACGTCTGCCGTAGCTGCAGTCTCATCGCCGAACGAAGCCGAGAATAGACCGGCACCATTGCCGAACATCCTAGGGTATTGACGTCCTGCGGTAGTACGGAATTCCGCACCGATACCCATACCTTGAACTATATCGTTAGCGTGAGTACCTAGTAGCTCTCCGTTGACTAGACCTGTTTGTTGGTTAACTAGCGCAGCAGCTTCTGAAAAGGATGCACCCTTAAGAGCGGCCATGTGATATGCTGAGTTATCCACTAGTTGTAGATCGAAGATACCTTGACGCTGTACGATGATATGGATATCGCCAGCAACGCCGTCCGGGCGCTCTAGATCCCATACTGTAGTAGCCTGGCTACCGCGAAGAACGAACTCGTTACCTAGAATAGGGTCGATTTCCACACCTAGGTTAACCGGGTTGCCGTCGTATACGCGGAACATTCGAGTTCCAATAGTTGACGAACGAGTGAACCTAGCAGTTAACGCCTTGCCACGTACTGATTCTGCAGGAAGTACTAATTCTATACACGCTCCGGCACCAGTCTCATCTATCTCACTGTTTCTCCACAGCATGAAGCTGTTATTAGACTGAGATACGATCGGCATGATACGTGAGTTATCAGTAGCCCAGAACGCATCGATACCTAGAGTACGTCGAACAATCTCATCGGCTTGTGCTTTAGTTAACGTAGCACCTGAGGTAAGACCATCACGTACGAAGATCTCTTCTACTACCGGCTGGAATGCAGCATCGCCGTCGAGATTAAGATTCTGGATAGCTGATGCATCTAAGCGAGCAGTACCAGTAAGTTCTTCCAGACGATCACGGATTGTAGTACCGCGTGCGTTGTTACGTACAGACAGTTCCTGCCATCGTGCCGTATTGAAGGCTTCCGGCGTAGTTACTGGATCGATACACAGGTATTCACGGGCAGACGTAGTCTCCCATACCGTAGCACCGAGTACGTACGTAGATGAAGCACTGTAGTCTGCCGAACGAGCTGCGCCGCGTAGCGCTACGATCTCTTCCGGTAGAACGCTAAGTGCTTCTACTCGAGTGTTAATAGACTCTAGCGATAGATCCTGCCATTTAGCCGAGTCGAATGCTTCTGCCACGGTAACCGCAGTAGTACAGACATAGTGTACTGAGTTAAAGGTTACTAGATCATCTAGTGCGTATGTTGCGGTGGCATCATACAGTGAAGCAGAGTTGCTCCCGATGACGCTGTGTACGGTTGATTGTAGGAATCGTCCGTTAGAGAGAGTGATCTCGCCACCCGTACCATTACATAGGTACGATAGACCGGTCTCAGTGATAAACGTGAATTCGCCTAGCCTAATCGGTAGGGCAATCGCTGCCGCTACAGTATCTGCCTGTAGACGTCTCACTTGTTGTTGGTTATAGCTCACAGTAATCTCCTATCTATGGTACGCATGCGCGCTAATTAATGTGCTTACGTATATTTTAGACAAAAAGAAAGGGCCCGAAGGCCCTTCATTAGGTTGGTCTGATGACGTCGAGGAAATCCTCGTTAGCCACTGAATCGTATACAATACGAATCGCCGTGTCTGACACTCGGAATACTTCAGTGCCGTGTCGCAGGTGCGCTCCGTTGAACTGGAACCCTGCACGAGTATACTCGTCTGCAGTCATGTTAGGGATCGCCCAGCTAGCTCCTGCCGCTACCGTAGCTGTGTACTCGGTAGAAATATCGAAGTTAACTGTAGGGACATCGCCGTTACGCTGTACTACCGTATAGATTCCACTGCCTGTATGGACAACCTTACCTACGATGTACGAGTCACGTGGTACCGGAAGATCCTCTACGATGTACGCCTGCATCTGCTCTGAAGTCATCGGCTCACCGATATACTTCATCAACGCGATGTTAGGACTATCGGAGCGAGCGATCAGAGTATCCACTACGTACGAGTTAGCCGGTACAGTCGCCAGGGCATCATCCGATGCATCCCAGTACTGGTTACCTGTAGCGGAGCCGCCTGGACCCCACTGGTAATCCGTAACGAAGGTACGAGCCAGCTCTGCGAAGCTAGTTCCGGCTACTGGAATCAGAACCTCCAGATCTACCGTAGCGTCTGCCGCCGTGTTGTACTGACGTAGAGACTCTGCAATCACTCGACCGGTACGAACTGATAGGTTCTGTACGTTACGTGCAATGCTTCGGCCTACGACGACCGGAAGTCGTGTTAGATACTCGTTAAGAGTACCATCACCGAAGAACGGTCCGATTACGTTAGTAGTCAGAGTAGATCCCGCTATGCGAATCTCACCTACTAGTACGATCTGCGCTAGCTCTGCATCTGTGAATAGTCGTTCCTCGCCCAGTAGGAAGTTAGAACGTTTAATCACGATGTCGATGCTAGGAGAAGTAGTAGAATTAACTACTGTGTATCGTCCGGTGGGTGCTGTAAATGTACCTACTGGACATATACCGACTACTGCGTGCTGATCTGTAGCGACCATTCCATGAGCAATACCCGTCTCACCTGCGTACGATAGGTCTGTAGCGAATAGCTTAGCCTCGATCGCCGACATAGCGAATGTCGTAATAGGACTCTCCAGCGTAATCGTCACTGCTCGATCATAACGTAGGCCGTAGTCTCCTACCGGAGTAACCTCCGTCTGAATCTTAGCGTTCAGCTCTGTCACCGCCGCCTGTAGCTCAGTCGCTACGATAGGGTTAGGTGAAGTATCCTGTGCAGGATCGTAACTAACATCTGCCGCCGTAATAGGAGGAAGACTAATAGCACCTGAACCCGCAGCCGTAATATCGATCACCGCGTAGCTCACTACATCGGTATCGTCTACGTTGTGCGGAATGACCTGTAGTACAGTACTCCCGTCGAACGTACCCGTTACACTAGCACCACCGTTGATTAGCGATAGGACATCGGTAGGGTTACGTCGGATTATGTAGCTACCCTCGCCGAGTAACTTAACTGTAACCGTTGCAGAGTCAGGGACGTCTGCTTCTGTTACCGCGTTAAGGATAGGCGTTTCGAATACCCAGTCACGTACACCATCTGCGATGAAGATCGTATTCTGAACGATATCCTCAATGGTAACATACACTGTCGGTAACGATGTGAACACCGTGAACAACCAGTCTGACAGGTAGACATTCGATAGGTTGGCTACTTCGCCTGTATCGAAACGGTTCTCTGAGACTGAACCGGTATACGGTTGGACCCAATTAGATACTATAGCCGACTGAGCATCTGCTGCAGTAGGAGGAGTTACTGTAAGGGTCATTACACCCCAGTTATTACCAGCCTTAGGAGCGATCTCTACTCGGACATCAAAGTAATCTACTACACCGGTGAAGGTGAATACCGTAGAACCCATGGTGAATACAGTATCGCTGCCGACAACCTCTACGTCGATCAGTAGCTGACCTGCCGTATTAGGTACCGGAGAGTCTACTGCCGTCCAGCAAGACTGAAGACGAGCTTTACCTGATGCTAACTTGAAGTTATAGTCGATCACGTTACCGTTATCGAATACTACCGCCAGATTCTCCAGTGACATCGGACGGGTTAGACCTGTCTGAGCAGTCGCTGAGGTATCTTCACATTGTAGTACGTTGCGTCCTGACTCGACTACCAGAGAAGGAGTACCTACCTCGGTCCAGCCTTGCAGTGTTGCATCACCGTTATACAGGTTAGTATTGTACGTTACGCGTGCCGTAAGGTTACGAGAAGTATGGAACTGAGTCTGAGACGTCAGGTCTTCAAGTAGATCCGGTACGATTACCACTAGCTCGCTGCTACTAGTAAGTTCGTGCTCGTTAGAGACTGCTGCGTATGTCGTATCCCCACCTTTCTGTACTAGCGCCGCTGCAAGTCGGTATCCGTTTCTACCTGAAGTAGGTAGAGATAGGATAGGAATACCTGCGGATAGCTCTGAGGCCGTGTACAGGGTGTCGCCCTTAGTAAGCAGTAGATCTCGAGATGAACCAGGCTTCTGGTAAATCCACAGGTAATCTACTGAGAACATACCTTCCGGGATCAGAGCATGCTGTGCGTTCGTTTCGTCTGAGTCTGGTACAGTACCTAGGATGTTATAGTAACGCCCATCGGCCTGCAGAACCTCATCACGGTTATCATCATCCGGCCATAGTGCACGCACGGTAGGTGACGTAGCGCCTAGATAAGGTACGACCTGTCCATACGTAGTACGGATGAATCCCGAGGTGATGTTGTAAGTAACACCTGCACCTGGGATTACGTTAATACCGCTAAGGATCTCCGAGATTGTACCTTCTTTAATCTCCTCTGAACCGTTATCTGCAAGCCATATACTCTCGGTAATAGTATTAATATTACCTGAGTCCGCTAGTACGTGTGCGAAGTCCATCGCCCAGGGTTCGTTACTAGTGAATGAAGGGTTCTCACCTTCATCGCCTGTAAGTACAACGATATCATAGCCAGAGTTATTGATGTTAACTATGTTATAAGCGTTAGTGAACGTAGAGATATCATATTGTTCACGGTTGCTTACGATAAATAAGTTCTGTACTTCAAAATCTCTCAGTTGAATCGTAGGGATCGCAGGGATTACGTGATGTTGTCCACGGTATGTATAGCTAAGCGTGTTAACTAGACTTACTGTCAACGGGCCGGTCTGAGCCATATATCCAGTAGGTCGTTGGTTATCGCCATTCGTATCGAAACCATAACCGCCTTCTACTGGAACAATCTGGTATGGATTCCATGAGTTAGCGGCAGTGCCTGCAGTAGAGAAGATCGTACCGGCAGCTACATAGGTCTTAGGGAATGGATACCCGACTAAACCTGCACTGTTGAACTGTACGCGCGTACCTGCAGCTACAAGCGGCTGATCGAAAGTAAAACGATAAACCCTATAGCCTACACCGTCTGGGTAGCCTGTCTGCTGATTGAAGATCGAACGGTTAAGAATGATCGTACCAGCTGAAGGCATAGTATCCACGATGAACGTGTTATTAGTACTTACCGGAAAGCTACCGTCTGCCGGCACTGTAGCCGAGACGTACAGCGCATCGCCTTCATTAAGCGTAATGCCTGGAATAGCAGAGTATTCTAGTTTGTAAGTACCGTTAACGTTACCATCAGTAGCAATCTGTAGGAAGCCCAAGTCTTCGTACGCAAAGTTCTCACCTAGGAACGACGGGTTGTACGGAGCGTAGTTCTCTGCATCTACCGTCGCCAGTAGACGGGTACCATCGTTAGCCTGCATTAGACTCTGCAGGATAGTCTCTACGCTATCGTCAAATGGTACGTAGGGATCTGGCACTTCGCCACTATACGTGATGTTAGCCGCATCGCCGGGAGCACCGCCACCGGTGCCCGTAGAGATGTCAAATAGGAAGTTCCCATTGTCCAACTCAATATCCGCCACGTTAGTACGCGTAGTACGACAGATATACGGAGTGCTAGTATCCTGAAGGATAGCTAGTTCACCTGCCTGTACATCTGTTAGTATGGCTGTGGCTGCATCAGCCAGCTGTAACCTACGCAGCTGGTCTTGATTAATTGTCTTCATGTATTACACCTCTAAATCTTGACGTCTCTCACGAGAAGCATTAGCATCGGTATCTTCCACGTTGAACTTGAACTTAGATACGCCGTTCTGATCGTACATAGTAAGCAGGTTCGTACGCTTATCCCAATACCAACTACCCATTGTAGCAGTCTTGATATCGTTAAGTTCATCAATAATCTGCGCATAGATTGGATCTATGATAGCAGTCGGAGAATAATCAGTCATAATCTCCAGGACGTCATCACCGTCAGGTACGCCGTTAGGGTACTGTGTAAGATCTAGGGTTACTCGATGATAATTATTTGGATCGTTCGGGTCTGTATTACTAACTGTATAGTCGGTAATGCGAACCAGTTTGATCCCGTTAAGATAGATCGTTTCTGCGTCTTTAGAAAACGGGTTGACATCGAAGGCGTTCTTACCTACTGCATCATCTCCCGTAAAGACTTCTGAATATCCGTAAGCCATTACGCGGTACCTCCCGTCTTGTACATAGCCCTGATGTATAGGTCTGCAGCCTTAGTCCTTTGGTTCGTAACGAATGGACGACCTGCGTACTCGCTAAGACATGTATGGAATGCCTCGCCGTGCCCCTCATTATCTAGGACGTAGCCAGTTACTTCACGTAGCATATCATTCTGAGGTACATTCGCTTTACCGAGGATCTTCCATGCTTCCTGAAAGGCGAACGCCAGCTCTAGTGAAGTAGGGATATCAGTATAGTGAGCGTCGGGGGTGTTGTTATTAGCCACCTCTACGAAGCGCAGGAAGTACTCTGCATCACCTAGGACTAAGTCAGGGTGTTCCTGTAGTGCCTTGAGCATTACAATCTGAACTACCGATAGCTCGTCGAAGCGAGCACCTAACTCTAGGCTAATTGTTTCTAACTCTAAAAAGTGCCAGTCAGGACCGAGTGTCTTGTCTAGCGATTCATCTAATTTACTTAATAGCATCGTATTCTCCTATACCAGACTCTCTAGTACCTGTAGCTCTCCTAGAGGTAGTGCCTCGATGGCGTCCTTCATTTGGTGGGCTTCTTTAAGTAGCTGGCCGATATCATCACCTAGTGCAGCGCCTGCAGCCTCTGCGACTTTGATTAAGCTCTCAGCCGGTACGCTCTTCTTGTGTAGCTTAATAGAGCATGCTGCCTGCTTAACCATGAAGCAATCTTTATAGAATGACGGGCCGAAATAGTTAGCCGACTTCTCTAGTCCGCGGATGGTATTGTAAATGGCACGGTTATCTTCTACGCTAAGCTTCTCGGGATCGGTAGATGCAACTACCTGAGCGATCTTAGTGAACTCATCCTCGCCGGTAATATCTGCACGATGCTTGAGTGCTTCTACTGCAGCGATCTTACTCATAGTACCTGCGCCCGCGAAGATCTTGATGATATCTGAATCGACCATGCTAGAGTAGTTATCCACTAGACTCTCACACGCCGATGCGATCTTATCCATATCAGGTCGTACCTGGGCTAGCTGAGTATGAATGAACCCCTCTGCCTGTGCAACCTTATCGCCTAGCTCTTGGACGCCTGCCTGACGTACCTGAGCGGCTTTAATCATCTTGCTAGTCATATCGGCTACAACACCGCGTACTTCGTATAGGTCTACTGCTTTATCAACTCGAGGGATTGCATCATAATCACCTGGACGGTGTGCGATCTTCTCAAGGTATGCCAGCTCTAGTGCGCTGACGATCGTGTGGTCTTTGCTGTCTGTCTCATAGTTACCTTCCAGTGCGGCCTGTTTGACCATCTCATTAACTTCTGGAAGAAGCTCTGCTACTTGACGAATAGTATGTAAAGGCATATAATGCTCCTTTAAACGGGTAGGCCGGCCATTTGGCGGGCTCTTTGTAAAATTGTTGGGTCTTCAACTGGATCACTTGGAATACCCTGTAGCATCAGCATATCAGCTGCAATCTCAGGTTCCGTATGCGAGGCTACTCGATTTATTCGAGAGGTTACATCCAGTGCGTGTTTTTGTTTAGATCTGTCAGCAATGATTTTAGCGATTGTCGCACCAGCACCTACGATACCGCCTGCTATGGCCATAGTCTTGTTGCTTGCTGATGTCCCCTTGGCTGCTGCCATAACGTTGGTCATTAGCGCTGCGCCTACAGCACCTTTAGCTCCAGCGCCTAGTGCGCCTCGGGCTTTATCTGCCAGACTGGTCTCGGGTACCGAGAGCTTTCCGCTGGCGTCCATAATAGTTTCTCGTTGACCTTGCTGATCCATGCTACGAAAGTACGGGCTGTTTAACTGAACTGCCGGCGATACTCCACGCGATGTATTTGCGATAAGTGCACGAGATACATTTGCAAGTTTTTCCATAATGATCTCCTCTGTCTTTCAATATTTTAGGGTATTGGGTTATAAGAGAAGTATAGGACAATCATTTTACCGGAGAACGAAATGAACTCATTCATCGCACGACTAAAGAATCTTAACCTGCCGCAATTCCTGTTAGTAGTCTACCTGGCTGCTACGACAGTTATTGGGTCAGTATTTGCAATCGGCACCTTCAAGGAGTAACACATGAAACTACCAGCACTAACGGAACTAGTGTTCAAAGATGTATATGCAGCGGGATTATCTGCACACAAAGCAATTAGTAAGTTCAACTCGGTTAACTGCCGTGCTAACTTCTCAACGACCGTGCCTAAGTCTATTCGTGAAATGGAATCTGAGTATACCGTGGGCGCGCACATTATCAAGAACCACCGCGACCGCTATAAGTGGATGCCGCTAGAAGTGGAGTATGAAGGCGCAGAGTATCGCATCGTCGGTAAGCCTGAGATCTTCTTCCCGGGCTACGTAGCGATCGGTGACGACTACTACGCGGTGACTGCACAGGATCTTCTACGTGGTTACATTGAAGAGAGCATGCAGATCAGCAAGGACGAACTAGAATGTTAGACATCGATGACTATGATCGCGAAGAAATTCGTGACATAGTATGCGAGAGTGACGAGCTCGTGCAGGCTATCAAGTATGAGATCTTAAATAATCTAGAGATCACAATGACAAATCCGTCAGAGCCAGGCGCTACTCCGCGTATCGCCCTGACCTACGACGGTGAGGTAATCAGTTCAATCTAGGAGGCAATATGGCCAGAGGAATGGCAATTCTTGGTGTATCAGTTCGAGACGAGTACATCACACCTTACCTATTTGAAACCATGGAAGAAGCGAACGACTGGGAGGCTCAGGCCGACGGTTGCTACCGCGAAGTCCATACTGGAGAAGTGAAGATTGTTAACGGCCGCCTGCAATGGATGCGCGGCTTTGATAGACCGGAGGAATAATGCCGATTAATGAAGTAGTACAGGGCGACTTGATCGCCCTAGCTAAGAACTATGAGTACGAAGCGATTGCGCATGGCTGTAACTGCCTGTGTACAATGGGGTCTGGAATCGCACCGATGATTCGTCAGGCATTTCCTGCAGCATGGGAGGCAGATCAATTTACCGTGAAGGGAGATCGAGATAAGCTCGGTAGCTACTCAGTAGGATATGATGAAGGGCATGATATGTTCGTCTTCAATCTGTACACTCAGTACGATTACTTTGGTCGTAAGCAAGGCCGTCGAGACGTGGACTACAACGCCGTAACCTCAGCATTCGCCGCCATGAATGAATGGTGTCGTGACAATGGTATTAGTGTTATAGGCATCCCTAAGATTGGCGCCGGCTTAGCTGGCGGTGACTGGGAGACGATCAAGGAGCGTATCAATGCGGTTACTCCCGACTTAGATATTGAGTTAGTGGAGTATAATCGATGAAACTGTTTATAGTCGCTCTTATCTTCGCATCGATAGCGATAACCTTCCTGACTAAGTCCGTGGCGATATTCGTTATCGCCGGTCTGGGTATTACCGTGGGAGTTATCCTATGGACTCAGTTCGTAGACAAGAAGGCTAAGGAGAAGTACTCTCCGCCTCCCCGCAAGAAGCGTGTAGTAGATCCATACGCTCCGCAGTACGTATACGTGATCATGAACCCTGCCTTTCGCCCAGGTATCTTCAAGGTCGGTATGACTACCGTGAGTATCATGGATCGAATCAAGCAGCTGTTCACTACCGGAGTTCCAGTACCATTCGCTACGGTACTTAAGTTCCAGGTAGATAACGGTAAAGAATACGAGAAGGCGTTGCACGTTAAGTTCGCCGATAAGCGTATCAACCGTCGCAGAGAGTTCTTCCAGCTAACGGAAGAGGACGTCCTAGAGATGGCTCTCCTTCCGGAATGCCAGGAACAAGATCCAGAGGCCCTTAGACGAGCTCTGAGCAAGGAAATGGACCTCACGTGGACATTGCCTCAAGTGAAACGCAAAGAGGCTTAGAATAGCCTACAGGAGCATCTATGCGATACCTAGTCTTCGCCGGACCGGAGTACTATCCCTCCGGCGGGGTTTATGATTTAAAGTTCCAAACGGACGACATCCAAGAAGTCTTAGACTTTATCGAGAACCCGATAGATGATAGCAGCCGGTGGCGTGAGAGATTCGATTGGGTCCACGCGCTGGATACTAAATGGGCACTTAAGATCGACCGCTATTTCCTAGGGCGTGCCAAACGTCTGGTATCCCTTATGGAGGACGGTCAGATAAAGTGTGAGAATGACTGGAAGCTTAAATCGATATGTGATGACCTAGTTATCGCAGGACTAGCTACAGAGGAACCTGACGGCCATTACGATATACTAGACGAAACTCTAGAAGGGATTATGAGGGAATATGGATGGAATGGTCTGACTTCCTAGAACAAATGGGTATCACGGATGATACTACTATCGATGAACTAAAACAGATGCTGTACGAATCTCACTTCGAGAATATACAGTTAGCCGACCGATACGAAGCAGAAATCCGTGAACTGAAGACTAATAGTAAGGGTACTCTTAAAGAGGCCCTTAAAGTTAAATCAGAAATGGAATGCTTATGTCGAAAACTCCAATCTACTTAAAAGATGTACAACAGGCTGCGGAAGGCTTATGCCTAGAAGTAGTATCCGCTAACGATATCATGCTTGAATGTCGGACTCATATACTCTACGAAGATATCATCGAGTGTATGCAGTATTTGGAATCACAGGGGCAGGCTCAACGACACCGCTTAGGCTGGGATAGTTGGACTCTCCTATAACAAAGAAGGAGCCTCTAGGGCTCCTTTTTAGCTTATCCAGCAATGACTGTACCTGCGCCTGCAGATACTACAGAGCCACATGCCGTGGCATCTCCTACTCGTGCCGCCGGTTGACCGTTGATCAGTACGGTACCAGAGCCTGCAGAGATTACCACGCCGTGTGGGCCTGGAGGGTTAGGGCAGATCCAGCTATGTGGAGTACCCGAGTCTCCCACTCGTGCAGCAGGAGAACCTTCGATGATTACATCAGGAGATCCACTGGTTATTACACCGCCAGACCAACATCCGTGCGGGGCGATTGCATCCCCGACTCTAGCTACACTGGGCATTATGGGTAGTACCTCTTGAATTCGGCTACGTTAGTATCCGTATCGTAGTTAACCACCTGAGTGGCCGTGAATGTACCCGTCTTCGGGGTTACTACTGGAAGTAGCGGATCGGTAGAGTCGGTCTCCGTCCAGGAAGCCTGGATGGTATACGTAACCGTCACCGTCATGATGCCCGGAGGACTGTACTCGTAGAGGAACCAGATGCCTGGATCTCCTGGATCTGGAACGTCTGCCCAGGTAGTAGTCGTTACTGACTCCGGTGCCGTGTAGGCATCTACCTGAGGCTTATTGAAGCTAATGGTATGAGCGAACTGTTCTTCGTATCGACCTGACAGACCGAGTGCGGTAGGATTAGACACGAAGTCTAGGACCATTCCGCTATCTGCAGGAGACATACTAGCTCCTGTCACTACATACATCGACTCGACGACCGTAGCCGTATCATCGGGAACCAATGCGATAGTCCCCGTATTATCCCCCAGCTCTAAGACTGGAGGTAGACTCGTTACACTTAAATGCATTACGCCTCCTAGTTAAGCTGGATGGTCGGTGCGCTCACTACGAAGTTACCACCGCAGTTAAACGTACAAGTACCCGTGTTGAACGTAGTATCCGCTATATCGAATGTGGTATTCGCAGCTGATACGTTGAGAGTTCCAGTAGTATCAATCTGAGTATTGCCGGTATTGGTCACGGTAAGATTACCATCAGCCGAGCAGTTGATTACAACCTGTCCGTCCACGTTAATGACTACGCCGTCTGCGTTACCGTTAATGAATACCTTACCTTCGTTGACATCCCAGTGGAAGTCAGTCTCGTTCATCCAGTAGTTAGTTTGTGCACCGCCGTGGATCTCCTTGCGGATCTCCTGTGCAGTATCCTGTTGATACGATTCAGATTCTCCGGTTGTAATCAACTCGTCGTACTGAAGTGAAGTCTCTTTTTTAGTACTGGTAGAGCTATCATCGCCTTCTACTACCTGACGGTAGGTATAACCGGTGATCTCCTGAGTGTACGTAGAGGTAATCTTATCCTCATCGTTATACGTATACTCCTTGACTACCATATTGACATCTTCTGGTATCAAAGGGTCAGCCGGGAAGTCTTCTGAAGTGTACGCCGCGTATCCCTTACCGATCGTCTCGGCCATAGCCACGTCGCCTTCATAGCGTATAAGACTAGGCTGTTCTCCTCGAGAACGTTCAGGCGTGCGGAATACTTCTCGGAGAGAATATAGTTTATTACGAATAGATACTTTGTACGTACTATCCATATCAGTGAAGTGTTCGAAGTTTCGCGTGATCAGACGACCTAGATCGCCGAAGCGACTCAGTACCATCTGTGCAAGAGGGGAGGATTTAGCTATGAAAGTACCACCACGTAATAGGCCGAATAGCCCTGACTCACCAGTAGTTATCTGGTCGCCTACGCGTTGATCTTTAGGAGTGCCAGGTCCACACACGAAATTCTGTGAGCCTGTTCCCGTAGTATAGTCTGCCTCACCGCCTGCGACCTCTCCCTGTTTGGAGATAGCCATACGAGGAACTGGGTTCGTGTTAGGACTTAGCAGAGTACCTACGATAATAGGAGAACCCGTGGACGTATCCACGAGTACTCTATTATTTTCTTGAGGGTGTCCGTCGGCTCCAATGCCGTCAGAGCCTCCGGTAGGTACAGTCCACGTAACATCCGTGTAATACTCGCCTTGATCGCCGAGACACTTACATGTCCCGCCCTGAAGGTCAACCGCGACGACCGTAGCCACGCGGGAACTATTATTTGAACTGTACTGATTAATCATTAACCCACCGCCACTGGTACTGCACGGTCGAACATAATGCCGACGTTTTCAGAGATTACCGGTGCTTGTGCTGATACCTGGAACTGGAAGTTAGACAGGTGGCAGTTTTCAAGATATACCGCACCCATAATGTTACCGTTCAAGCTATCTGAACCAGTCTGACCTTTAGTCTTAAACGTCATGAGGATACCGAAAGGTACGCTCAGCGCTTCAGAGTCTAGGTTAAACCATAGGTTGCCTACGCCCGGAGACTTAGTACCTGCAGTGTTAACGTAAAGGTCTGCCGAGCCAGTATCGTTTACTTGACCAGTCTCTGCGTTATAAGATTCCTGAGTAAGGGCATTCATTAGAGACGCATGGTCTGCTAACATAGCACCTACTTGAATCGAGTTCTGACTCTTACCGCGCGTGAAGAATGTACGGTTAGAACCGATCTCCCATAGAGGCTGAAGGCTGTTCTGTGTTTGGTAGCTGAAAGAATCAACTAGACCTAGTGGGTGGAGACGGTTAGTTACGTCACTATCGCTGAAGCGAGCAGGGCCCGCAAACAGGATAGTAGTATCAGGAGTCAGAGACCCCTGAGAGAAACGTTCAAGACCGTCACCAGATGCCAGGCGATCTACGTATTCACCTTTCCAGTCCCAACCAGCTGCAAAGCCTTGCGTGTCGGAAGTTACACCTAATGCCATGTGTTATCTCCTTAGATTACTAGATAAACGTTAGTATAGTTATTCGGGCTAACGATTGCGATATTCATTCGAACATCCAGAGCATCAGCGCTTGTTGCGTTCTGTGTCACCGTTAAGCCACTGTACGATAGCATCGGAGGACCTACCTTCGGTAGTTTCTGAACTAGCAATCGTTCTGCAGCAGAGATGATAGTCTGCTCGATCGTACGAATAGTATCAGGAGTAATGTTCCACGTACCGATAAACGGTTCTAGGATACTCTTGAAGTAGTACGATAGGTAATCCCAGTTCTTAACCTTAAGGATCTCACGGTATTCTAGCACCGATACATCGGTAGTAATAGCGTGACGGTTATAAGGTGTAGTACCTTGAGATTCTTGAACGTATAGTACCGTACCGAACTCTGCCATCAAGTCAAGCTGAGCCTGGCTGAAGTAGAAGTTCGAGTGGACTAGGTTGCTGATACCTGCAATGGTTACATTCGTAAAGCCTGTCTGAGCCGGGAAGCCTGAGCCCTGTCCTGCTAGACCACACATTAGGAAGTAGCCTGGAACCTGAGTATCTAGACCGTCTACTGGAACGAATACATCACCCGGGAAGTTCATCACACGGTTATGCGCCCAAGTTGTACCTTGGTCTGCAACGTTCTGAGCCTGATCCTGCTTAGTAGCAGTACGACCTACGTAGAAATCTACTACAGTACCCTGAGTAAGAGCGCCGCCAGCATCTTCAACGATGATCAGGAAGCCGCCTGCATCTGATACTACATAGTCTACATACGGGCTATCTGCCACGTATACATGTAGATTATCACCAGAGGTAACAGTACCTACTTGGCTGCCATCTGTAATCGTAATAGTCGCCAGAGCGCCTGCTGCAGTTACAGTACCTTGGATTAGACCGTCAGGGATCTGATCTGCATCTGAACCGTCAGCCGTACCAGGAACACCCAAGATGTTAATCTCAGAGAGGATCGCTTGGTTTAGTAGAGTTACACGCCATTGACCAGAAGCCGGTAGGCTCATAGCTCGTACGTGAGAATCCCAGATAGCTTGAACTGCCGGAGCGGTAGTTAGAGGTACCATCCAGTATAGGTTCTGACCTTCTGCAAGCTGAGCTGCAACTGAGTGAGCTGCTACTTCGTCTAGGCCTTGGTCGGTAGCGATCGCGTAGATCGGTGCACCGCCAGAGTTAGCTAGAGCAATGCTTACGCCGAATGCTAGAGGGTTATCCGGATGGATGGTACCTAGTAGATTCTGTAAGTCAGTCGTGTCGTTGATCGTCAGGATAGTGTTGATCGTATCTTGACGTGCAGCCGTGTAGCCGATGTAGATATCTAGATCGTCACCTGAACCGCGGATCTCTTGCTCTACTGCGTACTGGTACTGTTCACCAGTAACTGTAGTGTAAGGGAACGTACCGTTACTATGAGTAGTAGCTGAACCGATAACTAGAGCGTTAAGGGTAGAATCCCAGCCGACAGCTGCAGGAGTATGTTGAGAGTACTTATGGTACACCTCTACTTCCCAGTCTGTTTGGTCTGAAACTGTTTGATCTGCTACTGCGAATGTATTAACTGTACCGCCTACTTCTACATCTGTTACGAATGTACGAATAGTAAGGCTAGCCGCTGCTGAAGTAAGAACTACTGCATCACCTAGGTTAATATGGTTAGCTGTAGTGTCGTACGGCAGTGAGTCGTTGTACGCGTTAATTCCACTAGTACCGATTAGGTTCGTAGTGATAGTAATTACGCCGCCTGCAGATGTAACGCCTGCTTCAGAGTAGTTGTGGATCAGACAATTACCCATAATGGCAGTTACAGAAGTATCCGTAATGACCTGGCCCGGGAAGTCTGTGTCAGAGTTAACTGATACATTCGACGTGGTTGGCCAAGTTGTAATTGTGCTAGCTAGGCTGCCGGCAAGGGCTACTGAGTCATTAAAGTCAATGCTAATGATGTTATTCAGTTCTCCGATGATGCAAGCTGGTAGATCGGGACTGATCGCTGCTGCTCCACCAGGATTAGCCAGCTCTTGATAAACCTGTACCATAGGTTTAGTATAAGCCATATATGCTCCTATTTAATTATCCCGTAGCGATGCTACGAAGTCTGATTTAATTCCTGGAAGATATGATTAAGACGAGTAAGATTACCCGTTATTCTCCATCTATCTTCTACAATGTAAGGAATGCTAATATTGATTTTAAACTTTTCAGTATCCTCAGTATCCATGTTGCATTCCGATACGTTGATCTGCTTGCCAAAAGCCTGGAAACCAAATTGTGATTCGATGTACGGCTTACACCAACAGAGGAACTTACGGACGATCTCCGCGACTTCCTCGCAGGAACCCTCTTGACGGGTCTCGATGATGATGTTAATCATACCTTGGATATCTTGACGATATTCCTCTTGACCGCCGGGGCGCTGTAGACCGCCACCAATAGTGTTCTGATGGTTATTGTTAATGAACTGACTACCCATCTGGCAGCCGCCTCTCTGAATGAGGATGCGCGGAGACATCTGAGTTCGAGCGTCATCGTGCACGTCGTTAACCGTACCTACACGTATTTTAGACGCCTTCGGGTCGGGGTCCCACGCGTACTTGCTCCCGCCATACTCAAAGAACATAGCCTGGAACATGTCTCGGATATAAGATACTAGGTATAGCGGATTATATTCCATTACTTAGCCTTAGGCTTAGCCGCGTCGGCCATCTTAGCCTTCTCTTGATTATCTTTATACTTACTACGAGCCTTCATCGCCAGGCCGGCTGCTGCCAGACCACCACCGACTAGTCCTACTTTCTTACGTAGGGACATGCCTGCAGTATTCCCCAGGGCGCCTGTATGTGCACGCTGTAAGGGTTTAGGTGTAGGAGTAGGAGTGAAATTCCCGCCGGACACAACCTTTTTCTTCTTAAGAGCAGGCTGCTTCTTAGCTGGAGTGCTCGGCTTGAAGTTCTTATCCTTATATACTTTCTGTGGCTTAGGGCCACCTGAAGTTGCCTTACCGGTTTTCTTATCGGTAGTCATCTTCTTTTTAGTTTCGACTTGCATTACCGCTACATCTTTAGGCTTACGCTTAGGACGTGTACCGCCCTTCACCTTGCCAGTCTCGACCTTACTCTTGTCGGTCTTCATAGCGATTGCAACTTTTTCCATAATCTCTAGGCGATCCATCATATCTCCTTACTGATGAACGTGCGGCTGACGTAGAGGAATATCCTGTACATCCGTACGATTGAATAGCTGATACTCAATGGCATCTCGGTTTAGTTCTTTGATAATAACGTTCTGTCTCTGCATGTTGATACCGAACTCGGTAGAACCCTGGTGTCCTTCTATCCGGAAAGCCCTGCGGTCAGCCTCTCGTAAGAGGATTGCGTGTGGGTTCAGTAGAGGGAACGCGATGGTCCATGCGGATATAGTGGTAGGTTCAAACTCACCGAAGTACGTGTAGGTCATTTGCGGATCGATAGATCCATAAGCGATCTTAGTGCGCATTCCTGTATTGTAGCCACCTTCATATCCAGTGCCGTAACAGGTCTCGCATTGATCGTCCATAACCTTCTTGTATACAGGGTCCCAGCATACCTTACAGCGCTCACCCCAGATCTTAGGAGTGCATACTACGGTACTCATACCTACCGCGAACTTATCCAGTAGAATAGCCTCGCGACGCATTATGTCTAAGTGCTGCTTATTCTGTATGCGTCCCATCTTAGTATCAGGGAACATATATCCTGCAGTCTGCGGGTAACTCTTTACGGATACCTTATCGGGCCAGATGACCTCTATGGTAAAGTACTCTTCGTAAGTCTTACGGTCTTGGTTCGTGTAGCTAGTAGTGTAGAATGGATCGAGGATCGGCTCTGCAGTTACCGTGCGGAATGGACCTAACTCTGAATCCGAGGAGTATACCATGAACATCGGATCTCCAGGATCTACACCGCTAGGGTGAGTAGGAGGAATCCACTCAAGGTATACACTACGCTTCCAATCGGGAACTACCCGTACACTCATTCGGACAAACTCTGCGGCATCGGGAGTACGCTCCTGATGCCTCATCTTGCCCCATGTGACATTCATTAAGTCCATGGTACTCCTTACCAGATCGGGAACGTAACGTAATCCGACTGGACATTACCCCAACCAGAGTTAAGGTTGACGTTAATCTTGTAGTCCTTAGCAGCCTGACGGAAGGTAGTCTCGTACTGTCCGGCTAACTGGATATAGAACTGGTAACGCTCTTCGATTGGAACGGTAAGTCCGCCATCTGAATAACTCATCTGGTTACGTGCAGCTAAAGCTGATTGGCCGATGTATAGTTGCCAGAGGATCCCGTACAATAGGATTGCGTTAGGGATATTAGCATCTGTTACATCGCTGATCGGGGGCATTACGTTATACATACTGACTGCCATATCGGTAGCCAGTTCGATGCGCATATCGGTGAACTCCAACCCGTCTAACAGGTGGTTGTTATCCTCACTGTCCGCCACGAAACGACGGACATAGTCTGCTGATACTGCCATTAGATCTCCTTAGATTTGGCTTAGAGTCCAGAAAGGACGGCCGCCGAAACCTACCAGTGAAGCATTATTGCTACCTACGGTATCAGGAATTACGCTAGTAGTTGGAATCGTATCTGCCTCTACCACTGTATCATACGCATGACTTCCGGTACCGCCGGTAAAGCTTAGATCTGCAATGTTACCGTTTAGGAACGTATCACTAGCAGACGAAGGGCCTTCTCCTATCCAGCGTACGCCGGTGTTACCATTCGCAGTCATCTCAAGATCATATACTACACCGAACTCCAGTGGAGTGGTATTAGTAGGAGCGTCTACTCCGTTAATCTTACCGCTAGCCCAGCGGACTGTGTCCCACTCGAGCATGCCAGAAGATCCATTACGACGTACGTGACTGTATAGTGCACCCGAGTCATCACAGAATATCATCTGGTCATTACCGCTAGCATCATCGAAGAATACTACCTTGCAAGTAACTACACCACCTGCACCACCCCAAGTATTAATGCCCATACGAGCATTCTCTGCGCCGAAGTTAATAGCCCAACGATAGGGAATCTCGGTATACTTACCGCCGCCCTGGCCGAAGCCTGACTTGCGGACTGCCTCATGGATAAACGTACGGCTGGCTCGAGGGATATTATCCCACTCAGTATCCTGGACGAGAGCAGGTACGCTGACGCCGTGATACTTAAACTTATCTCCGCGATGCTCTAGGTCACCGATCAGAGGTACTGATAGTAGCGGAACGTTAGCTGTATAAAGTCCTTCAGGATCACCCGGCTCTTTACTTACTAGAGGTAGCGACTTAACGCCGTCTCCGTAATCGTAACGCCATAGGTTAGACTGACGGATGAACTTTTCTAGTACTTCCTTCTTTCTCATAGGAATCCCTTACTTAGCTAGTTCAGCTTCTACGAACTCGATCATATCAGTTTTAGATAGTCGACCGTCTACTTCGATGCCCTGCTCGGCAGCCCAAGTGTCAATCTGCTTCTTAGTCATAGCTGAGAAGTCGGGTGTTTCTACTGGAGCCTCTGCTTCTACTGGCGCCGGCTCAGGCTCAGGCTCTTTAACGGCAACTTTAGCGGCAACTTTAGCGGCAACTTTAGCGGCAACTTTAGGTTCGACCATGCTGATCTCTGCTTGGCCGTGTAGATCGCCTGCCAGTACTTTAAGTAGAGCGGCATCGTTAACATCCCAAGTAGGTTTAGTAGCTGAGATAGCTGTAGTAATGCCAATGAACTTGAACCGTTCGCCTTTACCTGCAGCTCGTGCTGCCGGAGTACGACCCTTCTGACCTTTGTAGATCTCCCCGGTAATAGGGTTGTGTACTTCAGGTGCGTACGCTTCGTATAGGCCCGTACCAACCTGGTAGATTAGTGGAGTTGCGTGAGTTGACGCAGCCGTTAGCCACGCTTCGATATCTGTTTTACGACTCATGTTAGTTTCCTTCTGTAGTTGTCTACTATATTTTACTCGTGGAACTGGGTCAGGCCGAGCTCTTTGTCGACACCGCGCTTGTATTTCTTGTAGCGATACTCTGGAAGAATCCAGGCGTTCTTGAGTTTAGTCTTCTTATTGATGATCTCTTGCTTGCGATCATCGCTTAATTCGTCACGTAGTTTACGTACATGAGCCGCCAGGTCAGATGACTTGCCGCCGTGTACCAGAGCCACATCTACATCACGCGTATCGTCTTTATAAGAGTAAACCTTATAGCCGTCACGCTTACGTGCATTGTATGGACTCTCTTTAAGCCCGAAGCCTTGGTCGTTCAACTTGCTGACCAGACGATTATATCCTTCGCGTGTCTTATACGGTACCAGGATATCTCGATCAGATGCACCGGCGATGTTAATACCGATACCTTCAGATCCTACGATCGTAGCATTAGGAGATAGAAGACGGTGAATCTCCTTCTCGCTGCCCGAGTATAGTGTGTCGATACTAGCAGACTTCATCAGCTTCTGGCCGAGAGTACGTGCAGTATCTACTAGATTAGCTTTGCGTGCATTCATCTCGCTATGCCCCCTGAAGAGAATGTCTTTATGTTTCTCGCGTAGGCCTTCCAGTTCTTCGTCCGGTGCATACACGGTTGCGTTACTCTTCAAGCTTAACGCACGAGGAGTTATATATTCGTTGGCGATTAGATTCATCTTAGGGTTAAGCGTAGGAGATCTCATCTTCTTCTCTACGATGTACTTACCGTAGCTATCAGAAGACAGCGTGTCCTTCGTCAAGAACACATTATCTACATCCTTAACGCCCTGCATCTTGGTGTAGGCGTCCTGGGCGCGCAACTTCTCGCGTGCTGATACTAGTCCACCGAGGTTCCTACCGCCCGCCCCTGACTCAACCTCTAGTTCTAGGTCTGGATTATCCCGAGCGAGATGCTTCAGAGCCTTGATCCTTCCAGAAGCAAGTGCTGCCAGGTTATTCGTTCGATGATAAAAGGTATCCATCTTTGCTCCTTAAACGAAAAAAAGGAGCCCCCATAGGGACTCCTTTAGAGGTAGCCTTAAGCCATTATAGGCGAGGACTGATTTGACCAAGCACGAATGCCTTCGTATTACCGATGCCAACACCTACTGCTTCGTAAGTCTTGAACGAGATCATATCTGCTTCAGACTTCAGGTATACAGTTGGCTCTTGTAGAGAGTAGAACTGACCGAAGTAAGCTTCAGGAGCGAATACTACTACTAAATCACCTTTAGCTGCAGTTTGTTCTGCATCTGTTCCGGCGTCAAGCCAAGCTGTATTCAAGATATCAGACTTGTTAGAAGTTACGATTTCGAAACCGTAGAAACCTTCCATTGAACCTGTGTCGAAGTGACGAGAAGCCACTGCGTCACCTAGCTGAGTAGCTGGTTCACGTAGAATCGCAAGGTAAAGCTGATGAGACATCAGGATCTTGCCAGGTTTTTGGAAGTCATCAACCATGAACTGTACTAGCTGCATAAGCTTGTCAGTAACAGTTACGCCAGTCAACTCAGTATCGTTGTAGTAACGACGACCAGACAAGCCACGAGTATCACTAAAGATCTGAGCTAGAGAAGTAATGAAGTTACTATCTTCTTGCTTCTGGATGTCTTTCACTGAGTTCTCTTGCAAGATGTGACGGATGTCAGTCTTGTAAGTAGCTAGCTCAAATTTAGACTTTTCGAATTCCGCAGATTCAATCTTGTGGAATGCTACTTGGTAACGTGAACCTTTGAAGTAACGAGTCTCAGACTTACCGTTCAATGCGATTGTAGCCGCTACTGAATCAGGTTCTTTCTCGATGATCACACGTGGTGTGTCGTCTAGGTCACGGTCAAGGTCACTTGCTGTAACCATTTGTGGAGTAAGGATCTTACGAGTAAATCCGTCTTCACGTAGTTTTTGTCGAACGAACGTAGACATTGCTGCGCCCGCTTCTTTCGTCATGCCCTGCTCAATCTTATCTAGGAAAGCGTTGTTCAGGAACTGAACGTTCAGTGTTTCAGTTGCATATTCAGACATTAGTCTCTCCTATTACTTCAAGATGATTACACGAGTCGGTGCAGTAACACCAGTATCGTCAACAGCGTTGTTGTTAAGTTCTAGACAGTAAGCGCCTGGAACCGCATCAGTAACCGAACCTGAAATTGCACACCAGCAAGGGCGGTTTGTATTAGCATTGATGCCGATACCTACAGCAGCACCTGGAACTGGAGCAACGTCGTTAGTACCGCCAGAACCAATCTCAGTAGTCTCTAACACAGCATTACCGAATAGTACGATGTTAGGCCATACTTGACCGCCTGTACCAGTAGTCTGTGAAAGGAAGTCGGCAGCACCACGAACGACTACGCCGATAGTACTCGTATCATTAGCAGTAGCAGCTTCAATTACTCCGCCTGCAGCAGTTACTTTAACAATATTTCCGTTACCAAAAGTAGCAGAACCTGAACCGTAGTTCATCTCTGCAGTTGGTTCGGCCATAGGCCAGCCACGTAGGAAGTTCGCGGCATACTCAACAGTATTTAATCGAGCCATCTATTTGTCTCCAATTATGATAGTAAGAATTCGGTAAAGCTATCAACACCCGTCGCTAGACGATCTGATGGCCCACCCATATTCATTGGCGTGTTATTGACTTGATAAGCTACTTTCTGCAGGGTAGAATCATCTAGCATGCTTAGAGCATTTAGATCCTCACCTGAAAACACGCCAGTGTCAGATAGTGCTTCAACCGAAGGCGCCTTAACTGCATCTTCTGCAGCCTTTTCCATATTGGAAAGATCGGCCTCTCTGTTATCTAGTTTAACCTCTAAATCAGCAATATAACCAGCAGTCTTCTCAAAGATTGTCGCGAAGTGCTTAAGTTCCTTTGCTTTCTCGAGGTCTTGATCACGATTTGGATAAGCGCGCTCTGCTAATTTCTCAAGAAGACCTTCGGCGTCTGCCTGGTCGACGCCCTGTGTAGACAGGGCCTCAACTGTACTCTTCTTAATGTCGCCCCAGGTATTCTCAAGGGCGGAAGCTTGCTTCTCCAGATTTCTAGCCTGCGTGAATAGCAGGTCTGTAATCTCGGACATGCTTACTCCTTATTTATTAGCAGCGCGTTCTTGCTTGCGGAGATCCTTGCGGATATCCTTATGCTGTTGCTTGGCGGATGCCTTACCGTGAGATGCACCTACTGCCGCGCCTGCCGCAAGACCATAAGTCTCTCGGTTACGCTTAACATGTGCGCCAGTCTTACCGGCTACGTCCTTTGCCTTACCGGCAAGTTTCTTAGCTTTCTTCTTGGCTTGCTGAGTACCTGCAGCTGCTAGCAAAGCTGTGTTCAGACCGGCAGTCTTATTCATCTTCGCGTCGCGAGTCTTCTTGGCTTGCTTCTGGGTCTTCTTCATCTCTTTAGAATCGCCAACTGCTACACCAGCACCTAGGCCTAGAGCCATACCAGTACCGACTGCGCCTGCTGTACCACTTTGTGCACCTTCTTTAAAGGCCTTTACACCTTTACGAGTAGCTTTACCCGCCGAACCATCTTTGACTTTGCCGATGGCTTTCTTAGCCTTCATTCGCCCAAGACGTCCGACGGCTTTTACTTTCCCGCTAAAGCGGCTTCCTTCACTAGCTCAACTGCAGAGGCGAAATCCATGCCGTCTTCAGTCATAAGCTCTTGAACAGCAGCTGCTTTTTCTAAATCTGAATAATCTTCTGATTGATCGCATGCTTGCTTAACAAGCTCAACTGCGTCTTCAAAAGAGTGACCTTCTTCTAGCAAGATGCCTACAGCAGCAGCTTTCTCAAGCTCGTCGCCTTCAGACTCAAGCTCTTCAGAAGCTTGCTTAACTAGTGCGATAGCATCTTCGAAGTCAACACCGTCAGCCATTAGCTCGTCTAGAGCAGCTTTCTTATCGATGTCGGAAGGTTTAGCTGGTACGTTAGAAGGCTCATTACCTTCAGATGCCATTACGTCATCTTTGTGTTCGCCACCTGCAACGCCACGCTCTTGAAGTGCTTTAGCTACCTGAGTAACTGTTTTGCCTTCGCGAGGAGTCAGCTCATCACGAGCATCATCTGAAGCAACCATTGTATCGATTTCTGCGATAACTTTGTTTTCAGCAGCTTTCTCGTGACCATCAAGCATTGCTAGGATGCTGTTTGCGATTTCTTGACCTGTAGCCATAGTGTTTGTATCTCCCATATCTGATGCAGATTTTTCTAAAGTTTCTTTAAGTTCGTCAGCAGCAGAAGTTTCTGATGCTACCTTCTCGATCTCAGCCGAGCCGTCTTCAGCCTCAAGACTTTGAAGCAGGCTGTCTAGAGTAAATTCGTTAGACATTGTATTCTCCAAGTTCATTACGAATCGCTAGATCCATAAGTTTCATTGTCAGGGCCGATTGCTCGACTCCACTATTTGATTTTACCTCACTGGCAGTCTTGTTCATCCCGCCTGCGATGGTACTAATCATTATTTTAGCGATTATCGCACCGCCAACCAGTTTTAGCAGCGTATTTGTGTTACCGGTAGTAGGCCTACTATTAGTTTGTGTGAGGTTTCGCGCGTATTCAGGACGAATATCTGCACCCCCACGGCCTTCCTGCCAGTTAAGCGCTGCTCGTTTCTCTACGTAATCTCGCTGATAGCTAGATGTCTCCATATACTTATACAAGATGTTGATAAGCTTAGGATTCGGTAGAGTATCTTCCATATCAGGGATCAGTTCGTCGGCGTCAAGAGGGATACTCTCTACTCCGTTTTCCTGAAGTGCCTTCATGGCTAACATAGCGATCTCGCCTTCACGAGAGCCTACATACTTACTTGCTAATATTTTAACCAAAAACTCAACAGACGGATTAATTCCAAGGTGAGCAAGGGTAGAAATGATATCCGTAAGAGGGTACGGCTTGAGTACATCTACTACATCCATATCGGGATCGCGAACCTTCTCTAGGATCTGTAATAGACTTCCACTAGCCTCTACCTCGCCAGGAATTTCCTTAACGATATCAGCAGCTTTAGCTAAAGCGGCCTTCTTAATGCTAGCTCGTTTCTCTGTACCGTAGGATACGCCTTCTGCGTCCGCAGCCTCTGCCGAACCGATAGTAACCTCGTCACCTGCAACTTTCTGGAGTACAGAACTAGTTACATCTGCGGGACGAATTACGATCGAAATGTCAAAGAATTTTAGCGGACCGACGTTGATCGCCATTACGCGACGGCCGTCAGGCATAATCTTATTGAGTTGGGTAGTAAGATGCGAACAGTATTCTGCACGGCTATGCGCCTTATTATTACAGATACTACATACATCGTACGGGGTGTTACACGCCATAGACGTCATAGGGAATTGGCCATCTTCGATAGCTGCAAGTTCCATAGCTCCCAGCTGCTTATCGACTTCGGCTACTAATTCTACTCGGTGCATACGTGGATTGTAGTACGAGTAGATTACCTTACCGATCGCTCGAGCGGGATCTTTATTGACGTGATGACGGAATACATGAGCGGGACTAGTCTCGAAAGTCTTGTACCACTGTAGCAGGTTATCCTCAGGGAAGTAGTCCCCGTTACGGTTAGAGCCGTAGTATTCGCCTGCACCCATAGCGTTGATGTGTAAGTAGAACTTGCCTTCTTCGGGAGTAATCTCCCCGACAAACTCCGTGACCTCATCTGCGGCCGCGGCTTTCTCAAGTCCACTAGAAGGAGACTCTAGGTCTAGTAGAGTCACCTCCCAATCTTCAGAGAAGGACACAGCATCAATTAGCTTGTCCATATAGACTCCTATCGAGCCTGCTTGGCTAGCTTCTCTTCAAGTTCAGTTACTGCGCGAACAGTCTGAAGGTCTAGGCTCTCGCCGTGCACTGCGTTAGTCAGTACGTTAGCAAGTACGTTAGCATCGCCTGCTACTGTAGGAGCGAACGCGAAGATAGAATCTCCAAGACGCTTAGCTTTCATCGGGTTATCTGCAAGGATCTCAGACATCTTAATAGCCTGTTGAAGTGCCGCTTGATAGCGTTGCTTCTGACCAGATGCGCCCATAGAACCTACAGCTTTACTGAATGCCATTGCGCCTAGAGTACCCAGTGCAGTAGCGCCCATACCTAGAGCTGCCTTACCTACATTCTCGCCACCGAAAGCGCCTGCAAAGTCAGAACCCCAAGCAGCTTCCTTATCCATACCAGTAGTAAGCATCAGGCGTTCAAGTTCCTCTGCAGTCTTCTCGACTAGCTCTGCCTTATCGTACTCGCATGCCACTTTCTCAAGGCCTTCTGTTAGAGCCTCTTTAAATTCTTGAATTACGTCCATATTATCCTCGTAGAGATTTCCAAGCATCATGCTTGCGGTTAGTTTTACGCGATACTTCAGCAGCTGAATCCGCTACCGACCACGTATTGTATGCCTTCTTAGCCTTACTGGCTGCCGGGCTTTGCTTAGCTGCGGCTGCTCGTGACTTACCAGACTTAATGGTATTCTGAGCAGTTACTTTAGCTGCATTAAGGAATGGCGCCAGCGCCTCCTTGATGAATCCCTCGGCTTGTACAACCTTAGGTTCCAGCTCTGACAGCTCAGCTTGTGCTGCCTTTACCATAGTAAGTGTTTCTGATAGATATTTTACGTCGCTCAGTGCACTATCGGTAAATACTGTACGGCTTTCCTGAGGTTTAGCAGGAGTGAACTCGTTACGAATACTTGCAGCTTTCTCTAGTCCCATAGGAACATCGAGGATATCACCGTCGAAATGCTGAGACTTAATACCGTCAGGGTAGATCAGTTTGCATAGTTCATCGGCGTTATCAAAATGAGCAACCTTCTCTAGTACTTTAGGATCTCCGAATACTACATCACGTGCAGCGGCTAGCTTGCATAGGTTGTCATGGCTAGCTTCCTTCAGATGATCTACTCGACGACGGCCGTGTTCTGACTGACGCTTAAGCATCTTGATCTTATCTGTACGGCCCCACTTCTCGAGGTCTGCCTCTTTCTCAGTGGCTACCTTCTCCATAGGCTCGGCGAAGATGTCTGTGATGCTAGAGAGAACGTCGGGAGTATCCTGTACGCTCGCCTGCTTGGTAAACATACCAGACATTACATCATCGTATTTAGCTACGTCAAACTCAAAGGTACGATCAGCCGACTTCTCTAGTTGAGAAAGGTAGGCGACTTGGTTAGTCGCCTCCACTAGTCGTTGAATCTGATCGGGGTTGAGTTCGTTATCCATAGCCTGCTTAGTAATGGCTCCCGTTAAGTTACCATCCTGAGCATCGACGACACAGCGTGCCGCCATCGTTTTTAAGGCTTCTGGTGTGAACATATTATCCCTCGTGTGCGATTAAGTTTTGCAGCTCTACGTAGTTCTCTCCGAGATTACGGAAGGTGTTACGAGTAGCTGTCATCAGTGAGTTAAGTGCATCGGCATCGATCTGCTCTGCCAGCTTAGCACTGTTAAGGCGCATAAGGAACAGTGAACGTCCCAGCTTGTCGATTGCATCCTTGATATCAGGTAGATACTCTTGGATTGCTCCGTGCATATCCGGGTTATGGAGCATCTCGGTAATCAGAGTAGCCTCCATAGCCTGACGGTCAGCCGAAGCTGCAGCATTCTCTACCTTACCTGGCATGCCCTCGTTACGTTGGCGTGCGGTACCGGTAATCTGCTTATCATTAGGAAGTTTCTCACCGTACTCAACCATAGGAGAGCGCATTGTAGCACCGCCACCAGTGGAAGGACGACCGCCGCCTCGAGCTGCCTCTTTATTCATACCGAAGAACGCGTCCATCTCCTTAGCGGCTGCATCTTTCAGCATACCTACTGCGCGATCTTCTGCGGTACCCGTCAGCTGCTCGGTCTGACCCTTCCCGCGGACTGCGGTATGAGTAGCTCCTAGAGCTGAAGCGGATGTAGGTGCAGGGATGTTTCCGTAACGTGGGAATGGCGCCGGTTTAGCGTTACGAGAATCCTGACCACCTGAACCGGTACGTGCGTTGGCTTGCTTGCTCATACGGATATTAACCGTACCCTGCTCTTCAGCCTTCTTAACGAAAGTCTCAACGGTCGGTACGTCCATCGACCAGGTTACCAGGCCGTGTGTGATCATCTGAGGTTTACCGCCTACTACCTGACCGTCTACTGCATATTGACCATCACGGTGCTGTAGAGTAGATGCGTAAGGGAGTGCGCGTGCCTCGTTGATCTCATGGATCATCTGTGCCTTATTGATATCAGTCATGATTTCAACAGGTGCTTCAGATAGTGGAACGAATGTAGCATCCTCTGGAATAAGGTGCATACCTTTAGACTTGCAGTAGCGCTTGATAGATGGATGAGTCTTGAAGTAAGTACAACCACCATCGCCTAGTACCTTGAAGCAAGTCCAATCGCCTTCTTTGTATACTTCAGCCACTGTACCGGCCTCTGCATATCCTTCAGGAGTAGCGAACATACCATAGTCTTTCTGCTTGACGGCTACTAGAGCCTTGGCGCCAAGCTCTTCGAGTGCCGATTCATAGCTGACCGGACGCTCGTATACTACAGGCTTCTGCTTACACGTCATGCTAACCATCTGGCCTTTAGTAGTAACTACCAGAGGACCTTCGCCGATAGGAGCATTCGTACCGCGACCCAGTCGCTTATTAAGTAGAAGGGCATCGCCGTCCTGATTAGACTCAAGACGCTTAAGACATACCACGCTGATATCTTGTCCGGCCATAGTAAGACCGTTGTAGGCCTCGCCAGGTTGCAGGGAGTTAGCCTGAACGAATGCGTCTACACCACCGGCTTCTACAGCTACGATGGTTGACTTAGGTGCGTTCTTAACGGTGTAGCCTTTACTTAGTACTTCCTGAACCTGCTCTTCGCTAAGTCCACCGGCCTGAGTGACAACCTCTGGCATTGGACCTACCGGTGCACGGTATTCAGGCTTCGGACGATTAATCGCCTCGATTAGAACCTCTACATCCATTACTGGATTGATGTGGTTAGCGCACTTCTGAATCATCGCCGCCATACCTTCACGCAACTCGTTAGGAAGCTGAGCTGCAAGTTCATGTACACGGGACTCGCCTGCGTATACGTACTTACCAGTCTTAGGTGGAACGATGGCATCATATAGATCAGGATCTCGAGCCACGTGGCCTGGAACCTTCTCGCCCTGACCGAGGAACGGGTCCTTCTCCATCAGCCATTCGACTGACTTCTTGGTTAGCGGGATGAATACCTTAGCTTCGGCGTCGAAGATCGACTCCATAGGCTGTACGGTATCACCCTTAGCAATAACAGGTACGTAGTAGTACTTGTTATTCATATCGATAATGAACATACCGATCTGAATGCCATTGTTTTCAGGCAACTCCTCGGTCATGTCCTTGAAAGCTGCGACGTAGCGTCCCAGTTCCGGGGCTTGACGTTGAAGCTGGTTCATCGCCTGCTTAGAATAGTCCATTTATATACTCCTTAATATCTGCCGCCTTTGCCATCGCCGAAGTTTCCGCCCATGACGTATGCTGCAATTGGATCAGTAGATGAGATTTCAGATTCGCGGCCCATGACTACAGATTCTTTCAGGTTACGTACCTGATTACCAGTAGCAAGACGAGAGATCCAGTTTTCATCTAGATGTTTAACTGAGTTTAGACCAGGTACGAGAGGCTTAACGGATAGATTAGTCTTACTGACTTTAACCTTATCAACGCCTTTAAGCTCTAGCTCGTCTATGTGGTTTTGATCTAGCACAGTACCAGGAGTCATATATAAGACACCGTGTGATAGCATGCGACCTAGCGCAGCACTCAACGGTAGCTCTTCGACGTCCTCTTGAAGTTCTTTTTGTAGAACGTTAACGTTAACCTTCTGGCCTGGCAGGTATCCAGTATCTCCTGGATTCTCTACTAGGACATGCTTAACCATGTTCTTAGCGATCAGATCATAGTGACGCGTGTCGAGTTTATTACCTGCACCCTCGTAGATTTCACGTAGGGTATTAGTAATGTGCTTACGACCGGCGCCGGTTCCGCGTAGTTCTACTAGTTCACGAGGGTTAATCGTACCGGTAGATAGAGCGTCGCCTTGCTTGACCTGTTGACCCATCTTAACTAGAACTTCCTGCTCACGAGGAACGAAGTGTTCTTGGCCGTTGATATAGATCTTGTGTGCATTCAGAGAGGTACGCAGAATCTCATCTACCTTACCGTTAAGGCTAGCGATGGTCGCCTTCTCTTTGAATGTACTAGGGTTAGCTAGTAGGTTACTTACTTGATCGAATGGGCTGGCACGTTTACCGGCTTTCGAGTCATGCTTCGTAGATAGGATCATCTGGGTCAATACCTCAGATGCCGATTGAGCTGCCAGTACGCCTACGTTCTCGCCTACATCTGGAACCTTAGCACGTGAATCCATGCCGTAACACTTCTGGCATACTCCGTCAGGAGCCTCACAGGTCAGCGTAGAGCGGACGGTGATGTTAGTCTTACCAGAGCTCTTAAGTTCCTTCCAGTACTCCTCGTCGATTAGATGATTAGTACCCGCCTCATAGCGGTGCATGATCTTACCCTTGTCGCTAACCTTAGCAGAGTCACCGTTCTTAGTCCCGCAGTCGGGCTCGGTGATTACTTCATGGTATACGTTAGGAGTGATCTGCTTAAACATCGCACCAGGTTTACTAGTAGATAGCTGTGCAGATACCGTGTTACCACGACCCCAATATGACATCGCTAGTTGCTCTGCAGGACTAAGGCCCTCAGCGTACGAGCTAGTAATGGCTACAGGGATTGGCGTGCCGTCGATTCTCTTAGAGATCAGCGGTGAGCTTGTCGCCTGTTGTAATTGGTTCGGGTTACCACGAGCCTTGGTCTTAGCCATGATCGCCGCGGTAGAGTTACGGTCTACTAGGTAGTTAAGGTTTTGATCAACCATCTTAGGCTGATACTTGTTTGTCATGTCGTTGATCATATCGTTCTTCTGCTGCTGACTTAAGTCGCCGCGAAGGTTGATCTGATCGATCTTACCTTTGAACTCTTGAAGCATCGTCTTGCGATCTTCCGAGTCATTGTAGTAATCTGCTAGTGGAGTAGAATAGCCATTAGCTGTAGCCTGACCGAAGAACTCGTTACTAAGATTAGTAATAGTATCTCCAGCTTCGCTGCCGCCGTAGGTAATAACCTTATGCATAAGGTCGTTTACTCCGCCTTTATCCAAGTGTCGAGTCACATCGTAATGCTCTTTGACGCCACTAGGAAGCATCTTTTTTATTTTCAGCGCTCCCGCTGCGAAGACTGGTTCCGTCACGCTTGCTCCTTATATCTCTGCCGATCTCTGCTAGTGTAGCCGAGCGCGGTGCTTTGATAGGTTCATAAGAAATTGGTTTGCCATCCCTGGCTACATAGGCCCTAGAGTCACCTTTCTTCGTATCCACAGAGTTCTGGCTCTGCTTCATAGGCATCTGGGCTGGGGTTTTAACTTTAGGTGTTTGGACTTTTGGGTTGCCCGCCCGCACCTTCTGTACTAGATCCACTCTTCAGCTCCTTAGCCTTACGGTATAGTTTCGTCTTCAGGTATCTCTTCAAGCCTCGTTTGGTAGCTCCTTCAGAACCGATGGCTCTAATGGCTGCCTTAGGGACATCAACTGTCATCTTAGGAGGATCGATGGTGACTTCCTCTGCCTGCTTAAACAGTCTAGCCTGCTCGGTAAGTGTACACATTTAATTTCTCCCATAGTTTACTAAGTATATTTTAAAGAAAAGGCGCCCCGAAGGACGCCTCTTTTTATCTACGTGCTGTCTGTGCCTTATCTACCGGAGTCTCACGCTCTGGTATAATAGGACTCTTTGACTTGGCCTTACCGATATTATTAGCGGCATTAGTAGAGGCGATAGCCCTCGCCTCCTCTACTAGTGGTCTCTTCACTTCTTACGGATTCGGATAGGAGTGTTCTCTGAGATCTGTCCAGATTCCAGTGCAGCCATAGCCGCCTGTTCACTGTCGAAACTCATAGTCTCCTGCTCCATGTCCGGACTAGTCAAGTAAGATGATCCTAAGATCGCCTCGTGACCCGGTGCGTACATCGGAGAGCCATGCCCCATACGAGCATCGTGTAGATGGTTCTCAGGGAGTAGCTTATCCTTAGCCTCTTGAATTGCTTCAGGAGTCACCGGAGCGAACATCGACATTGCATCACCATCGTAATCGGCCGCGAAGCCAGGTAGATGGAGGATGTTCATACCGATTGTCTTACCGCTTGTCGGTACCGCTTTAAGCGCTAGGATATTCGTCTTCATCAATGTAGGTGCACGGTTGAGAATCACCGGTACTTCCTGACACATCTTGTTGAACGAAGCGCCTGCCGCCTGGTTGCGAGTCTCGTAAGCCTCTTTAGCCGATGCTGCATCGTAACCCTTCTGAGCCAGGTCACGCTTGATGTGCATCTCGTACATAGTCCATAGCTGCTCTTTAGGGATCTTAGCCTCGTTGAAGCCTACATCCGGAGCTGCGTAGATCGTACCACGACCAGAGATGTCCTGCTTCTTACTCAGAAGCTTGCTCTGGAAGAGACCGGTCTTAGGACCGCCTTCACCACCAATCTGCTTAAGCAAACCTTTAAGGCCCTGCTGCTTATGCTTATAGTTAGCCGGATCGCCTGCCGCCATGATAGCCTTAAGACCCTGATAGGTCTCAGAACGAACATCCTGCAGTGGCTGATACTCAGGTGTAACGATGTCTTTCAACTCGCCAACCTTCTCGTTACTGATGAACGCATCTTTATACAGAGAGTTAACGTCTGCTACCGAAGCACGTCCACCCGTTACCGATACTGGACGCATCACTGGTGGAATGATCGGAATGTTACGTAGCATTACCGCTTTAGAGGGATCGTCGTAACCCTGCTTGTTAAGACCGTGTAGGTACTTCAACTTCTTAATCGCCTGGTCTTTCTTACTACGTGAAGTAATAGAGTGTACCTGACCTTTAAGATAGTCTACCTCGGCAGTCGTATCGATGTCCGCTAGCATTTGACTGAATGCCTCGCCGCCTACGATCATCTCACCGTTCTCAGCCTGCTTAGTGAAGTCAGGGATAGAGCTAACGTTTACCTGACGAACAACCTCTTCGCTATCAGAATCGATCAAGTCGAATATACCAGTAGCCTTGCGCTTAACGCCAAACTTACCAGAGATCAGACCGTCGTATTCCTTCTGCTTAAGATCGAGCATTGAACGTACAGGATCCTCGAAGACTGGGTTAACTGTAGGCTCTGCCAGCTTCATATGAGACCACTTCTGACCGTCAGGTCCACCGGTGATACTCGTATCGAATAGGCCGCCCTTCTCAGGACGTGCATCCTTACCGTAAACCATCTTAGCATTCTGGATCTCTCCGTTAGAACGTTTAAGGATTGACTCATCGGTCAGAGGAGAAAGACTAAGCTTACCGTTACGGTGACTCACGTCGATGCCTGAACCTACTAGGTAATCGAAGAACTTGTTCGTAGCGAATGTAGTCTTAGGCTTCGGAAGCGGTAGACCTCGTACGTACTTGTCCCAGTATTCATTCTGATCTGTTAGCGCGCCACCTTCAGATTTAATGGTACCGATTTCCTTCAGGTTCTTACGAGCGTTCGAGCCTAGTAAGCCTAGGAACTCCATGTAACCTACTGATTTAGCACCTTCTTCACCACCTTTAGTTGGCTGACCGACGTTATCGTAGCCGCCTACCGAACGAGCCGAGTAGTTAGCGTCAACCGTCTTGTCTAGCTTAAGGATGTACTGTGGTCCAGCTAGTACGTTAGCACCGATAGTCTTACCGGTCTGCGGATCGTAGATCTCCTCGGTATCGCTCAGGCCATGCTTGGCAAGGTCATCACGAATCTTCGCAAGGTTATCCTTCTCACCGTAGTTCTGTACCATGTACGGCTGTCCGGTCTTCTTAGCGATCTTACTAGCTGCAGTCTCAAGGACCTGGCCTAGGTTGATACGCGAAGTTACCGACGCAGGGTTAAGTAGAAGGTCTACTGCTTTACCAGTCTCCTTACTATGTGGCATCTCGTGATCGTCTAGGATCAGCGATACAACACCCTTGTTGCCGTGCAGTCCAGTAATCTTATCACCCATCTCAAGGTTCTTCTCAGAACGAATGATTACGCGGATATTCTTACCAGAGTGGTCTACATCTACAATCTCTCCAGCCTCGTGGTGATCCCATACAATCGAAGCATCACGATACGGACTTACCAGAGTCTTATGCAGACGTCCCAGTACTTTATCCGTATCAGACTGTTGGCGCTCCTCCATGATAGGCCAGATTAGATCGCCATGACTTAGCTTACGGCCTTTAGTAGGCTTGCCGTCCATTGCGAATCCATTAAGCTGTTCAGGCTTGTACTTACGACCGAAGTTCGCACGGAACTTAGCGGCATCTAGTACTGTTTCTTTACCGGTCTGGTAGTCAAACTTATAGCAGTGGTTACTGGTCATAGACTCGGCAGCCGACTTACTGATGATGATACCATCCTCGTGGTTAAAGCCTTTGTACGGGATGTATGCTGCGTGCAGGTTCTTACCTAGAGCAAGACTTCCGTCTTTAGTATAGTTATTATCTGCTACTACATCGCCAGGTTTAACTCGATCGCCGATCTGTAGATGACTCTCAGAGTCATCGTGGAAGCCCTTCATGTTAAACGGCATGTTATCTACCAGCTTAATCGTATGGTCTTCCTTAGTACCATCCTCGCGGATTGTAATCGACTTAGGAGTCTTACCGACTACCGTGCCTTCTACTGGGCTCTGACTTGAGAATACTCCAGCCATACGAGTGCCGTAAGAAGTACCAGTATGATCGACCGTCTGTACTAGCGGCTGCTCACGTTCCTTCAGGCTTAGAGACTGAGGGATTGCCTTACCTGCCATCGTTAGACGACCGGGGTGGTTACTGTTAAAGAACGGCACAAGGTTAGTCGTTACCGTGTACATATCAGAACCTGCTGGAATCCAGTAGTCTACCTGTGCACGAGGCACCTCGGCGAACTTACCGTTACGCTGGGCCTGTACTGTAGGAGCATCAGACTTAAGGCCGTCCGAGAAGCCTACCGTAGAGTTCATCATCTCGTTAGACGATAGGTAGTGTTCGACACCCTTACTATCTAGTACACGAGCGTACATGTTACCCTCTTCATCACGACGTGAAGTCATGGTGAAACGCTGGTCGATACCAGCCATGCCAGATTCCGGTGTACGTGATGGATCAAGGATACCTAGATGCGAAGGATCGACGTTACGAGCCTCGTCTGGAACACCTTGAGCCGATGCGATACCGCCGTAGCCCTGACCTAGGATTGTAGCCTTACCAACGTTCTCAATGCTCTCTACCGGGTTTGTTTCCGTCGGTGTTGATGCCAGTGAGCTGTTGATGATGAAATTAGTGTATACCTTGTTAAAAGGCTTGGCTCCAAGTACTCCTCGAATCTTAGGGTTATTCTTGTCCACGCGGCCAAGAGCACGCTGTACATTCTTGAGGGTACCTGTAACATTCGCATTACCTTTACTGAAGTGGCTGCCGATGAAGTCCGGAAGGTTCTGCACCTTCTTGAACTGCAGGCTATCACGGTTATCTTCCTGACGTTCACCACGGCTGATATCAACCAGGTTCTTACAGGCACGCATGATGGTCTCTGCCTCTACATGGCCGAACGACTTACCTAGGGTAGTCTCGGTAGTAGATGCATCAAGGCTAGAGCTCTCTAAGGCCTCGCGAAGGATACGAGCCTTCTCGTCGACCGGTAGACTCTTATCCTGCAGACGCTTGTTAACCATCTTACCGTATAGGTTAGTGATTACCTTGTTCTCCATACCCTTAGATGCTTTGATGTTAACTGTAAGCAGGTCCTGAGGAATGAAGCGCGACATGTCTGCAAGGTTCATCTTGAAGACTTCAGTCAGTACTGGGATTAGCGGTACGCCGGCAGACTTAGCGCCACCTGCACGTACGTTGAAGACCTCTGTTTCAGGGTCTAGAACGATACTAAAATTCGCACCCGAGCCGGTGTTAAAGGAGGATTCCAGTTCGTCGTTATCGCGAGAGCGAGTATATACTCCAGGCTTAAGCACAATGAGGTTAGCGACATTGTAGTTGTTCCCTCTATAGATTGCAGTATGCTTACCCGTCATAGAGTAAGTGTCTGCTAGTTGAAAGTTCTTCACGGTATCGACGAGATCGCCGGTCTTCTTATCGTACATCTTAACGGTACCCTTAACCGGGTACGTTAGAGATTTACCTTTAAGAATTGCCTGCTTCTCATCCTCGTGGTCGAAGTGCTTCTTGTCTGCGTAGACATCTTCCACTTCGATTCGGTAATTGTTATCCTCAATAGGAAACGTTGAAGAAATCCCTTTGATCATCGCGTTGTCAGTCTTCTCATTGATATCATGAGGGGATGTAAACAGCGGGATTAGTTCATCAGCCTTCTTTGGCATCTTACTCTCCTTGACGTTCTAAATATGTAACTACTACTGTATAAACTCCAGTCGCCGTACTAATAGAATCCTTACGCTCCAAGATCATTACCTCCTGGTCTGCACTGACCGAGCGGTTAAGCAGGGTCTCGTACGCAGTGATATCGTCGCTTCCCTCGGCACTGTTAGACAGCGTGAAGAAACCGATACGATATCGGTAGTTAGTCAGGTCTGGACCGCCTTGATTATTAGCCGGCAGCATCTCTGGAGATGCAGGCCCTTGGTTTTTCTCATTAAACAGATCCATTACGTGACTCCTCAAAGATTCTCTGTTGTGCCGTACGTGAGCGACGGCGTGTTGGTTTTGGTTTCGGTGCTACCGATGCGGCCTTCTGCATACCGGCCTGAGGATCTTCCTCTACCTCGTCTGCTCCGCCCATGTATTGCTGGATGATAGTCATAACGTGGTCGTACTTCGCCTCGTCTTCGGCCTGTAGGGCCATAACCATTTCCATACGTTTCTGTTCGTCAGGCTCTTGAAGAATCGCCTGCGCTTTAGTCATGACATCTTGACGGTAATCGTTATAGCCGGACTCGTCCTCGCCATCAGATACCTCGTCTTTGTGAGCCATGTAGACTGCCTGTTCCATCTTGTACTTCATGCGTACTGATTCTTCAGCCTTATCGATCTGCTCTTGGACAATCTTCTCGCTCTCCTTCTCGGGATCGATGTCGCATGTCTCGAGCAGGGTCTTGCCGCTGATTAGGCTAGCCTGATGTAGCTGTAGGTACATGTTCTTCAGTGCATCGTTATCGGTCAACTGGTATGGCACCAGGCTAACATCGGCTTCTTCTAGGCCTAGGTAGTTAGCGATCTGATCGACGATCCAAGTAAGATAGCGTTTAATCTTACGGTTGTACTGGTTCATGTTGTTCTCTAGTAGACGTAGGCCTACCGTAGAGCTCGTCCAGTTAGTCGTACCGCTCAATAGCTCACGGCTCACGCCCATTGCCATTAGCAGCTGCTCTTCAGCGAATTGCAGTTCCTGTGTAACCAGTAGAGATTTACCCTGACCGCCTACGTAAGCTGTACCGATCGGCACTGGACTTAGTAGTACATGGTTAGGATCCTGCTTGAATCGCTGCAGGCTTGACTTCACGTTAGTCGTGAAGTTATTCATACTCATCATCGATACCGGGTCGCCGGCAGAAGAACTCTGTTGCGGGTACAATACGCGCATCGGGTTCATATGCTCCAGGGCAATCGCCTCGTTAGCCTTCTTCAGACACTGCATGTAGAATACAGTCGAGTAGTGAGATAGTAGCGGCGGAACACCGAATCCCTCGATGAAGTCACCCATTGTAAGGCTCTTCATGTGGTGGATGGCGCCAGGCGCAAACTTAAATTCTTTCTGTGTGCGTACAGCCTCTACGAATTCCCATGGTACAGTCGTCAGGAAGTGCGGGTCACCGATTAGGATCTTACGCTTGACGTCGCCAGGGATGTTGTAGAAGTACTCTGTATCGCCGGTAATAGGGTTATCATTGATGGAGATGTTATCCGGCTTCCACTTAATGATATTGATACGGTTTACATCTTTACTCTTCGTATCGATGCGCTTGTATATTACCTTCTGTGAACATCCAGGACATTCTCCACTGAACTGAAACTTCTTCCAGATCGCGTACTTGCCGTCCAGCGCCTTGCGGCTGTTGTAGCTAGTCTTACACGAAGGGCACTCTAGCATACGATCGATAGGAAAGTAGATAGAGGTGAAGCTGTTTCCGTAAGCATGGTAATCGAAGCCACCGTCTGACATCTTCTCGATTAGCTTAACCGATTCGAATATCTCTTCGTACTTCTCACGGAGTTGTTTCTTCGGAGAACTCACGGTTACTTCAGTGATCGGATAGGTCGCTAGCTTACGTAGTACCTCAGCACTAGTAGGAGACTTAACGATGATGAATCGCGTCCACTTAAGAAGGTCGTGAAAACTACGCGGGAGGAACTGACTGGATACGTCGTACGCAGGGTTCGCGTAAGTACCTAAGTCATATCGTCCGTAGTAGCCACCAGGTGTAATTGTTGGGCTAGTCCCAATCTGACCAATAGCCATGTAAGTTCCTCTTTGATTTGTTATGATGATTTTAGCTCGTAATAGTATTTTACGATTTGTTCAACAATAGCCTGCCGATTTGTTATAAGTAATACGTAGGGATATACACTCTACGCTTTAAATATATAGTGTTCATCTTGTTATAAGTAAGATGTACAGGAGAATACTCTCCGTCCTAACAAAAATTATTGAGGTTACACCATGCGCATTATCGATAACAACAACGCTCGTCTTGACATCACTGCTCCAACTGGTACTATCGCTGAGAACGGCGTAGTAGAAATCGCTGCTCCAAAACGTACAATCACTGGCCTGCTTAGCGCCGCTGCTCTTTCAGTAGTAAGCAAGCTAGATCTTAAAGTTACACTTAACGGTATGGTCGGCAAGGCTCATAAAGTTGAGTTCAGCAGCGACGTATCTGAAGCAGATATCCGCACAGCACTAAACCTCGTCAACTAGCATGATGACGGCTAAGGTGGCTGAAGCTGTACGTGCACTGGCCGGCACGACACACAAGTACAATACTTTCCGTAAGACTTGCCGCCAGGTAGGTCTTAACGGGGAGCACATTAGTAACTCCGAACTGCGTGAGACTTTTGAGATGTGCAAGCGAAAGCAACCGCGCAAACGTATCGCTAACGTTAACCGATACGATATTAACAATTATGGTTCAAGAGGAATGATCAAATGCTAAGAGCTACTTACCTCGTCTGCATTACAGTAATATGTCTCCTACCAGACGATGTCCAAGGGCTCTTAGCCGTATCTACATCGCTAGGTATGCTGTACCAGTATAAACGTTCAACATTCGCATAACTTTATGCTATAAGTAATGTGTACCGAGGATTACTCCTCACATTAAACCTATGGGTTGCCGGTCCCTCCACCGGTATCTTAAAGAAGGAAAGACTCATGTCTCAGAAAACAGCAATGACTAACGAACAACTTACTGTAGCAATCCAACAGCTTCAGGAAGGTCAGCAACAAATCGCTGATGCCCTTACTCAGGGCGCGCCGGCTACTCGTAAAGTAGCAAGCTTCTTCGGAAAGCACAAGACGAAAATCCTTGCAGCCATTGGTGTGGTTGCAGCGGGCGGTCTAGGCTATGCCGGTTACAATCAGGTTTCTAACAAATCTGAAACTCCTCTTCTTGAGGATGTAGCCGAGTAGAGTCTGGGCTGCCCTGGGCCTCCGGGCCCTTTTTCTTTCGCTATACCTTTATTGGAGTACTACCATGGAATTAGCATTAAAACAAGCACGTCGCTTAGACATCGCTCTACGTAACTTGACTATCGAAGGTCAGACTGCGGAAGTTCGTAAGTACGACCGCCAGACTATCGTCGGTGATCTTGATGCAGGTGGTGAAAGCCTGTCCCGTAACATCCTAGATGTAATGATCTTAAACGATATCCGTTATCAGATCCGTCATCTAATCAACTACGCTAACATGGAGACCGGCGTAAGCGAACTTCTTAACGAACGTGACCGTCTGACTCGTGACCTAGAGATCTACAGCAAGCTAGGCCGCGTCGATAGCACGGAAGATCAGCTTCGCTTCGTAGGCTCTAACTTCGATACTAATACCGTGCGCCTAAGCGTTGTACGCCAGGAGCATCGTACTAATGTCGACAAGGAAGTGGCTACCGCTAAGCACCGTCTAGAAGAAATCTCTGCAGAGCTTAACCAGCTTAACGAGACGGCAGTAATCGAGCTAGACGATGATGATGTAGCTATGTTAAAACACTACAACTATCTATAGGTCCCCTATGAAGAAGATACGAAACTGGCTGGCGATCCTACTCGCCGCCTGGGTCGTACTGATGTACATTAGCTGGCACGTCTGGCCTTATGTACTAGGTACAGTAATTGCGTACGTAATCTATAAACTTTGGAGTAAATAAATATGTTCGATCTATTCGGATTCTGGTTTGGTGTAACCGTATTATCAGCACCTATGCTAATTCTTGGCTTGATCCTATCGCTGGCTCTAGCCGATCTATTGGTTAAAGACATGAGCCGTGGTCGTATGGACGGCTGCAGTCATCTGTTCCCGGGCAGCAGTACTCTGCAGGCTATCCTGAAGGACTTCGGTAAAGGTGCCAAAGGCTTCTTCGAGATCCTGGTACTATTCGTAAGTGCGTTCTTCTGGGTGATGTGGTTATTCGCATGGATTAAGCATGATATTACCATGGTTAAATTCGTAAGCCGAGCTGCAGAAGGCCTAGCGCCATACCTAGGTTGGGTTGGTGCAGTAGTAGTTCCTGTGTTCTTGATTCGCGTAGTTGGTCGTAAGATGTTCGATGCGTACTACAAAGTTGAAACAATCCTGGCTGATAAGGAAGGTAAATAATGTTAGATCTATTAGGTTTCTGGACTGCGGTAACTGTCTTCACCCTACCGGTGCTGTTCCTATTCAGTATCGTTATGATTATCGTAACTAACTGTACGGTACATTGGGCTACTCGTGGTCGCTGTCAAGACTTCTGCTGCAAGGTTCCAGTTCTAAACAAAGTGATCGCCTGGATCGAAGCGAGTAACGACGGCCTATTCACGCTGGTCTTCTGCCTAGGTGTAGCAGAAGTAATCATGGGGCTGGTCATTTCAGTAGATAATGGTATCTCTGTAGTGCAGCTAGTGGCTGTCCTATCAGAAGCTACTGCTCCGTTCTTCTCGTGGATCGGTATCCTAGCTCTATTCGTCATTGCTATTCGTGTAGTCTCAGATGCATACTACAAGATTGCAGATAAGCTTGAAAAGTTGGAGAGTAAGTAATGTTTGATCTATTAGGTTTCTGGACTGCGGTAACTCTACTTACTGGTCCTACTCTAATCATATCTATGGCACTCCTAGCGCTTGCTCTTAACGGAGCAGGTGGCTGGATTACCCGTGGTCGCTGCGAGAATCTAGGTGAGAGCCTGCCTATCCTAAAGCAGTTCTGTAAGGGGTTAGATGATGCGCCAGAGCCGCTAGGCATGGCTATAATCATAGTAGGCGTGGTCTTCGGGCTTGTCCTCGGGCTTGTCGCTGTAAATGCTGGCCTCAGTCTAGTGCACATCGTGTCTACTCTAGCGGAAGCTCTGGCTCCGTACTTCGGATGGATCGGTGTGGTTATCCTAGTATCGTTCGGTGCACGTGCCGTGTCTGATGCTTACTACAAAATCGCTACTAAACTTGAAAACTTGGAGAATAAATAATGTTAGATCTATTTGCATTCTGGACAAACACTACAATCATGATTATCCCGGTACTAATCTGCTGGAGCGTAATCGTAGTATCCTTCTTCGACTGGCGCATCGACTGCATTACCGACGGTAAGCACAAGAAGTTCCTGTACAACCGTATCCCTGGTATGAAGTCGGCTGACCAATGGATGTGTCAGAACGACGGCCTAGGCTTCATCGTATTCCTGATCTGTGTTGCAGCAGGCTTCGGTCTACCGGTCTCGGCGTTCATGCTAGATACTTCAATGGTGCATATCATTGCTACTCTAGCCGAGTGGTCTGCACCGTACACTGCATGGGTTGACATCGTGTTAGTGGCATGGTTTAGTGTTGAAGTTGTACTTAAGCGACTAATCTCGCTTATCGATCGTATCGAAAACTTGGAGAATAAGTAATGTTTGATCTATTAGGTTTCTGGACTACTCTAACTCTACTAGTTGCACCTGTATTCTGGGTGGCAGGCGCGATCGTCGTAAGTCTGGTCGACTGGGAAGTGGGTCGTATCTCTAACGGTAAGACTACTAACTTCACCGATCGATTCGACTTCCTAGATATCTTCAAGCATAACCTGTTCCTGCTTCCGATACAGCGTGGTTTTCCGCTAGTACTCTGGACAGCTGCGTCGCTGGTCATGCTTCTGGTCTCTGTTATTGCATACCTGGAAGACGGTTACTACATCGTCCATATGTATGCAGGTCTATCAGAGCTACTGGCTCCGGTATTCGGCTGGGTCGGTCTACTGCTAGGTGGCTACTTCCTAGTGCACTTCGTGCTTAAGAAGATGTACACGTTGAGCGAAAAGATTGATCGCTTAAGCTAGTCCTTCGGGACTAGCAAAGAGTCCTTCGGGGCTCTTTTTAGCTAAAATAGAAGGGTATACTTAGAGAAATCGGAGGAAGGATGAAGTATAGTGAACTGGCGCAGACGGCGCTTAAGCATGCAGAACACAGAAAGATATTCGTTGCAGAGGTATCATCACTGCAGGAAATTAACCGTGCGATTAAGAAGGGAGTTACAAAAGAAAAACGCCAGGCTCTCGAGGAGGCTGGCGTTAGATATGCTAAGGCTATCTTAGCGAAAGGGTAGCTTGTCGGATGCGTACAGCGGCTTGGCTATCGCCGGTACTGACTACTTCAGATAGAGTAATCGATCCGGCTGCTGCATCTGCCGTCCAGTCAAACTGGTTGACACCTTGCAGGAATACTTCGATACTACCTGGATCGGTAAGATCGATAGGGTCTGCTCCGCCACCTACTTGGATTGGCACGTTGCTAGAGCCTGCAGGTACGGTAACGATCTGCGTATTGTACTTCACGGTAGACTGTCCGATATCAGCAGCCTGAACGGTAGTCTTCATGTTATACAGAGCGATGGTCGCATCGTCTAGGCTAGCCGCACCGAAAGGTACAGTTACCGCCATAAGGATGATCGTATTGCCATCTAGCGCAGGTGGAATCGGTGGAGTGCCTACTGCATGATATGTAGCCTGACTAGCAATCTCTGCAACCCATACCGGCGAGTTAGCCGTAGGTACGAAGTCAGATGCTGTAGGTGCACGGCGTGTAGCTAGTACGAAGTACGTAGCATCCTGTGCGTTACTCGGAGGCGGAATCATTTGGAATGTATCTGCCTGATCGTGTACTGCCAGATTAGGTACATCGATACCGCGGGCGCCGTCTAGGATCAACCAAGTACCGAAGCCGTAAGCATGAGTCAGCGAGAAGCCTACGTAAGAGTAGTCGCCGATGTACGAACCAGGACCGTATAGAGAGTTGCCTGCACCGGTAAGTGCGTAACCTGCAGAAGCAGCTGCCAGAGCAGAACGGTTTGCACCGCCGGTAAAATCATCTACTGCCTGTGCGACTAACTGTACGTTATTGTCTAGGTTTTGTAGAGGACGGTTATCAACCGTATAGTAGTAAGGGTCCAGAGCGGTGTAGTATTCTACAGCCTCTAGATCCTCAAAAACTTTTGTATTTGCCATTAGGAATTTTCCTTTTGTGTGAACGTTCAAGGATATTTTACATGGAAATAAAAGGATTTAACGAGGACTACTTCAGTATAGTCCCAGAGGGAGCTACCGAAAGTAACGCTTTAAAGCGATTCCCAGGCTTCCTACGTTCCAGAGGAAACTTCTTATTCCCCAAGAAGCCTACTCAGGTACGTAATATTATAGAGCGTCTGAAGAGATCTTATAAGAAGCCGATCGATTGTACCAAAGAGTTAGTCGATTGCATGCGCACCGAAGAAAAGCTAAAAGAAATCCCCGAGGGTTTTCCATGGATAAACAAACCGTATCCACACCAGGAGCTGGCACTCAGGTTCCTCTATACCCACGGCTCTGCCGGATTGCTTCTAGAGCCTGGGCTCGGTAAGACGTTCGTAGTACTGAACTACATCTACCTGATGAAGTTCAAGAAGAGCATCATCGTGTGTCCTAAGGCTCTCTGCTTTGTATGGGAGGATGAGGTAGCCGAGCACCGTCCGGAACTCTCGGTACACGTAATGGAGTCGACGACATGGGAGAGTAAGATAGCGAATGCCGAGGCACGTGCCGTTAAGTGGCGTGAGAAGCTCGCTGAGGCCGAGGAAGGCACTAAGGCATACAATCAGGCGCGTACAAATGTACGTTCGGCAGAGCGCGATCTAGAGCGTCTCCCGGGCATGCGTGATGCTGATTACGAGAAGGCCGATGCTGCAGATGTAGTCGTAATGAATTACGAGAAGGCAGTACCGGGATTGGATTGGGCGCTTAAGCAGAAGTTTGATTTCATTGCAGTTGACGAGGGACTGATAAAAGATCCTTCTACTAAGCGTACTAAAGCCATCGAGAAACTCGGTCAGTCTATTCCACACCGTACGATCATGTCGGGTACCCTCATTAACAATAGTCCGTTAGACATCTTTGCACCGGTACGATTCCTCGCCCCGGCTCTGGTTAGTACGGCCTACGGTAGGTTCGAACACTACTACGCTAAGATGGCTAAGCTACGTGATGGACGTCAGTTCGTCGCCGGAGTCAGCCGGGTTAACACCGATGAGATCCGTGATATACTAGCGGCGTGCTCTATCGTGATGACTAAGGATGAGTGGCTGGACCTACCCGAGAAGAATTTCCATACGATTCAAGTACCTATGACCGAACCTCAACGTAATATCTACGAGGACCTGGCGGCTAACTTAATCGCTAAGGTCGGAGATGACTTCATCGAGGTAGACAGTCCGCTGACCCTGGCCGGTAAACTGAACCAGATCAGTAATGGCTTTGCCTATATGTACGAGCAAGAGGAAGACGATTGGTTCGCCATGGCGGTTCCCGAGAGTAAGGGTACTCGTGAGACGGTCTGGATTGATAGCAATAAGAAGGATGCATTGAAGAGCCTGCTAGAGGACGATTGTAAGGGCAAGAAGTTAATCCTCTGGTACAATCTTACAGCCGAGTACAATCAGATTGTAGATGCACTCGAGGAGATGGGTATAGAATACCTAGCTATTAAAGGAGGTAGTAAGGATACCGGCGGTACAGTCCGTAAGTTCAACGGCTCGGGTACTCATCAGGTCTTAGTCTGTCAGAGTCAGGCGGTTAACTATGGTATCACGGTACTAGGTAAGGATCCGGACTCACTGGATAAAGACGTTCCGCTCCTGCCTGACTTCGATACTCGATGTCATACGCAGATCTTCTGGTCTATCTCGTGGTCGCTGGAGAGATTCCTACAGCAGCAGGACAGGATACATCGTATCGGTCAGCAGGAAGACTGTGACTACTATGTGCTACTTACTGAGGGTAGTATAGAGGAGGGGATTTACGAGCGGCTAGGCGAAAAGAAAGAGATCAATGAAGCTATCCTGGTTGATATCATAAAGTCAATTTCGTAGCGGAGAATTGTTATAAGTAAGTTGTAGGGAGATATACTGTCTCCCATAACTTAAAGGTAATAATTATGTTTGATCTATTCGGTTTCTGGTCTGCTGTTTCTATGATGACTGTAGCTCCTATGCTACTGTGCTATTATGGGATAGTTCAGTTCGTTCGACTGGAATGTATGCTGATTACTAAAGGTGAGCGTGACGATTGGCATAGTAAGATGTGGATGGGTAAACAGATAGAGCAGGGTATCGACGACTTTCTGTTCAACCTACCGTACGCATCGTATGCAATAGTAGTTCCGTCGGCTATGCTAAACATACTAGTAGTAATGGGCTGGTTATTTAGTGATATCGATATGACATGGGTACAATGTGTTGCTAAACTATCTGAAGATCTAGCTCCACTATTCGGTTGGGTATTCGCAGTAGCTGGTCCAGTGATCCTGTTCCACATTGTAGCTCAGAAGATGTACGCCCTATCTAAAAAAGTGGACAAAGCTCTTGAAGCTAAAAATTAATTGGAACTGGGGTGGCTTCCCCAATGGAGGGAAGCCACGTTCTACTAAACCAGTTCGTCCTGTAAGACCTCGAACGCACGATCTTTAAGATCCTTCAAGTATTGGCGAGTAAGCTCCGGCTTCTCGTCAATAATTTGAGCGTAAGATTTCTTTTTTCCATCATCCGTAAGACCGTAGAGATCCTTAATGATTTCTGCCTCATCTCCAAAGGTATCTACTACATCGTACATACGATCAAGTAGAATCTCATAGTCAGCCTGACCCATCCCATCGATGACCGGAATGTCATCCTCGTTTACACAGTCAAGGTAGAACGTTAGGAATGCCGTTTGACTCAGTTCGTTAAGATCCTTCTTGCTAGCATCCGGAAACTCTGCCTGTAGTTGAGCCATCGTAGGCTCGCGACCTAACTCCTCTTTGAACTTACGGATCTTAACAGATAGCTGCTGCTTCTGTGTCGGTAGGGCTACCAGACGGAATTCACTCATAGCTTTCATCTGGCGCTGGTACACCCACCAGCCTGCGTACGTTAGGAAGCGCATGCCGGTAGAGTTATCAAACTTGTCCAGGCCTACTAGAAGTCCCTCGTTACCTGCAGAGATCAGTTCGATGAACTGTTCGATATCACCGTTGCTCAATTTTTTAGCCTGCTTAAAGACGAAGCGTAGGTTGCTCGCGATTAACTGGCTCTTGGCACGTGCTCGATCGATCGACGGTGCGTCCTCATCGAAAAAGATATCTAAGAGTGCAGCCTCTTCTTCTTTCGATAGGATTGGATGCTCGCAGATCTCAGAGTAGTACTTGCTTAGGTCCATGTGTTCTCCTTTGTGTTAAAATGTCCCCTTCATTTAGATTATAACATAGCGAGAAATCTTATTGAAGAGGGGGTACCCCTATTGATTATTTTAAGCGGGCACTGGGAAAATCGAGTAAAATATAATTATACAGACAGGATAAGGAGATAACATGATCAAGGTTGAACTACTAGAGTTAGACAAGACTTTTCGCATTCAGTTCACTTCGAACGACATTAAATCGGACCAAGATACTATGGATCAGATCGGTGCACTACTACTAGGCAGTCAACCGAAACGTGGTAGCTGGGCTCCTGGTGATTTACAACATATTGATATTCTTAAGGAAGAGTGATGGAAAAGAGTTCAGAGATTCACTTGACAGAGGGTGAGAAAGCACAAGTACGCGCCGGTAGTTTACCGGAGAGGTTCGACGGGTGGTATACACTCGAAGAGTTGCAAGAGATGATTCAATAAAACAGACAAACCTGTTATAATTAAAGTGTAGGGAATGGATTACTCTACATCGGACATAATACTAAAGGAGCAACACATGCTAGACTACACTATCGACGCGCAAGGTAATGTTAAATTTGACAAAGGTCTATTCGTAACATCGGAATTCGGTGCATTCGAATGGGCTCACCTGATTGAACCTGATACTAAGTTCAACGATATGGGTGACTTCAAAGTTAACGTAGCCGTGAAAGCCGATGCTGCAGAAGCTCTCGTTAAACAAGTTACTGACCTGAAGGAATGGGCAGTAGGCGTTTATAAAGAAGCTGCTGAGCAAAGCAAGAAGCCTGGCAAGAAAGCTAAAGTCGTTAAGGTGAGCGACATCGACCCGTTCGAGGAACTAGAGAGCGGTGACATTCAGTTCAAGCCTAAGCGTAAAGCTGGCTATGTGAAGGATAATGGTGAGATCGAGAAGTTTGAAGTTAATCTCTTCGACGCTCGTGGTAAAGCAATTGAAGGTGATCCGAATATCGGTAACGGTACGATCGGTCGCTTCCGTGCAACTCTGCTGCCATACAATATGGCGACTTCGGGTGTAGGCATTCAGATGCGTCTATTCGATGTGCAGATTAAAGAACTTGTCAAGTACGATGGTGGTGGCACAGGCTACGACGATGTATCTGGTGATGAAGGTCAACCTGGTGTAGGCGGTTACGACGACGCTGGTGCAGGTTACCAAGTATAATCCCTTAGGGGAATCTAACAGGCAGCCTTCGGGCTGCCTATTTTTTTAGCTGGGAGAAAGACATGAAAGTAAAAAGCACAAGTTGGCACTACCGTTTTAACGTTTGGATGAAAGGCTCTTGGGATACTAAGCACAAGAAAGACCTATGTTCGTACTTCTGGTTTACTGTACGTAACGTACTAGCGGCCTTGATCATGGCAACACTAGGCGTAGCCATGGCGGTAATGGGTCCATACGCGCTAGGTGCAATCCCTATGGAGATCATGGGCTTCACTCCTGAAGGCTGGGCAGCTCTAGGTGCATGGGGTATCGGTGCGGTATTCGTCTTCATCATCGGTGGTGCTACTGTCGGCTGTGCCATCCTACATGATATGTGGGTATCTCGTGATCGTCCGCAGAAAGCGCCGGGTCTAGTTAAGTCTTACTACCAGGCTAACGTGAAAGAAAAAGTATGTCCGTTCATTGAGTTCGAGGATTAATTATGGGTACAGACGAGATTCTACGCCAAGCGATGCTGGATGATGTGAACCCGCTGGCTATTCTACTGATACTGGAAGTACTAAGAACACTGGATAGCTCAACGGATCTCGCTCTTCTCACCCGTGGTATTCCTTCAGAGTATCTGGAGCAGGCACTTGAACATAACTATTACTGATTCCCATTGGGATCCGGAAGACCTACTTACTCTCTACGAAGATGAGCCGGTAGAATTCTTTCCAAATCAAGACCTTAGTCAACTGATGGTTGCTATAGGTGCGTATCCTTCTACTAGTAAGGCAAGGAATGCCGGACGAGTAGGAGATATTCCTCCAGGGTGGACGGAGTATAAAGCTAACAAAATCATAGGGATAGTATACATATGGAATCCAACGGAGCCAAGGACTGGCATGTAACACCATGGTCGACTAGTAAGTTAAAGATGCTGGACAAATGTCCACTGCAATGGTACTTACAGTATCACCTTAAGTTAGATCACGAGGATAAGAACGATACGGTTGCACGAGATCAGGGTACTACTCTTCACGCTATATTCGAATGGATGATGGAAGGTTATACCATCCAGGAAGCCTATGATAAAGCGGAAGATTTCTACCTTGATATCGTGAAGCCGGAGAACTGGGATCTTGTCCGAGATAACTTAAAGAACGTCCATAAGTTCAACCGTATGATGCACGACCGTGAAGAGGCAACGCCTATGCGTTACGTCGTCCCGGAGATGAAGCTGGCTATTAACCGTGACTACGAGCCGGTAGACTTCTTCGCCGATGATGCTTACTTCCGAGGGGTAGTGGATTATACTCAACGAACCGTGGACAATAAGTCTGTAGTGATTGACTATAAGAAGGGCGGTGCAGGTTTCCTAACGAGATACCACACTCCACAGCTTAATGGTTACTTGGTACTAGACTACTTTGCGAATGAACCATTTGACTTCGGTAGTAGTTACATCTACTATGTCGAAGCAGGTGAGTTAAGCCGAGGCCCGCAGATCGGCGGCGATATGATTGAGTCTCATACTCGTCCATGGTTAGACAACTCGATTCAGACTACGATTGACACCGTATTCGATGACGGTCTGTTTAAACATAAGCGTGGCAACCACTGTAAATACTGCAAATACGCAGATCTCTGTAAAGGTGGCAAGCGCGGCACTGCCGGTGAACTTGTCAAATATGCTGAAGAATCAAAGGAACTACTATAATGCGCAATGAATACAGCTTCTACCTAAACGCTAACGGCCTACTAGAACTTAAGAACCCAGTGTTCGACGATGTATCTGGTTTCCTTGCGGTAAGCACCTCTGGTCTGAAATCGCTATTCACAAAACGTCAACGTGAATACAATGGCCTTGATCGTGAACTAGACGATGGCAGCACCTACGTGTTCACACGTGGTAACGAAGTGTACCTATCTAACCCTAGCCTAGGCGACTACATCCCAGAAGGCTGTGAGTTCGTCAGTAAGTCTGTAGACCAGCTACTACAGCGTTACTCTGGTCGTAAGGTAGTACAGAAGGCTACTCTGGTATCACTGAATCCAGATAACATCTTCGTGAACGAGAAGTTCCAACACGCTACATCACGTAGTTCTCTATACCGCGGCAGCATCCTCAAGTCTTGCCCGGGCTGGGATATAGCTCACCGCAATGAAGATGAGCACTACGTATCGATCGACTTCGAAGACGGCATCAAGACCGTTCAAGAGAATACCGTAATCATGGCCAGCCAGACTATCCCAGCGGTAGTTATTAAAGGTGCTACTAAGTTCACCGTAGAAGCGGAAGGTGCCGTAGCGGTAGCCGTAGGCGAAACTCTACTACAGCTAGAAGACGGTAAGTACATCTGGGAAGGCGAAGAGCTTCCAGGTGAAGTAACTCTAACTATTGCTGTAGGTAACACTCCAGTACGCGAGGTAAAAATGTATGTATGAGATTGGAACTGATGGATCATGCGTTCCGAACCCTGGTGCCGGTGGCTGGGGTGTATCAATCTTCAAGGACGGAGTAGAAGTAGGAGGCCTTAAAGGAGGTCTCCCTGAGACAACCAATAACCGTATGGAGCTTACTGCTTTTATACGTGCTCTACAGATCATCGAAGAGAACGATATCGAACCCGAGGTAGTCTGGCTTGACAGTCAGTACGTCCTTAACGGTTGCCAGAGTCATCTCCGCTCGTGGATCATCAACAACTGGAAGACCTCTGCAAAGAAACCCGTTAAGAATCAAGACCTTTGGGAGGTAGTCGCCCAGCATCGTCATGTATGGCGTGACTTAAATATGCAATGGACTAAGGGTCATGAGACTCATGAAGTCAACATTGCAGCCGATCGTCTGGCTACCGAAGGACGTGAGGATGCAATACTAGGAGATTGGTAATGTCGATATATCAACTGGTCAAGGAAAAGACCGTCTTTCTCGATGTGCTTGAGCACTACATCGGGCCACTTGAGAAGTGTGGTGATTACACCTATACCACCGAGGAAGACGAGTGTCCACTTCACGGTGGGCATGGATGCTTCCGTATTAAGGATGACGGTGAGGAGCAGTTCGTTAACTGCTTCGGTAACTGTGAGTTCGATGAGTGGCCTTGTGATATCATCGAGTTTGTTCGTCGCTACAAAGAACTGGAGACTCCCCGTGAAGCCGTAGAGTTAATCGCTAAGGACTTCAATGTAGATCTACCAAAACCTAATCCCGTACAGCTTATAATGAACTTCGCAGCAGGGTACTATCATCGTATCTATGAGATGGACATTAGTAAGCACGTTCGATTGGGTAAACGTTCACCTGCAGAATTCCAGGTTGAAGTACGTGATCATCATCCCGATTCACTTAAAGCGATGCGAGTGGGTTGGTCTGATGGTCGACTATGGGAAGCCCTTGATTCTGAAGGGTTTACTAAGGAAGAGGTCCTGGCGTCGGGTCTGGTCTCAGAGGATAAGCGTAACGGCAATCTACGTGACTTCCTACCGGACGGCTCGTTCATCTACCCGCACTACTGGGAGGGACGAGTAAGTCGATTCACCTTTAAGCATATGCCTGAAGGTAATCGCAAGCGTCTGGAATTCCAGATGAAGAAGATGAACTGGATCAACGGAGTCGAATGGCTTATCGTAGGTTCAGGTGCACCGTATGCGATTGTTGAGGGTGAGAATGATCTAGCCAGTATCCTAGATACAGACTGGCCGGGCACTGTACTATGCTGTAACGGTAGTATCAGTCGCGGTCAGATCGAATGGCTGGTAGATAACATCCCTAACGAAGAGATCCATACGTTCTTCGATGCCGATCCTGCCGGTGAGAAGTATACAGACAAGCTCTGGAAGCCTTTCATTACCGGTAAGCTGACGAACCTTCACCAGTGGGCTCTGCCGGAAGGCGATGTAGATGCCTGGCTGTGTGGCGGTAAGACGCTGGAAGATCTACGTGAGCTACAGCCGCCTGAGCGTGAGGCGGTGATCGATGTAGTAGAGCGTGCCCAGGCAGATATCGTCGAAGAGACTGGTGTGTACAAGATCATTAAGATCAGTAAGGACGGGGAGACTGAGACCCGCGTACCGATCTCTGACTTTACCATCAAGCTTCTATACGTTAAGGTCCTGGACGATGAACGCTGTCGTGTCATCAAGATCCGTCGTCGTGACGGCCGCTGGTCTAAGCCGGTAGTCGTTAACTCAGAGGCAAAGGTTAGCCTGCGCCACTGGAAGATCCTGGTAGCTAATGCTGTAGATGCATCCTTTATCGGTAACGAGGGAGATCTAGCTGCCATGTGGGACTACGTCTATGCCAATCAACGTGAGGCAGAGGTAGAGGTTCCAGGATACGTAGGCGATATCGGTAACGGCTGGCTGTTCGGTGATACCTACGTCTCGCACGATGGTGACATTGAAGGTGATGAAGATAACATCATGTGGCTTAACGAGAAGAAGACCAAGGGCATCTCGCCTAAGAGTCTGACTAGCTCGCTGGGTTCTACTAACGCGGCTGCGGATATCCCTAAGGTATTCAAAGGTCGTGAGATGGCTAGCTTCCAATCTTCTGTATGTCACTCGCTGGCGGATATCTTTAAGAGTCCAGGTCACGCCCTTATGATCATGGGTTGGCTACGCAGCTGTGCGTATTCAATGCCGATGTTCTACGAGGCTGGCGTCAAGCACTTTCCGTTTCTACTCCTCTGGGGTCGTCATGGTAAAGGTAAGTCGACCGTCGTGAACTGGGGTCTGTCGATGTACGACATGGCTGATAAAGGTACAACTACTGTAGGGCAGCTACGCTCCGGCGTAGGTATCGAGCGTAAGCTTGCATACTACCGCGGCCTTCCGTATTGTATCGATGAGCTGCGTGCCGATCGACAGGCGATGGAGTATTCTCGTACATGGCGTGGTTGGTATAACCGCATCAGTCGTGTTAAAGGTACCCGTAAATCTGAAGAGATCATCCAGGTTCCACTTAATGCATGCCTATTCTTCTCCGGTCAGGATACCTTTACGGATCCGGCCATGCGTTCACGTTGTATCGGTATTAAGTTCCCGAAGAATGCAGGTGATGATGCGGCTTATACATGGATGGAAGATAACACCGAGTATCTACCTACCCTAGGCTATGAGTGGATCCGAGAGGCGATGGAGTCCGACATCGAAGAGATCAAGGATAACATCGACGAGCTTAAGGGTACGCTGCGCTCACAGACTCCTCCCGGTATCTCATCCCGTCACATTGCTAATACAGCCATGAGCGGATACTTCGCTATGGAAATGGCCGAGGCTTACTTCCCTGAATACGACTTTGTCGAGTTCATGTTGGATATGCTAGCCGAGGAACATGTAGAAGCTAATGAGGCTGACATGACGAATACCTTCTGGGAGAGTATCGCAGGTCTACAGGTCGGTGATCGTCCGCCGCTTAACGGTAACCACCTCCAGGTTAAAGATGGTAATCTACACATCTGGTATCCCGAGGTATTCCGTGTCGTACTGGGCTCTGCCCGTGGCGATATGCGAGAGGGCTTCTCTAAAGGCGCCGTCCAGGATGCTCTAAAGGAAGAACCGTACTACGTCGGTATGCGCCAGCTCCGCCTGGGTGCTACCAACACACCACGTCGTTGCCTGACTTTCCGAGTCGATGGTGATGATGTACCTGATGCAATTAAAGAAGTCGCCGAGACTTCAAGGAATGTATACTAATGGCAATCTCTGATAAAGAGGTTATGGTGGACATTGAGGCCCTCGGGGCCTCTGATGCTTTCAACATAACGCAAACCGATTGTGTGATCATCTCGATCGGCGCAAAGATCTTCAAGCAGAATGGTGATGTAGAGAAGGACGATCTCCCTGAGATGCAAGTCTTCCTCGAGCTCGACCAGCCTGATCGTAAGTCCTATCCAGACACCGTCGAATGGTGGAAGGAGCAGGACCAGGAGGCGATCGACTCGGCCTTCCGTAAAGAGGGTCGTGTGGATATCGCTAAGGGTCTATGGGCCCTGCACGATTTCCTAGTCGATCATAAGCCTCGCAAGTTCTGGGCTAACCCGCCGTCGTACGATGAGGAAATCCTCAAGCACGCCTTCCGTCAATACGAGATCCCCTGGCCGGTCAACCATTGGAATGTCCATAACAGTCGATCGGTCGAGGCGTTTTTCTACGGGAGAAACACTCGAAAGGTAGGTGAAGTTAACTGGATTGACGATGGTTCACCCAAGCATGAAGCTCTGTTTGACTGCAAACTACAGATCAAAATGCTTCAAAACTGTCGTCGAGACCTCCGAGCTACTCGCTAAATGCTACAAAAATACAAAATGATACAAGGTTTGCTACACGATAAACCCAGGCCCCATAAGGGTTTGTGCCATTTTGTAGCATTGTAGCAAAATATTCCGGTTATATACACATACTACTGGAGAGAGTAACATTATTATACACAACTATACACTAAACGAGATTTTATTTATTTATATATAAGACCATCTATAAATATCTATTTCTCCTATAGTGTATATCTAAATCCCCCGCTACATGCTACAATGCTACAAATCGTCCTGAAGCCAATACTGGCGGGGCTTTACCGTGTAGCAAAGCATGTAGCAACCTGTATCAATGTAGCAAAAGGAAATACCATGGAAGAGATGCACCTAGACAAAAACACCGCTCGTAAAACTCGTCGTGAGAAATCAGAGAAGGCTCGTGCTAAACGTTCGCTCCGTAAGGATGTGAATAAGCGTGAGCATGACAAGGGATATCATGGCCACTACGAGTAAGCTAGAAGCGTTTCGTAAAGCTAAGCGCGCGGACATGACTGAACCCTGGAAGGCGTTACATAGATTACTAGAACCGATCGAATGGAGTTGGTCGTCTAGTGTGAGCGCCCGACAGAACTTAGTCTATAAGCGCAGATCAGAGGTAGCCTTAGTGCTACCTTTTTTAGTGGGTACTATGAGGGAGCTAGCCAGCGAGTGGATGCGGGAGGAGCGCCACTCTGGTCTATGGGATTAAGGAGGATCCATGGAAACACCAATACTGTATAAGCTAGACAGTAAGAAGAAGGTTCGCCAGTGGCAGGCATGGGTAGAGGAGCATGAGGATGGCACCGCTACTGTACATACTGCGTCTGGTCTTGAAGGCGGGAAGCTATCGGGAATACCTATCCATGTAACGGTGGGTAAGAACCTAGGGAAGAAGAGTGAGACTACTCCGGTGCAACAGGCCGAGAAGGAAGTCCGCTCGAAACTCGAGAAGCAGTACAAGAAGGGCTACGTACGAGATATCCGTGAGTTCCGCCAGACCGGCGTACAGAAAGCTCAGGACTTCCGTAAGTATCACCATCATCTACCCGAGATCATTTACTGTGAGCCTAAGCTAGACGGCCTACGTAGTAAGTTAGATCGGGCGGGTGCCTGTAGTAAGAATGGAGATCTCTGGGGCTCTTGGGTCCAGGAGACTACCTGGGTGCAGGGTATTCTAGATCTGCTTGACGATGACGAGGA